TGACAAGCGTGGGCAGAGCAGGGCAAAGGCTTTTAGCCAGGGTATGAGACAAACGACGGGATTGATTGCTGATAAAAAGCTGGCAGTGGTATTTGACAATCAAGTACGAGATGTGGAAAGACTTTCTGGCAAGTCTTATGATTCTCCTGGTGGCTGGGCCATAAAGCACTATGCGTCTGTGAGGATTAAGTTTAGCTATCCGTCTGAGATAAAGACTGATGACAAAAAGAAGGTTATCGGGGTTAAGATCGGTGCCAAGGTCGTTAAGGATAAGATTGATATTCCGCTTAGATCTTGTGTTTTTACCTTGCTGTTTCAGTATGGGGCGGGGGCTGGTATTGATGATTTGCTTGATTGTGCTTCTTGGTTGAAGGGTAATTCTGATATTCTTTCTTCAAAGCAAGGAATCTTTGAGCTTCCTGGACGGAAGGGAGTAAGAGGACTGTCTAATTTTGTTTCTTATGTTGAGAAGCACGATCTTGAGGAGAAGTTGGTTTCACTTACTAGGAAAGAATGGATACGGCAGAATGTGGATTCAACACAAAGAAAACCAAGAAAGAGAGTTTGAGGTTAGGTGTGGTGAAGTGAGGCAAGGTGAGGTTTGGTGAGGTGAGTTGAGGTTTGGTATGGTAAGGTAAGGATTTCTACTAATGATAAGGATAAGTAAAGAAGGAATATGAAACAACGCAGAACAGTACAGAAGAACAGAAACTGGACCACGCACAACGAGATCCAGTTCCTGAACGGGCTGGGCACCTTCGGGGTGAAGAGAGCAGTGAGCTACACACCGGAGGAGCGTTACGAGCTGCAGAGGGCTGCTTACAGAAAGCGTGTGGACTGGGCAGACATAGACCGAGAGAAAGTGTTGAAGCACCTGAGTGAGCTGCTGGGGAGGTGTTGAAGGATGGCTATAAAGGTGAGTAGCAGAAAGGGCAAAGCGAGGGTGCTGCAGAACAAAACTCGTGACATGATCTTCAAGGAGTGCCTGAGCCCTATGTGTGAGGCGGGAGACATACGCTGTGCGCTGATGGGTGAAGTTGGGCCGGATATAGTGATGAGTCCGCTGGCGCAGAAGCATTGGAGGCTTGGAGGAATCGAGTGCAAGAACCAGGAAAAAATTTCAATTTGGTCAGCACTAAAGCAGGCAGAACAGTACGGCGAGGACAGCCTGCTGGTGTTCAAGAGGAACAGGTCACCTATTTATGCTTGCTTGAGGCTTGATGTTTTGCTGAAGCTACTATGAGGTCTGGTGGGGTCCGGTGTGGTGAGGTTGGGTAAGGCAAGGTCAGGTGAGGCAAGGTTTGGTAAGGTATGGTAAGGAGTAACATCATGAACAAGAACTTCTTTTCAGGCATGAGGGCAGCAGTACTAATAAGCATTGTTCTGTGGCTTGGTATAATAGGCTTTGCAAGGATGGTGTTTGGCGCTGAGTCCGCCGACTGTGTGAGGATTCAGATTCATGTCATCAGCGAGGAAGAGCAGTACCAGGACGTGCTGTTCAAGGTTGGCGACGAGTACATTGACTACAGGGAGCTGAAGGCTAGAGGGCTGGAGGTGCCTGAGCTTTTTTTGACTATTGAGAGTGTGGAGGTGGAAGTGAAATGAAAACACTTGCTGCGGTATATTTCTGCTTGGTCGTGCTGCTTACCGCTGGGTGTTGTACTATTGGATCATCAGGCAGTTCCTCTTGGTTCCCGTATGTTGGATGCTCAGAGGAGGAGCTGTTTGAGCACTGGGGCGGTTGCTGTGGCGACTCATACCACAGCTCCTATGGTAACTCAGATGTGTGCTGGTACCACAAGCAGGGAATCATGCTGGTAGGGGAGGTCATAGGCCCATGCTACAGGGATAGGACAGGGAGCATTTGCAACTACGCAGTCACCATTACTGACGGCAAGGTGGAGTCGGTGTCAACTCATTACTGTTATTAAAATGTGGAGGTAGAAATGTCAGAGTTCAAAGGCAAGGCAGTCAGTGATCTTTTCTACGATCTGAAGGCAGAGATCACCTATATGGAGAATGATCTTCTGAAGGCGGTTCGTGGCAACAAGGCAGCAGGCATCAGGCTGAGAAAGCGCCTGATGTTAGTGCGCAGAATGGCTAAGGAGTTGGGAATGCTGTCGCTGAAGGTTGCGAAGTGAGCCACACTTTACGAGTAATCCAGAGAAAGAGAGCGAGCCAGGAGGTGAGAGAAACACATCGTTAAGGAGCGAGCCATTTTATACGAGAAACCTGCCTAAAGGGAGCGCAAAACAAGATTAAGGATCACTAATGTTTAAACAACTACAAATAACTAATTTCCAAAGCCACAAAGACACCAAACTTAACTTCTGCTCCGGTGTCAATGTGGTGGCTGGCAAGTCTCAGTCAGGCAAGACAGCCATCCTGCGGGCGCTGAAACTCCTGACCGAGAACAGGCCGCTCGGCTTCCGCTTCCACAGTAACTTCTCTGACAAGCCGACACAGGTAGGTCTGACGCTGCAGGACGACACAAGGATCGCGTTCACAAAGGACGAGCAGGGAACCACTTATCGGCTGAACAAGAAGGAGTATGCAAAAGTAGGCAGCAATGTGCCTGACTTGGTAACAAAGGCTCTCAACCTGACAGAGATCAACACTCAGGCTCAGCTTGAGGAGCCGTTTCTGATAACAAGTGCACCTGGGCAGGTCGCCAGAGTCATCAACCAGATTGTTCGCATGGAGGATGCGGACCATTGGACCAGGCAATTGACTACCTTTATAAACTCAACCACGAAGGAGGTCCGACTACTAGAAGACCAGAGGAAAGGCTTAGAGAGCAAGTTGGATGAATACGGCGACCTGCCTGAACTAGAAAAACTGGTAGAAAAGGCAGAAGCGTTAGATAAAGAGCTGCAAGAGGCAACGCAGGAACGCGACGAGTTGAAGGACATCTCCTACAGGCTGGGAGAGCTGGACAAGGACATAGAGGACCTGTCCGGCTGGCTGGAGGAAGTGGAAGACCTGCTGCAGAAGGCAGTGGCGATAGCCGAGCAGCAGAGAAGGGCCACAGACGAGCTGTTATTATTAGAGAGAGCAGTGGAGCTGGACAACGAGGTCAAGGGGCTGGAGGAGTGGCTGCGCTGTGGCGAGAAGGTAAAGGAGGCAAACAACATAATGAAGAAGCTAGAGAGGCTGGAGGCCGAGAGGTTCGCACTGAACGAGCTGGCCCAGGAGCTTGAGGACCTGGGCATGGACATTGCAGAGGCCGAGAGCGATGAGCACAAGGCCAAGAAGGCATACGGGGAGCTGCTGGGCAAACTTGGCATTTGCCCCACCTGCTTCACTGGGATAGGCAAGAAGAAGGCAGCGGAGATAGTGAAACAGTTATGAAAGGAGAGTGATCTAAAAATGCCTACAGGATACACAGCTTGTATTGGTGATGGGGTATCGTTTGAGGAATTTGTTCTTGGTTGTGCAAGGGCTTTTGGTGCTTGCGTTACTATGCGTGATGACCCAAGTGACAAACCCATACCTGATAGATTTGAACCTTCTGATTATTATTCTAAAGGTATAGTGAGGGCTAATGATAGGATTGAAGAGTTAAAGAAGATGAGTACTGCTGAGGCTGAAGCTGGTGCTAGAGCTGAATATGAAAAAGAGTTACAGGATAAGGAAGAGGGCATCAGACGTGACAATGAACTTAGAAGCAAGTACGCTGCTATGTTGTCTAAAGTGGAGGCATGGCGACCACCTACGACAGATCATAAGGAGCTTAAGAAGTTTATGATTGACCAGATAGAAGGATCTATAGATTTCGATTGTGGTGGCGATTATTGGGTTAAGAAGTCTCCAGTTTTGCTTTCTGCTCAAAGGTGGTTGGAAAAAGAACTTACTAAGGCTATGAAAGATTTGGCTTACTATACAAAAGAAAACATCAAGGAGAATGAGAGAGTTGAAGGTAGGAATGCTTGGGTAAAAGCATTGAGGGATTCTCTTGAATGAAACTGATCTGCCTATCAGACTTACACCTGCTCTACGATAGCCCAGTGGCTAGGATGGACGACGTGAAGGGAGCCCAAAAGGAGAAGCTGGAGTATGTGCTAGGTTTTGCTGTAAAGGATGAGGCTATTGTCGTACAGGCTGGTGACTTTACTCATAAGCCTCGTGGGTGGTATCTGCTGAGGTATTGGTTGGACTTCTTATGCCACAGTGGAGACATGGTTGGTATTTATGCAGTCAGGGGTCAACATGACAGCTATATGTACGGTGAGCAAAACGCAACTGTGATGGGAGTGCTGGATGAAATCTGCGCTGTTACACAGGTGCCCAATGATGGGCTGGATTTGGGTGACATAGATTTGTACGGATGCAGTTATGGAGAAGAAGTGCCCAAACCGAGGAAAGCACGAAAGCTGAAAGTGCTCCTCATACACCGTATGATCGTGGACAAGCCTATGTGGGCAGGCCAAGAGGACTACGACCTGGCTATTGACTTCCTGAAGGAGCACAAGGGCTACGATCTGATAGTGTGCGGAGACTGCCACCGGAAGTTTCTGTTCAGAGACAGCAAGAGGATAATACTTAACACAGGCTGCATGACTCGACTGACTGCAGAAGCATACAACTTCAAGCACAAGCCTGGTTTCTACATTTACGACACAGAGACTAGAAACGCAAGGTGGCACGAGATCCCGCATAGGTCAGCAGAAGAAGTGCTTACCAGAGAACACTTGGAACGAGAAGAGCAGACAAACGAGATGCTTGAGAACTTCATAGCAGGCATAGGCGAGGGGCAGGAGTTTGGGATGGACTTCGTGAGCAACCTGGAGAAGTTCGTCGAGGAGAACGACTTGGGCATAGGGGTGAAGAGGATTATAGGGGAGCTGATAAGTGAAGAAAACTGACCAGCAGCAGTTACAGGAATACAAGGAAGAGGTAGACAGGGCCAAGTCCGAGAGGGCAGAGAAGGTAGGAGAGAGAAAGGCTCTTGTGGACAGGCTGAAGAGGGACTATGACACGAAGCCTGAGCAGATCGGCAAGAGGCTGAAGGCTCTGGAGAAGCAGATCAATGACGGAGATGGCACTCTGTCTACTGTGATGGAAGAGCTGAGGGAGTACTTTGAAGACTGATAGTGTTTATAAACATTTCAACCTGTGTGTAATGAATCCTTTGGAGGAACAGCTTGTGGGATTGGGCCGTTGTCCTTACTGCCACAAGAAATCATTGTCGGGGGTCTATTCTGCTGAGGATAGCTGCGATGTAGCTTCTGTGGTAGTGAAGTTTAAGCAGTGTAAAACTTGTCTAAGAGTTTATGTTTTAGAAGAAGATATTAAGACAAGTCTTACTGGGACAAGAGAAGAATGATAATGCCGTGGGGCAAGTTCAAGGGTCGCGACATGGAGCGGGTGCCTTCTGGCTATCTGAAGTGGCTGGCTGAGAACTGCGAAGACGATACAATAGCCACGGCTGCGGACGAGGAGTTCCGGTGGCGCACAGATTGGGACAAACACTTTTGGGATTGAGATAATGATCACAGAGTTCTGTTACAACTGCCAAAGCTACCAGCCATTCAGGATAAGAAGTGGTTCTGGGTTCAAATCTTATTACTGTGTGACATGTAACACTTTCCTTTACAGCGAGACTCGCAGTTTGCCCTTCTCCGATGCGTGCCGCTCGGATCAGAATTGCTTTCCTTCCAAGCTCAAGAAACCAAAAAAGGAGCAAAGGTCTGGGCGGTTACCGAAGAGAAGGGCAATAAGGAAGATATGATGAGAAGAAAGGAATACACGCCAAGGCATTTGAGGCCAGTTAAGCCGGAGCCAACCAGAGAACGTATGTTCGCTATTGGTGAGGAGCATAGACCGCATGAGTTTGGTATGTGGCATGGTCCGAATAGGAAAGAGGAGGAAATGCTTGAGATTGAGGGCAAGTCAAGTAAATCCTGCATAATAAGATTCAATGAGGATTATACTGAGGACGTTATTTGGAGATGGCACAGAGACAGATGGATTAGTGTAGAATGAACTCCTTACAATTTGAAATACTGACGGGAATGAAAGCTAGAATTGATGAAGATGGTGTTTGGAGACCAAATGTGTTTTATAGATCAACGAAGGAAGATATATACAGGAATTTTGGAGAAGCTAAGAGAGTTTATAAGGCTGTGTTTCGGATGTTCATAAGTACTTGGATGATTAGATATTGGCGGGGTGAAGTTGATTACGTACCTTCTAGAGAGTTGGAAGACTTAGTTTTAGAAGTGAATTTGCCTGGGTATTATTTCGGATGAACCTACAACAATACAGAGCAGAACTTGAGGACAGGAAGTCAAGGAGAAATCTCCTACAGCAGCAGCTAGAGCAATGCGGTGAGAAGATAGCAGAGAAGCAGGAGTACTTGGAAAACCTGAAGAAGAGCAGGTGGGTTATCAGCGAAGTTGCTCGTAAGACTCAGGCTCATGTCACACAATACATTGAGAGCTTGGGTACCATGGCCATCAGATCAGTATTCGACAGAGACTTCCGGCTCATAGCTGACTTTGAGATAAAAAGGAACAAGAGCGAGTGCCGACTGCTGGTGCAGGAGGGCGATCAGGAGCCATTCGTGCCCAAGGAGGAGATGGGCGGCGGGATCATAGATGTGCTCAGCTTTGCCTTGCGGGTCATCCTGTGGAGTATGCAGAAGCCCAAGAGCAGGAATGTGCTCATAGTGGATGAGCCGCTGAAGTTCGTGGGCAAGGGCGAGCTATTGGAGAAAGCTGGGGAGATGGTGAGGAAGATTTCTCACAAGCTGAATTTCCAATTAGTTTTGGTCACACATGCAGATGAATTGTCGGCAATAGGTGACCGCAATTGGGAAGTCAAGCACAATGGAGTCTGTTCAGAAGTTACAGAACTTTAAGGTATGGTATGGTGTGGTACGGTCAGGTAAGGTCCGGTGAGGTATGGTGCGGTGAGGTAAGGTAAGGATTTTTATTAAGGAAGTGTGCAATGACAAAGAAATCTTACGCGGCAAAATTCAAAATGACTCTGTTAGAGAAGCTAATAGTGCTGGTTGTGGTGGGGATAATACTGGCCATTGCGGGAGCAAACTACTTGGCCTACAAGGAGAAGTACGTCTGGAAGCGAGGAGGAGGTGGTGCAAGAATAGAGCTGAGGCAAGAAACAAAGGACACTGTCATAAATGAGGAGGGAGATAGGAAATGAAAAAGGTTTTAATTATTGCGTGTATGTTCGTTCTTATGCTGTTTGCTGTTGGGGCAGCATTTGCTGGGGAGGCCAACATTATTTTTGGTTGGCAGTATCCTGACCCACCTGATGACATGGCTGGGTTCAAGTTGGATACGAGTTTGGACGGTGTGAATTGGAGAGCCAGGTTTCCAGATGATGAGTTGATAGACATTCCTTTTGTTGTTGGGCAGACGGACTATACTTCTACGCAGCTGCTCATTTTTCCAGATGGAGTAGTTTCTACTCTTCATGCCAGAATGCTCGCGTATGATGAAGCTGGGAATGAGAGTGATTGGTCAAATGTTATGACAGGGGAAATTGATTTGGAGCCACCCATAATTGCTGTTGATGGCCCAATAAATACTACTGATAGCACTCCGCCACTTTCTGGCACAGTCAATGACCCAACTGCTACAATTGCAGTCACCATTGCTGGAGCAAACTATTCTGCTGTAAACAACGGGGACGGCACGTGGACGTTGGCGGACAACACAATTGCTGCTTTGGCGGATGGCACTTATGATGTTGTGGCCTCAGCTACGGACCAGTCGCCGTTTGGGAATATAGGAGTTGATCAGACTAGTGATGAGTTAGTAGTTAATGCCGAGGCTCCACCAGTTCCGGGTAACTTTACTTTCACTATTCAAGCTGTTGGTGAATAGGAGGAGAGGACGATGTCAGGCAGAGGCAACAACAACAGCTCAATGAGTCAAGATTTACGCATAGCTCAACAGGTCGTAAAGGAGGCTATGTCCCACACAGACCAGGGCCTGCACATAAACATCATCAACATTGGTCAGCAGATGAGTTTTGGCAACGACAGCGACTCTGGGCAGCAGGAAAAACTTCTATCGGATATACCGGAAGATCGGCCAAAGCAGATAGCTGACGGCGGCGGTGGTGGGAAGCGCGTGTTTGACTTAATGGGTTACTTGGAGTCTCTGCCTGAGCCTCGTTGGCAGTCTCTGGAGAAGGAGGTTTATACGCTGGTCTTGGCCGAGCGTGGCAGTTACAGCAAGGCCAGCGAGTGGTTAGGCTTTGTGAGCCACAATGCTTTGTACGGAAGATGCAAGAAGTATGGCATTTGACTACATCTGGGATGAAGACAGAAAACTGTACGTCTGCACTGAGTGCAAGCAGGAAGTAAAGCGGGAAGGCGGCATGGGCATCTGCGAGGGTGTGGATGATTTTGAGTTGGATATCAGGACGGAGGGAGAATGATAGTAACAGTTTGCATAGGCCGAGGAGGCAGCAAGGGCTTCCCAGGCAAGAACAAGTACAGGGTGCTCGGCAAGGAGCTGATGGCATGGCCGTTGCTGGCTGCTAAGTGCTGCAAGGAAATAAACAGGGTGTACTTCAGCACGGATGACGGAGAGCTGGCAGCCATCGCCAAGTGGTACGGTGCAGAGGTCATAGACCGTCCACCGGAGCTGTCTACGGATGCTGCGTTGGGTGAGGACGTGTTTGCTCACGCTTACCAGAGCATAAAGGCCAGCGCCGAGGACAGGATAAAGCTGGTGGTGCTGCTGTTTGCCAATGCGCCTTGTGTCACGAGTCAGATGCTCACCGAGATGATACGCAAGCTTCGCGAGAGCGAGAACATGATGGGCGGTAGGTATGACTCCATCTGCACCGTGAGCGAGTACGAGATGTTTCATCCTTCAAGGTGCCGAGTCATTGATGGTCCGCTGCTCAGGCCTTTTTGCCCATATGTGGCTGCTGGCTCCACCAGCGACCGCAGAAGCGGAGGTGACTCCTGGTTCTACGACTGCTGCGCTGCGGTGGTCCAGCCAAAGAACCTGGAGCACCTGGACAGAGGTATGCCTCCGCAGAGGTGGCTGGGGACGCTGGTACTGCCGTACAAGCAGCAGTTCCCTGCGCTGGACGTTGACTACAAATGGCAGGTGCCGCAGGTGGAGGAGTGGCTCCGCAGGTATGCTCAGTATCCAGCATGCGATTTGCCTGGGGATGAGGTGCATACCGTGAAATGGGAGGAGTTCTGCAGTGATCAAAATACTTGAGAAACTGGTTATTGAAGACGACAAGGAAGTGCTTGAGAAAGCTGCCAAGTATTCTCCTACAGATATGGTTGAGGGCATAATACTAGATACTCGTAGGCTCTATCTTAACCGCTATCATGATCTGCGAGTGGTTTCCAGGGTGGGTGTTGGTACCGATAACATTGACCTCGATGAGTGTAAGGCGAGGGGTATAAAGGTTTACATTACTCCTTGCCGTGAGCTGACTGATGCTGTGGCTGAGTTTACTTTGTATCTTGCTTTAGCTCTGCTTAGAAAGAACAGCAGGGGCAGAAACCTGGTGGGCATGACTGTTGGCATATTGGGTTATGGAAGGATAGGCAGCGCAGTGCATGAGCTGTTTCATTCTCTTAGCTGTGATGTCATGCGTTATGATATTGATGCGTCTGTTGATTACGGACTTGAGCCGAAGGAACAGGTTTTGTCTTGTTCAAGGATAGTAACCATACATTCTTCTGGTAATGAGCAGGTGATAGGCAAAGAGGAACTGGAACAAATGATGGATGACTCCTACCTTATAAACACAGCGAGGGCTGGCTGCGTGGATGAGTACGCTGTGCTTGATGCTTTAAGGAGCAAGAAACTGGCAGGGTTCGCTACTGATGTCAATGAGCTGGCTGGCAGGTTCAAACTCTATAACACGGTGGTCACACCGCACATAGCATCCTCTACTGTGGAGGCGCGGACAGCCATGGAGCGGATGGCGGTGAAGAACTTGATAAAGGGGCTGAAGAGTGAGAGGAACCGTAGCTAAGAGACTCAGGAACCAGGCAGCGCAGATGTGGTTTGACTCAAAAAGGGTCAGGGTCAATATGAGAATGACCAACGGTGGCCGCAGGTATGTGGATGGCAGCTACCCAAGAATGTACAGGGAGTTGAAGAAGGAGTACAAGCAGAAATGAAAGCTCTAGCCGTAGGAGGTTCAGGTTTCATAGGCAGCCATGTGGTGGAGAGGCTGCTGCTTGAGCACTGGGACGTGTTGAATTATGGGTTGCATAATTTTGCGCCAGAAGTGCGGTATGATCCATTTCAGTACAGGTTTGTCGAGGGCAGCATGATGGACTACCCGAAGCTCTCAAACACCATGTGTGAGTACAGGCCTGATGTGGTTTACAACTTTGCTGCCATTGCCAATATAGAGCAGTGTCAGAAGCGACCGCTGGATGTCGTGAGAAAGAACATATTGGGCAACACTCATTGCTTGCAGAGTGTGGTAGATGTGATGAGAGAAAATGATCCTGTTGCTGATAATCCTTTCAATGTACATCCTAAGTTCATCTTCGCCAGCTCGGTGTATGTTTACAACACAGATGCAGGCTTCTACGGCATAGGCAAGAGGGCCTGTGAGGAGCTTATCAGGGAGTACAGCGAGCAGTTTTGTTTTCCGTTTGTCATCTTGCGTTATGGCACCATTTACGGCCCAAGGGCTAAGGACGACAACAGCATACGCAGCATAGTGAAGCAGGCGCTGGAGACAAAGGTTATCTCTTATTATGGCACAGGGGAAGAGGTCAGAGAGTACGTGCATGTGAAGGACGTGGCTCGGTGCTCTGTGGAGGTGCTTCATCCAGAGTACAACAATGAGGCTGTTATCATTTCTGGCACATATCCAGTGAAGGCTAAGGACATGGTGGCGCTGCTGAGCGACATATTAGGCGAGAACTACAGCACGGAGTTCCGAGGCGAGGAGCCAGAAGGTCATTACAAGGTCACTCCGTACAGCTTTCAGCCTGATGTCGCGGTGAAGAAGTCCATCAGGGACAGCAGGGATCTGGCTTCTGGTTTGTATGATACGGTGCGCAGCATATACGGGGAGATGGTGGTTGAGTAGTCGAGATAAATACCTGGAGCTGGTGGCGGAGCTTGGGAAGCTGTTCCCAAAGCGACTTTGTTGGTGGTACTCCTCTGTGCATGAGAAGAACACCACCACCAGCAGAGCCTACCACATATTGGCGAAAGACCTGCCAGCCGAGCCAAAAAGGTTTATGTATGTCAGGGCACTGTACAGAGCTGTAAGGAAGTTCGCGTCAATAGCAGTAAAGAAGGCAAGGAGTGAGCCAATAACAGAAGTTAGGCAGATTGAAAACCTGATTGTGACTTATGACGGCAGTTTTCTCTCCGTGTTTCATCCTTTGCCTAACGCTGGGTTGCTATATCTGGACAGGGTGTTTGGGTATCTCAGTTGGTGGGATTTCTTTCGGGTGCTTAGGGCTTACTTTGCTGTTGATTTTGACGGCTCTGTTCGCATTGGAGTTATTGTTCTGGTGGCTAAGATTTTTGGCAGAGACGACGGCTGGGAGATTTTCAAGGAGGACTTTTATGACTCGCTGTTCGGTGGCAAGTGTATAGAGGGACTGTTCTACGAGAGAGCGTTTGAAAGAGTGGCAGAGAAACACACAACGGTGAACAAGATCATCTACGTTTATGAGGGGTTTGCTTGGGAGAAGGCTTTGTGTAAAGTGTTTGATGGAGCGACAAAGGTGGGTGTGATGTGCTCGGTGCCTTCGCCCAACCACATGCAGTACTTCTACCTACCTGACGAGTATATGCCAAAGCCGGATTACTTGGGTGTGCCTGGTCAGGTGGCTTACGAGCTGATGGAGAAAGCGTATCCAGACAAAGTTTTTATTCTTGGTACAGTGAGGCACAGGCACTTGCTTAAGTGGGAGAAGATGGAAAGGAAAAAGAGTGACTGTACTTTGGTGATATTGACTCCTAATGAAAGACAGAATAGTTTTCTGATAAACTGGGTTTTTAACAACCTTCAAAGTGACATGATAAAGAGGAATGTGGCACTCAGAGCACATCCAGATCTGCCAAAGGCTGGCGGGTGGAAGACGATACAAGGCAGTTTAGCGTACTGTCTGCAGCGAGTCAAGAGGATTGTGGTGTATGACTCCACTGTGGCTGTTGAGGCGTTGGCTTTTGGGCTGGATGTCGTGGTGCCTGAGATGCCTCACTTCGTGCGGTTGTGCCCACTGCAGGCAGGCAGAAACAATCTTAGAGATTACTTTGACTTCTCTAGGGACGAAGAGCAGATGCGAGAGGCGGTGATGGCTCTGTGAAAAGAGTTTTGGTGGCCTTGATGGTAGCGGTAGCTTTTCCTCTTGTTGGGCTTGGGTTGGTTGTTGGGCTTAAACTGCTTGCGGATCTTGGTGGAAGATGGTTCTGGTATGCTTTGGGGTTCCTTTGCTGGTTTGGTTTTGTCTACCATCTTTTGTACTCTGATGATTTTGACTGTGTTCATTAAGGATGAAACACTTACTTAAAAAACTGCCACTGCTCTACAAGAATCCAAAGCTGATAAAGCAAGCAGGCAGGGAACTGTGTATTGACATGGCTAATGACCTGCAGCGGTGGCCTTACCCAGAGCACTTGATCAACATAGCTGCATTGCCCAAGAGCGGCAGCACGTGGCTCTTCAACATGCTCTGCAACATACCTGGCTACAATCCGTGTCCAGGACTGCTTAGATCTCTGCAGCTCACTCAGGAAGAGCTGGATAACCACGATATCTCGCAGCGGATGTTCGACGGCATACCCAAGGACAAGTTCACAGTGCTGAAGCTGCATACAAGGCCAACCAGGAAGAACATAGAGCTGCTGAGGAAGAACAAGGTGAAGGCGATAGTGCTGATACGTGACCTGAGAACCATGGCGGTGTCTCGCTACGTGCACGAGAAGACAGACAGGAGCAGCAGGTTTTACAGGGCATACAATGGGATGACGGTTGAGGACGGCATGTGGCACAACCTGAAGATCGTGGTTGAGCACTATGCTCCTTGGGTTGAGGATTGGGTCTATGTGTGCAGCAAGGATATTGATACGTTTTTCTATTACAAGTATGAAAGTTTGTTGAAATGGACTAGCACTATTCTTCAGGATATACTGATATATTATGGTTTGGATCATTATTTTACTATTCATTTTCTTGGTGAATTAAGTAGAATGAAAAAGAGCAAAGCGGATCTGGAGAGCAACCTCAACACTCCAACCACTCCGCGCAACAGGTCAACTTATTCTGGTGGCAGGCCTGATTGGAATGATTACTACACCAAGGAGCAACGGCGGTGGTTCATAGACAAGGTTGGGCATGTAATGGCGATGTGCGGCTATGACTGGTAAGAAAACGATTTGCTTCATTTGTGGGGCACCCAGGTCAGGCACCACGTATCTGTGCAACCTGCTGGGCAACCACCAAGAGGTGAGTGTGTTTCCAGGCGAGTGCAAGCTCTACTTTTACTGGAACTACTTTCAGCGCCACGGCAATGCCCACAGGTTCTTCAACCGCGATTACCTGAAGACTCAGGAGATACTGAACATTAAGGATTTCTTTTATGCGGTGCAGATGCAGGAGTACAGGAAGAAAGTCTACGGCGTGCAGAAAGACTTTGAGTGCAGCTATGTCAAGTTTTCTAATGGTGACTGGCGCATAGGGACTGTGGTATCTCATTTGTCGCTGAGGGAGCTGTATAAAACACTTCTGTCTTCGCTGTCAAATATGGACGGCAAGGTGGTGGTGTTCAAGTGTCCAGTGGGGAATGAGATTGGGGCCATGGAGCTGGAGAAGGCATTCGGTGTTGACGACGATTACAGGGCCAAGTTCATCCACATCAAAAGGGACTACGCTACAAGGTACATCAGCGCCAAGATGCGCAGGAGGAGAAGGGGATTTGTGAGGAGTTTGAACGGTAAGGACTTCGCATCAGCGCACGCTGAAGTAGGTATGTTGAGCGATACATTGGCTGAGTTGAATAAGCTGCTTCTGGGGTCTACGACATATATGGTTACGCATTATGAGAACCTTGCGGAAGATCCTGCTGGGGTGATGTTTTATGTGGATGAGTTCCTGGGGCTGAAGGGGAGGAAGGAGTTTGAAGTAGACATAGAGGCGGAGCCACGATCTACTTTTGGTGAGCCTGGCAGCACATTGGACAGGAACAGAAGGTACATGAAGCACACCACTCAGGCTGAGAGAAACATTGTGTCGTTCGTAAGCGGAGTCAAGCCCAGACTGGCTGCTGAGGACTTCTTTCTGCCTCTGAAGTACGAGCACCCATTGGATTATTGCAGAAATAGAAAGTGGATGCTGGACAATCTCAGGGGTGGATGCGAGAACGTGAAGAGAAAACTCTACTGGCAGATGATGCGCAAATTTGACAGAGGGGAGGAGGTAACGGATTGAAATTCACTATAGGCTTCGAGAAGGAAGACAAGGCAAAACTCTACGGTCACTTCGACAAGATCATAGCCACGGAGCGGTGGTCGGAGGGACCGTTCACTGAGCTGTTTGAACAGAAATGGGCAGAGTACGTTGGCACAAAGTACGCCGTGGCTTTCAGCAGTTGGTTTGGGGCTGCGATGGCTGCTCTGGAGTATTTTAATGTGAGGGGTAGAGCAGTTATCTGTCCATCTAACACTTTTATGGCTACACCGTTGTCTGTGCTGAAGGCTGGTGGAGATGTGGAGTTCTGTGACTGCAATACCCATGACCTTTGTGCTGGTTTGAGAGATGTGATGGGGTGCATGGGCTTGTCTACGGACGACTGGTATGTTGGGCCTGTTGGAGTGTTCCTGGTGCATATTGGAGGGCATATAGCTTTTGAGGTTGATGGCATAGCCGCTTACTGCAGGCAGAAAGGCATGTTTCTCATTGAGGACTGTGCTCATGCCCACGGCGCTATTTTTCAGGAGAAGAAAGCAGGCACCTTTGGTGACTGCGGAGTTTATTCCTTTTACGCCACAAAGACAATAAGCACTGGAGAAGGCGGTATGCTGGTGACTGATAATAAGTACCTGGACAAGTTCGCCAGAGAGTACAGGAACTACGGCAAGCCCGATTACAGAACCAGAGGTGGCAACCACAGAATGAGCGAGTTCACTGCTGCTTTGGGATTGGTGCAGACTGAACGAGTTGAGGATATAGTTGAATGGAAGAACAGATATGTTGAGAAGCATTATGCGGGGAATTTTGAAACTGTGGAGTTCCCTAGAACTATGCGCAGTGGTTATTACAAATTTATTATTTTTGATCGTGATGGCTGTTATGGAGGCCCAACCACTGGGGCGGTGTACGATGAACCGTGCCATTTGATAATGAATGAGAGAGGGAGTTTCCCAGCAACTGATTGGGTGGCTAAGAATCACAAGTGCTTGCCCATTTACTACAGAGGCGACGAATGACAGAAAAGCTAGGACCATTTGAGTTAGGCAAAGTGCACTACATTGATGCTGATGAAGGTTGCGAGCAGCTTCCTGATCAATCAGCTGATCTTATTTCAATAGATTGCAGTGCGACTACAAGAGGCAGGGATTCTTACAGACTGCTAAAGCCATTGGGGGTTTTGACTCTGTTTTGGACACCGAGGCAATTCGATGACGAAGGAAAATCTCATCTTGAGGAAACATCCCCTTATTTTTTGGGTGGGCAATTTAGAGTTGTCGGTACAATCAAAAACTGTGATAGTCCTTTCATGTCTATTGGAACTCCAGATAGGATTTCTATTTTAGTGAAAGAAAGCAATCCAATTAAAGAGGTCGGGGAAAACATTATCAGGGTCAGAAGGCGTTGTATTGTGACCAAGAATGAGAGGTCGTTCGTATTTTGCGCACTCCTTATAGAACTGTTTTCTCCTATGGGCGGTGTAGTATTAGACCCTTATGCTGGAAGCGCAAGCCTTGGTGTGGCAGCTATGTGCTTTGGCAGAAAGTACTTGGGCTTTGATAATGATCCGGCAGTGGTGGAGGCTGCCAATAAAAACTTGGGTCAACACGGGGGAATCAGCTTGCCTTCCACCGCGCAGGCTGATGGCAAACTCTACTGCCAGGAGCTGCATCCAGGAAAGGAAGAGTGGTGGGAATTGGACGAAGAGTGATATTGGCTTCTTATCCGAGAAGTGGTACGATGTCCATTGCAGCTTTGTTTGAAAAAGTTGGTGTTAACTCCTTTCACCAGGGCACGAAACCAGGAGAGAGCACTCCTGCCGACATGAGGATAGTTGGGACTTCTGAGACGAGTGGCATTCACCCAATTAAAAAAACTCCAGAGCGCATAGTTGATAAAGTTAAGGCAAAGATGTCTAATGTTGGTGATGGAGAAATGTTTGATGCCGATTGGAGAAATTACTGTGTTTTGTACTGGTTAGAGAGATTTGACCCTTCATTGCAGTTCTTGGTGATGGTACGTGATCCAGTTGATGCCTCTTCCTCTCTGTATGAGTACCATAGGGGCGAAAAGCGGGAGAAGGACCCGAATGATTATTTGAGCAGGTGGATAGATCTTTATAGTTTTGTTCTTGAGCAGGTTGGGGAGATGACTAGACCAGTGGTTGTGCTAGATTTTGCTGGATATGTAAAGGGTGGTTATACTAAGTTTCTGCTTGACTTATACGGGAAGGATACCATAGGCAATAGGTTGGAGGTACGAGAGCACTTGAAGGAGAAACTGAACCATTTTGTAGATTACGAGGTAAAGACTTTCAAGCGCGACCTGGTGAGGAGAGCTAATAAGATAAAGAAGAGACTACTTAAAATGGAGGCACCGAAGACATGAGAGCACTAGTAACGGGAGGCAGTGGGTTTATAGGCAGTCATGTGGTGGACTACTTGAAAGCTGCAGGTTGTAAGGTAAGGATTTTTGATATGCGCAGGCCGTATCAGGAAGAGTGGAGATTGAATGATAGTGTTCATGGGGCTGCTAGGTATTATGGGTTAGAAAGCACAGGTATTGAGTACTACCAGGGCAGCTTGTTGGACTATGACGCAGTGAGGATGGCACTGGACGACGTGGACGTTGTTTATCACTTGGCCGCTGTGGCCGACGTGAACGTGGTGCAGAAAGACCCAAAGCACTCCCATGACATCAACTGCACGGGCACTGTGAACCTGTTGGAGGCAATGCGCTACAACGGACAGCCGAAGCGCATAGTGTACGCAAGCACTGTATGGGTTTACAGTGGTTCAAAGGAGATGGATGAGCAGTCTCTGTTGCCTACACCAGAGCACTTCTACACGGCGACAAAGCTGTTCGGGGAGCACGCTTGCATCACCTACAGCAAGATGTACGACCTTGACTACACCATACTGCGCTATGGCATACCCTATGGACCGCGAGCACGCGGAGCAGCGGTGATACCTCTCTTTGTGGACAAGGCGATGAATGGACAGCCGCTCACCGTGGCCGGAGACGGCAAGCAGGGCCGCTTCTTTATCTATGTGGAGGACTTGGCCAGGGCTCACGTCTGCGTTCTGGACCATCTTATTGTTTCGAAGAACCAGATCTACAACCTCGAGAGCAACAGCTACATAAGGATAAAGGATCTGGTCTACCTGCTGAAGGAGCACTTTCCGGAGCTGAAGGTGGAGTACGTTGAGGGTCGAACTGGCGACTACGAGGCGGCACGCGCAGCGACAGACAAGGCAAAGATCGACTTGGATTGGCAACCTGAGATGGACTTTGAGCACGGATTGCAGAGGTACATAAAATGGTACGAAAAGCAGTTGAGGTAGATTGCCGACTGATAGACGACGATCAGCCCGTGTACATAGTGTTTGAGGCTGGTCAGACGCACCAGGGGTTTGAGGATGCAAAGCACCTGATAGATGTGGCAGCCAATTCTGGAGCAGATGCCATAAAGTTCCAGATGTACGACGCCGAGAGGCTTATTGCTGATGACTTGCCAGACCGCTACTCAGTTCTCACCCCAGAAGGAGAGGTGGAGGAAAGAGAAGAGCTGCTGGTGAAAACTCTGAAGCGGAAGGAGTTCACTAAGGATGAGTGGAAGGAGCTGAAAGCTTATGCCGACGATATAGGTATCACTTTCTTTTCCACTTTCTGCTTTGAGGAGGAGTTGGACTTTCTTGTCAGCGAGCTGAGGGTGAAGCTGCTCAAGATCTGCTCTGGCGATATAGACCACTACTGGCTGTTGGAGAAGGCTGCAGACACCGGACTTCCTGTGATGATAGATACAGGTTCTGCTACTCTTGGTGAGGTGGAGAACGCTGTGGATGTGTTGCGGAGGAGGGGCTGCTGCCAGATTGTCATCAACCACTGTCCTTCTGGTTTTCCGGCAGACTTGAGCTGTGTGAACTTGAACATGATCACCACATTGAGGCAGATGTTCCGGTGGCCAGTGGCGTTTTCAGATCACAATATGGGCGTGGACATGGACATAGCTGCTGTGGCGCTGGGGGCGAATATGGTAGAGAAAACCATTACTACTGACCAGTTCTGCCAGGAACCTGAGCACATGGTTTCTATGCCTGTTGACCTGTGCGGTGTGTTCGTAGAAAGAATACGGCAGGTCGCGCAGGCAATGGGCAGGAACAGAGTCGCTATTGCATCGGCTGCCGAGTTGTCTGGAAGAGAAGCAAAACGCAGGGGCATCTACGCAAAGAGAGACATTACAGCTGGGGAAACGCTAGGCAGAGGAGATATAGAGTTCAGGAGGCCTGTTTGCTGGGTCGCAGCAAAGCATTATAGATTGGTTATTGGCCGCAAGGCAACTTGCGATTTTTTTGAAGGCGAAGGAATAGACTTAGATTATTTGGTATCAGAAGATGAGTAAAGTGGTCACAATACATCAGCCGGAGCACTTGCCGTGGCTTGGTTTCTTTCATAAGATATTTCAGGCAGACACGGTGGTACTGTTGGACAACGTGCCGTTCCGTAAGAACTACTTCCAGAACCGCAACAAAGTGCGCACGGCTACAGGGTTGACATGGGTGACTGTACCTGTGAAGAGGCATTTGGATACAAAGATCTGTGATGTGGAGATTGCTGGTGAGAGGTGGAAAAGAAAATGGTGGGATACTATTTACTACAATTATAAGAGAAGCAAGTTTTTTGAGAAGTATATGGAGGCATACTTTTGGCCTGATAAACTATTCGATACTTTGGAGGATTTATCTTCTTTTAATGAAGAACTGATATTTGATATGTGCTTAATGTTTGACGTTGAAACTCCAGAATTTATTAGTACTGAAAGAGATATGAAAGTTTCTGGTGATGGTACTGATTTACTTCTTGATATTTGTGAAGCTACTATGGCCGACACTTACCTCTCAGGCCCATCAGGCAGAGACTACTTGGAGCTGCACAAGTTCAACGAGGCAGACATAGAAGTCAAGTTTGAGGACTTCAAGCACCCAGTCTACAAGCAGCTCTACGAACCGTTCATCTACAACACTTCGGCCATTGATCTGCTGTTCAACTACGGGCCGGACAGCTATGGGATTTTGATGGATGAATAAGACAGTCATAATAGCAGAGGTCGGAGAGTGCTGGAACGGTGAGCTGGAGACTGCCAGAAAGCTGATAAATGCTGCAGCGCATGCTGGCTGTGACTACGTCAAGTTTCAAACCCTAGACAGCGAAGGCATACGGGACAGCGACCCAGAAGCCAAATGGTTCAGGAAGGTGGCATTGACTCCTGGCCTTATGCACGTTTTTCGCACGTGGGCAGATTTGTACAAGATAAAGCTGTTGTTTACTCCAGAGAACGTCAGAACAGCCGAGTGGGTCGCCGACATGAGGCTGCCGGAGGTGAAGGTGGCCAGCTCCTCAATAGTTGACTATGAGTTGTTGGAGTTTGTGAAGGACAACTTCGACACGATCTTTCTCTCTACTGGTATGGCTTCTGCGGAAGAAGTGTCTGCTGCTGTTGGTTTTCTTAGTAGTAGTACTTATCTTTATTTAATGCACTGTATTTCTGAATACCCAACTGGTCCTTTATTGGAAAAGAGAGGATTGAAGGCCTTGAATGAGGCAGATGTAAATTTGAACATGATGAAAGTTTTGGCTAGCAAATACCTCTGTAAGGTTGGCTACTCAGACCACACGGCTGGCATACTGGCTCCGGTGTCCGCTGTGGCTATGGGGGCTGAGGTGATAGAAAAGCACATCTGTTGGGACAGGAGGGATGGGCTCGCTTTCCACGACGGCACCGACTACGTGCTCTCTGCTGAGCCTTGGGAGCTGAAGGAGATGGTAGACCAGATACGCAGGGTGGAGAAGATGAAAGGCAGCGGCAACTGGCAGCGCACAGGGGGTGAATTGCTGCTGAAGGACTTCTTGAGAGGGAGATTTGACGGATGAACAGCGAGACTAAGATCGTTATGGTGATTGTGATGCTGTTGGTGGGGGCTGTTTGCTTTGCGCCATTTTTTGCTGGCAGTGGCGAGGATGCTGCCTGTAGCAAGATGCCACCGGAAGTCGAAAAGCAGAGTGATTACTTTGATAGGGTGGAGAAGCTGATAGCCGATACCGACGTGACCAATACCGAGGAGCTGTTGACTTCAAGCATACTGTGCTGTGCGATGATGGCTAAGGCATTGGGTACTGAGTACCTGCAGCTGCTTTCGGACGCCTGCGACATGTACATAGAATACATTGAGGAGTTGGCTGAGGTATTAGGCAAGAAAGACAAAGGGGAGCCGATATGAGAAAGGTGCTGTTCGTCACCAGGGCAGACAACAAGCAGGGCATGGGCGACCTTATGGGCTCTCTTGCTATAGCCGAGGAGTTCAACAGTCATGGTTGGCACACAGACTTCCGAGTGGAAATGAACGAAGCTGTGGAGAAGGTGTTCAAGGACGCTGGTTTTGTAGCAGGTTACACTCAGAGCAATGAGTATGATGTTGTGATAGTCAACCAGCTCACCACCAGCCGCGACGACTTAACAGTGTTGAAAGAGCAGTATGGCAGGGCAAAGCTGGTAACGATAGATGATGCTGGAGAGGCAGCCGTGCACATGGCCGATCTCAGGATAAATCCGCTCTACGATACGTTGACCGCGCACAAGGGCTTCGAGTACGTGCCCATTGACGGGGTGTTCAGAAGCGCACGCAGCGAGATTACTCCAATAAGAAGGATGGTTGGCAGGATTCTGGTAACGCTGGGTGGGGCAGACACTTATGGTTTCAACGAGAGGGTGAATAGGTTATTGCTGAAGATACCATTGACTGCCGTTGTCAAAACAGTACACGGACCTGCCGTTAGGGATGGTGGTGGCGATTATGATGGGGCTGTCGACTATCGGCATCAAGTAAAGTGGTCGTTGACTCAGCGGCAGATGTGCAAGGCAATGACCTGGGCAGACTTGGTTATCTGCTCCTGTGGGCTGACTGTGTTTCAGGCTTTGTGTGTTGGGGTGCCTGCTGTGGTTGTTTGCGCTGAGACTTTTGAGGAGGAGACAGCGAAGAGGCTTGAGGAGAAAGGTGTGATAGTGAACTTGGGTTTCGCTGGCATGCTGGACGGATACACTTTCACCGAGGCTGTGGTGGAACTGGTGAACGACTCCTACAGACGTAAGGAGATGACTGCCAAAGGATTAGACCTTATAGACGGCAAAGGTACGGAGAAGATTTATGCTCTTATTGCCAGATACTAGGGTGTTGGTAGTGGCCCCGCATCCAGATGATGAGGTGCTTGGCTGTGGAGGGCTGATTGCCAGGTTCTGTGGTGAGAAGATTCTGGTGGCCGTTTGTGTGGCTGGTTATAGGGTGTATAATCACACACCAGATATGGAAGAGGCAAGAGAGCAAGCGTATGCTTTGCAAGTTGCTGCTAAGATTTTGAGCAATGGTGTCGGGTATAGGATAAACACTCTCGCTTGCAAAGATGAGGAAATGGGTCAAAAACTCATAGATACTGCAATAAAAATAGAATCAACAGTGCACCACTTTAAACCAACTATGGTATTCCTGCCATGGAAAGGCGACACCAACCAGGACCACAAGGCCGTTCACCATGCTGGTATAATAGCCACCAAGCAGGTGCCCAACATATTCTGCTACGAGGTGCCTTCTTCCACTGAGGTTTACAGCGGGTTTGTGCCGAACTTCTACATGCCGATGACTGCTGATGTTTTGGAAAAGAAAGTGGAAGCGATGCTATGTTACAAGAGGGAAATGAGAGAGTACCCACATCCAAGATCCGCAAATGGCTTGTGCTCATGGGCAGAGAAAAGAGGAATGGAATGTGGGCACAATGCTGCAGAAGCATTCATGATGATCAGAGGGGTGTATGGCTAGGCTGATCATAGTTACGGACTACGTGCGGATAGGCAGCGAGTTCAAGGGCGCAGAGATACTAGCATTGACTCATGGGGCGCAACTGGCCTGCGAGCAGCAAGGCTTTCAGTGCTCAGTGCCGGACAACCTCTACGACTACAGAGCGTTCCGCAAGGACTTCCTGCCGATAGCCTGGGAGATAGACCGAGTGCTGGAGAAGCTGGACGAGAGCGGCAAGTGGACATGGTTCCCGTATGCCTGGAGTGGCAACGAGTACTGGTTCATTGTGTTCTTTGCCAACCTGTTCTACCTGTCAAAGCTGGCTAGGAGGATAAACGAAGTCTACAGAGGCTGCAGGCCGATAATACTGCACAGTGGTGGGCTGCTTGAGAAGCCGATAGACGAAGGTATAGAGTTCACTCACAGTGACCTGAACCTGCACCGCTTCAGTTTTGGGTTGAACACAAAGGTCTATTGGCTGAAGAGTCTGCTGGATGACTGTCAGGTTCTCAGGTCCAGCTCGGCTTACAGCTTGCCGGACATGATGGCTCTGCACTACAGCAAGATCAGGGGGCTGAAGTACAACTCTGGCGGACACCTGTTTCTGGATATATGCGACCAGGGTGCTCCGGTGTGGGTAGCGCAGGCAGGCTACGAGGTCAGCAGGCTGAAGAAGCGCCTTCCTGAGTATAAGTACTCATTCCCGCTGGTGGAACTGGAGAACGAGCAGTTGGAATATAGTGGGCTAAGAAGCAGCCCGTTGACCAAGGACTTCCGTGAGTTCTTGATGAACTACTTCTCTGGGCAGTCACTGGCGCTGAACAGAGCGTACAATGTCTTCTCCAGGTATCATGACTGTGTGGTCAGGAGGGTGCGCTCGGCGTTTGAGCTGTTGGACAGGATGTTCAGGGAGCAGAGGCCAAAGGCTGTGTTCTACTCAGTGGGCTCCACCAGGCTACACGAGGCGCTGCTTGGGTGGATGGCCAATGAGCGCGGCGTGCCCGTGTTCTACTTTGATCATGGTGGTGGGCAGTTGTTTGCTGAAGATCCGCTGATCAACTACCAGGGAGCTAATAACATTGTTTCCAGGCATCACATCAGAAGGAAGCGGTTCGGTTCATTGGCCATGTACGAACTGAGCAAAAAGAAGAAGCCAAGAACCAAAGGCATATTGTACTGCCCAGGTCCTCCAGTGTATCATGCTTACAAGGATTTGATGCTGACGTGCTCGGATGCTGAGTCGTTCAAAAAACACAAGAACATAGTGGAGTGCGGTAGCGGCAAGGGGCTGGACATAAAGGTGCACCCAGGCGAGGGAGACAGCAACTACCTCTACTTTAGGAATCTGTGCAAGGGCTACGACGTGAGGGTTTTGTACGGCTTTCCTGCTGAGGAGATTCTCGGGGAGTACAACTTGATAATGCTGGATTTTCTGCGCTCGGCACTGACGGAGGCTGCTGTAGCTCAAGGTGTTGCAGTTGAATACTACGGAGAGTCCGTGGAAACGCTACAAGAGAATGGCAAGAGGAAGGAACTACAGGACCCAGGACCAGCGATAGCTGACTATGTGAGGAGCTTGATAGACTGATGGAATATGAGTTGGATGTGGTTTACCATGTTGATTGCAATGTTGGGGAGGTAAAGGAGAAACTAGGAGACACTGTGGCAGATTTGATTGTTGTTGACTCACCAAGATGCTCTATGTGGAGCTACTCCTTCGACTTTCTAAAGCGCGGTGGTGTGCTGCTGCAGCTGGCGGAACTTGATAAGGAGGTTGAAAACTCTGCAATTGATTTGAGCAAGTTCTCTCTGCAGGCGAAGATCTTCAACTACGACTTGCTGAGGTGTGGAAGCGCTGTAACAGATGGGGATTCTTTCTTTGCTGTGTTTAAGGGTGGGGCCACTCGCACAGAGGACCATTCGCTGGTCTTGCCTAGGTACAACAACTTTTCCAGTTCTGAGAGGAATCTGGTCTTTGGCCTGTATCTGGTGGAGTCATTCTCTAGTGTTGGTGACTTGGTTATAGACCCGTACGCAGGCAGCGGCACCTTCGGTGTGGCCAGCTTGCTGCTGGGGAGGCGGTATTTGGGGTTTGATGATAGGAGCGGCAGGTGTGAGCAGGCCAACCAGCGCCTAGACTACGTGAAGAGTATGCATGCTGCTGGATTTAAGTTGTACCTATCACCTAATGATCTTAATAAAGTGATTTATGATTTGAAGGACTATGGAGACGTTAATCCTGCTGCCAGTTAAGGAGCGATCAAAAAGGCTACCAAGGAAGAACCTGAGAGAGCTAAACGGCAGGCTTATGTTCAGGCACGTTCTGTACCAGGCTTTGAGGTTCTGTTCATCAGTGAAGCCGTGTTCGGTAGTGGTATCAACAGAGAGCAGCGAGGTCGAGCATCTTGCAAAGAGGTCGATGGTTGGAATAGTGAAGAGACCACCTTGGCTAGCAGAAGATCCGGCCACAGTGATAGATGTCACACTGCACGCACTGTATCAGTTGGAGAGAAGGGGGAAGCCATTCGATACTGTGATGGTGCTGATGCCCAACTGTCCGTTTACTACTGCTGGTGACATGAAGGCGGCATTCGGTCTCTACACAGCAAACGGAGCAAAGTGGCCAGTGATGTCCACGGTGCAGATCAGCCAACCATACAACCCATACTACTCGATGATGGTGGTAATGAGCCGACTGAGGCCGCTGTGGTTTGCGAACATGGAAAAGCTGAGAGACAGGGAGTTTCCGGTGTGTTGGCACTTCAATGGGGCGATATTCATCTGTCCAGTTGAGATGTTGAAAGAGGAGAGGAGCTTCTATATTAACGGCACTATACCTTACGAGATGCCTCCGGAGCGGAGCATAGATGTGGATACGGAGCTGGATTTCAGGATAGCACAATGCTTGATGCAGTCAAAACCATAACAGACGTATTCTTCAGGAAGCGCTTCTACCAGCATGACTTCTTCTGCGGCAGCAACACCTGGCAGGAGGTCAAGAACGTGGTTTGTCACATTCTGCTCAGGCATCCATTGGTAAAAGGCGTGTACATAGGGGAGTATGAGAAGCTGGCCGCACAATGGATGAACTGCCAGTATGGATGTTCATTTGCTACGGGGCGGCAGGCTCTTTATGCAATACTAAAAGCACTAGGGATAGGTGAAGGGGATGAAGTCATTTTACAGGCTTTTACTTGTGTTGTTGTGCCAAGGGCTATTCTGTACGCTGGTGCTAAGCCGGTTTATGTTGACATCGATGGTGAGACTTACAACATGGACGCTGCAAAGGTTAGAGCAGCTCTCACACCAAGGACCAGAGCGCTGATCATGCAGCATACTTTTGGTTATCCGGCAGCTGTCAGGGAGCTGCAGGATATCTGCGTAGAGAACAGCTTGTACTTGATAGAGGACTGCGCCCATGCGGTTGGCAGTAGATACAATGGGGTGAACGTGGGCGGATTCGGCACAGCAGGCTTCTACAGCTCTGACCACACAAAGACAATTTCCACGAGCACGGGAGGCATGGCGTTCACTAATGATAAGACACTGGCTGAGAAGATACAGCTTTGTGGCAGAGATAATACTCTGTCTCGTCTTGATGTACTTAGAATTGCACTTACATTCGTTGTTGAGACCTTGATCACGTATCCGCAGGTGTACTGGCTGTTGAAGCCGTTGAGGCAGCTGTTGAACAGGACGCTATTCTTCTTTTACAAGGACGAGAACGCGGAGCAGAAACCGTTGCGCTACCCGCTAAAGCTGAGCAACCTGCAGGCTATGATCGGTCTGGACCAGCTGAGCAAGCTGGCTAGCAATTTGGGGCACCGTATGGCAATGAGCAACTGGCTTGGGGAGAACGAGAATCAACCCCTTCTCCGTTACCCAAGGTACAATGGCAACCCGCAGCTGCTGGTAGACGCCATGTGCAAGTACGTTACCATAGGTCGGTGGTATGACTCTCCAGTGTTCGGGTGCGAGCGTTTGGACTCTGTTGGCTACAAGAAAGGCTCCTGTCCAGTGGCAGAGCTGGTGGCTAAGCACGTGGTGAACTTTCCCACTCATTCAAGGACCAATACAAAGATGTTCAACTTCTTGGAGGGCTTTCATGGGTGACACCAGGCACATAAGTGATATAGTTCCGGAGAGGTACAAAGACACAGCGCGAAAGCTGGCCGAGAACCATGTGGACTGGCTGCTGGAGATGATGAGGCCGTTGATGATAACGGAGTTTGAGCACGGCTTTCGGCATGGATGGGAGAGCGCGGAGAATGCCCACGAGGAAGACTTCATAGAAGAAATGAGGCAAAGGAATGAAGAATAGAGTAGCAGTAGTTATCTCATGTTACAACCACGAGCCTTTCATCAAGGAGTGCATAAACAGCGTAAAGGGTCAAACATACAAGGACTTCACCATCCACTTCTGGGACAACAACTCCACAGATGGCAGCTTCAAGGAGGCATTCAAGCACCTGATACCGGAGGCGAGCATATCGGACTTCGGGCTGAAGAAGGTGCTGCCCATAGGGATAGCAAGATGGCTTATGGTCACAGAGGTGCCTGCGCAGTATTCACACATAGCCATACTGGACGCAGACGACCAGTGGGGCAAGTACAAACTGGAGAGGCAGATGCCCCTGTTCGACGACCCAGAGGTGAAGATGGTCTTTTCGGACTGCTATTACCTGCACTGGAGAAAAGAAACGGTGCAGGTGGGTGGATTTCCAGCATTTACAACAGAAAAGATATACACGAGAGTAAAAGGAACATTTCACGAAAAGTATCCCCCAAAGTCTGGAGACGTGTTCTTTGATTTACTTTACGGTGATAGATTTGGTATTGCTGGGCATAATTTTATGCCTTGTCCTACGTTGGTATTTGATAGAAAAGCACTAATGGATGTTATAGGCAACCCGATGCATTATACAAGTGCGGAAGATTATGACTGGTGTTTAAAAATGACTGCAAAATATAAGTGTGCTTATGCTAAAGAGCCTTTGGCTTATTACAGAATACATGACACGCAAATAACACAGAAGACTCCGGCACGGTGCACGGCAGAGGAGATAGACGTAGTGAGGACAGCTATGCACTACAGACTGCTGACAAGCAGACAGAAGCGCAAAGTGTACAGGCATCTGCTCTGGCTGTACGCAAAACTCATTTATAAGGAGGTTCAAGGACTTAAAAATGAACGGAACAGTTAAGACAATAGCACTTATATTGGGAATAGTGGCTACGGCTTTTGGCGGGTATTCCTTTATTGACTCCACCTACGCTAGCAAGACAGAGACGGTGGCTGCCTTTTACCAGTTCAAGAGGGACATGGAGACCAACCAGATGTACTATCGCCTGCGCTACCTGGAGGACTTGGCCATGAACATACGGTGGCACCTGTCGCAGTTCCCGAATGACAGGGCGGCAGCAATGCAGCTGCACAAAGTGGAGCAGGAGATACAGGTGATTCAGAAGCGCATCAATGACCTTATGTACCACGGAGGTTAAGAATGATGAGAGAGATAAAGTTTAGGTGCTGGCACAGATTGGCAGATAAAATGTTATATGATGAGAAGCCAGGAGATTGTCTAGTTTGGAAAAATCAAGGTCAAGACATTGAAGCTGTCATGCAATACACCGGCCTTAAGGACAAGAACGGTGTGGAGATTTACGAGGAGGACATTTTAAGATGTTATGATAAAACAACTAATAATGTTTTTACACTTCCCTTATACTGGTCTAAAACACAACCTGGATTTTTTTACGGATTATATCATTTGAATACGGTTATGATCAAAGAGCATGAAATTAAAATCATCGGCAATATCTACGAGAACCCAGAACTGGTGAAAACATGAGGACAATAGAGAAGTCATTGAAGCTGTACGACAGAGCACAAAAAGTGATACCTGGCGCCGCACAGACCATGAGCAAGATGTACGGCAGGTTCGCACAGGGTGTGGCTCCACCGTTCATAAGTGGAGGTTCTGGGGCGTATGTATTCGACTGCGACGGCAACAAATACCTAGACTGGACCGCTGCACTAGGGCCTGTGATTCTGGGTTACGGGGCGTTGGGGCCTAAGACCAATGCACCAAAGCTCAGGCCGTCTTTACCGTTGCCGCACTTGTACGAGGTGGAATTGGCCGAGAAACTGGTAGAAAAGATCCCCTGCGCCGAGATGGTACGGTTCGGCAAAACGGGCAGCGACGTCACCAGCGCCGCTGTGAGGTTGGCCAGGCACGTGACAGGCAGAGGTGGAGTTGTGTGCATGGGCTATCATGGATGGCACGACTGGTACGCTGGCACTTTGCCCAGCCCAAGATCAGACGGAGTGCCATGGGGAGTTAGAGAGTATGTGCACAAGATAGACTACAGTGATTTGACGACATTGAAAAATCTATTTGAAGACCCTGAGAAGCACATTGCCTGCTTGATATTGGAGCCGATGTCTCGTTACGCCCCAGAGCAGGCCAACAGGCAGCACCTGCTAAAGTTGAAAGAGATGTGCGCTAAGCACAGAGTTGTCTTGGTGTTTGACGAGATGATCATGGGCTTCAGGCACGCTGTCGGTGGCGGTGGGGAGTTGTTTGGTGTGGAGCCGGATTTGGCTTGCTTTGGCAAGGCGATGGGCAATGGATATTCTATTTCGGCTCTAGTGGGCAGGAGGGACCTGATGCAGGAGTTGGAGCACCTGCATTTTTCGGGCACGTTCTTTGGTGAGACTATTGGGCTGGCTGCAGCGCTGGACACGATAGAGTTCATCCACATGAATGATGTGATTTCCAGGCTTTGGGACAAGGGCACGCTGCTGAATCCAAAGATCCGTCGTCTCATCAACAAACACAACCTCGGCAACAACGGTGACAGCTGTGTGCACTTGAAGGGGTACGGACCGTGGTCGTCTTTTGAGTGGAAAGAGGAATGCTTTGAGGAGCAGTGTCTGTTCCTGCAGGAAGTGGTGAAGCGAGGCATTCTGTACAGCAGGGATCATTTCATAATGCACGCGCACACCGAGGAGGACATAAAGAAAACACTCAACGTCTATGACGAGGTATTCGGCTACATCAGGGACTGCATGGACAAGGGCACGGTGAACCAAAACCTGGAAGGACGAATAGAGAAGGAGAAGTTTCCGCGATGAAAGCCATACTAGAGTTCAATCTGCCGGAGGACCAGGATGATTACAGACTCCACTGCGCCGCCAGGGAAATGTATCTGGCACTGTGGGACATTGGTGCGTGGTTGAGGGACCAGGAAAAATATCATCCTGACGATGAGTGGCCAAAGCTGGATAAGATCAGGGATAGGTTTTACGAGATACTGGACACTAGGAACATCGATCTAGACTCGTTATGAGCAGCTTGACATGAGAATACTGCGGATCATAACTCGTTTGAATACTGGTGGCCCAGCCATTCAGGCAATAGACCTGACCAGGGAATTGCACAAACGTGGGCATGAGTGTGAACTGGTTGTTGGGTTAGCGAGCAGAGAAGAAGGACAGCAGTTTCAGGCAAAAGCAATGGGGCAATTAGGAGATAAACTTGGCTTTTCTTCTACTTTACAAAGGGAACTAAATTGGTATTGTGACAGGTGTGCCTTCAAAGCTATAAGGAAGAAGATACAGGACTTCCAGCCAGACATCGTGCACACTCATACCGCAAAGGCTGGCTTCTTGGGCAGGTTGGCTGCTATTACAATCAGGCCCAGGCCGAAGCTGGTGCATACTTTTCATGGGCATGTATTCCACTCCTATTTCAATAAGTACAGGAGCTGGTTCTATCTGTTCTTGGAACGGTGGCTGGCGGGGTGGACGGACAAATTGATAGCTGTAAGCAGAAGCCAGATGGACGAGCTGATCAACTATCACCTGTTCCCAAGGTACGGTTATGAGGTGATTCCTTTGGGCTTTGACTTGGAGCCGTTTCTGAAAGTGCCCATGTGGAAATACAAGAAGAGGCTGAACGTAGGGATAGTCGGTAGGTTGACGGCAGTGAAGGACCATGAGCTGTTTTTTGAGTTCGTAAATGCACTAAGAAGGATTACATCTGTAGAGGTTAAGGCTTTTGTCATTGGCAGTGGTGAGAGAAGGGCCGAACTGCAACGCAAGTATAAGGATGCACTTTTTATGGGAGAAGTGAGGCACAGTGCTCTATCAGCAGTTTATGAGAACTTGGACCTGGTTGTTTGCAGCAGTAAGAATGAGGGTACTCCGGTGGCGTTGATAGAGGCTATGGCGGCAGGCAGGCCAGTTCTGGGCACTTCTGTAGGCGGAGTGAAAGACCTTATAGGCAGGGACGATAGATATGAGTATCCGCCGTTCTCAATAGGCACAATGAGAGGGTTTTACTTGTATAGCCCACAGCAAGCAGCTAATGATATCACTCATTCTTTGGACTTGGAATCCTACCACTTCATGATTGCAAGGGCCAGAGAGTATGTGAAGAAGACCTATTCCTTGGACAGGCTGGTAGACAGCATTGAGCACTGTTACAGGAGCATACCCAGGTGAACGCTGTTGAGACGATAGACTGGACTGAGCTGAAGACGGAAGTCGAAAAGCGGAAGGGCACCAAGCTTTACAGCACAGCCGATATGTTCCACTATCTGTACTGGAGGCAGGGGATGTCTCTCAGCGAGATTGGGGCTTTTCTTGGTGTAAGCGGAAGGACAGTGTCGTTGAAGATGCAGACCTTCGGCATCAAGATCAGGCCGAAAGGCGGCAACAATGCAAAGTTCAAACCGCTGCTACCAAAGGAGCATTCCTGCAAAGCTGAGAAAGAAGCACTTCTGAGGTGGAAGATAGAGGAAAAGAGGAGCGACTTGGACATAGCGAAACTGCTAAAGAGGCTGTACGGCGTAAGGGTCAACCAGCAAATTGTGGCTAGAAGGCTGCGTATGGCTAGGAGGGATGAGGAGTATGTTCTCAGAGATCGAGTGGTTTGATTGCCTGGTTTTTTCTGTGTGGGGACTGGTTTTTTTCTGGTTTGGGAAAACTTATGGTATAATGGTAGAAAGGACTCTCAGGTATTGGTGGCTGAGGCTGAAGAGGCTCTGCCAGGGCAGGTACATAACCACGCCTGACGACATAAACATAGCTAGGTGAGGAAACAAGTGATCTTATGAAGTTAGGGATTTCAAATACCTGGATACGCATCACCACCCCGTACTTTGTAGCTGGTGCAGAACTTGATGATGATAGAAAGATAGTTAGATGCGCGCCCATCCTGATGTGGATGAAAAGGAAGGATATGAATCTGAGGGATATTATGTACTATTGCCATGTCAACCCGAAGTACAGGCTGGAGGTGTACCATGGCCCTGTTGAAAGAGTATTGTAAGATGTGGCTCTCAGCCCCGCAGGAAGCGAAAAGGGGGTTTGAGCCAGATGAGCAGAATAAGTGGATGTGTCCTGGTTGCTTAGTGTATTCAGACTTCATACCGGAGAAACCCTACAGGTTTCATTGCCGGACGTGCCAAGGCGAAACATTTCTCCAACCCATCCCCAGACTCGACCAGTTGTTGAAGATGGTGAAAAATGGATATATCGACATCGGCAGAAGAATCATACATAAATCTTTTACCCCTTCGGGAGAAACAGGAACATTATTCAATATTCTTGTGGCCGGTAAAAAGTATTTTGTGGGTGATAGTTTTGAAGAAGCCGTCCTGCACGGCATCGGGTGGGAGAGAGGTTATCAATGGAAGGAGGGGAAATGGGTATCTACGAAGACCGAAGAGAAGGGCAATAAGGGATAAGGAATGATTTTAGGTAAAGGCGTAGACCTGTTAGTGAGGAGATGTAAGCCTATGCAGCAGTATGGTAGCGATTTCCGTTTGAGCTTAGAATCCTGTCGTTAAAACGACAGGAGTACGTCAATTTAGTAAAAGTTTAAGGCAGACAGACATGTAAAAGTGAAAGAGACAGAAAGGAGATAGATATGTACTTAAAGATAGCATGGCATGTGGAAGAGGATGGAATTATAGTGCCGTCGAGTTTTGAAACTGCCCCGCCTACGTTGGTGGCACCTAGACAGCACTATATGTTTGAAACTGACAGAGCCAGGTACAAAAAAGCCCGGGTTTTATCAATGAACGCATTTTGGGAATGGTTGATGAAATCCTTCCGGCGTAGTCATCATGTGGTGGGGCCGGAAATACCGCAAGAATTGTCAGAGGGAGAGGGTTTTGAGTTCCTTGTTATTGATATCCCAAATGCTCTTGAGGACAGTGGTTGGGAAACTATCTTAGCTCCTAACTGTTCATTATATGTGATGAATAGTAAGGGAAAGACGATCGATACGTTGATTTGTAGTCCATAGATGTGAAGTGTCTGTTTGCCTTAAAAACCCTAGCAAGACGGTGGAGGAGGTAGGTAAGTAATGAGCTACAAAGGGGATCTACATCGGACAATATTGAGCATGAGAGAGGTTATATGTAATTATCCACCATTCCCGTATCTTTATTGGGACAAGTTTGCTGTAATGCGTTTTTTAGAGAAGAGGGGCTTAGATATAAAAAACCTCTCATAAGATTTACAGACCCATTAGCAAGAGACATAGTGTTCTTGCAAGAAAGTGTGGGTATGAGAGGAAAGAAGGGAAATGGGTGAGCCACGAGTGAGAAAGAGGAAGAAAAGTGAAAACACTAGTCACCGGAGGAGCAGGGTTCATAGGCTCGGCATTGGCTAGGAGGCTGCTACGGCTGGGGCACGAGGTGTATGTTGTAGACGACCTCTCCAACAGCACCAGAGAAAACGTACCGGAAGGCGTGAAAGAGTTCTGGCGCATGGACTTCTTTGACGTTGCTGCTTACAATGCTGTGCAGTTTGACTGCATATTTCACCTGGCTGCACCATCTTCCGGAAGCAAGTCTTTTGAGAACCCACATAAGGAGCTGGAAGAGCATGTTTGGAAAACTTACGAGCTTCTCGAGTGGGCTTACAGTGTGAGCTCAAGGATGAAGTTCATCTACACAAGCTCTGCCACCGTGTACGGCAACCAAGCTGAGCCAGTGGACGAACTAGAGCCTCTGAGCCCAAAGACACCATACGCTGCAGGCAAGGCTGCTGCGGAGGCCTACGTGAAGTATTTTGCCAACAGAGGGCTACAGGCCAATGTGGTGCGGCTGCCTGCGGTCTACGGGCCTGGGCAGAACCTCCAAAACCGAGAGCAGGGCATGGTGAGCATCTACCTCTCATACATTCTAGCCAAGAAGCGGGTGCTAGTAAAAGGGCTGCCGATACGGTACAGGGACTTCATCTACGTAGAGGATGCGGTGGAGGGGATGCTGGCCGTGATGGACAACACCATGTGCCGACGCACCTACAACCTCTCGACAGGCATCGGCACAACGGTGCACGACCTGCTAATGCTGATGTTCCGGATCTCCGGTCACCAGGAGGGCTACGAGGTTGACGAGAGGGGCACTCCTGGTGACCAGTTCGGCATAGTGCTTGATCCTGCCAGGGCAAGGGACGAGCTGGACTGGGAGGCTAAGACTGATCTTATTACTGGGTTGAAGCTGATGTATGCTTTTGAAAAAGAAAGGAGTGAGCAAAATGGCTAAATGTCCATTGTGCAAAAGTGAGGATATGTTCCTGATAACAAATAAGGTCAGGTTCGGCAAAGAGGCTGACGTTTACCGTTGCAATGACTGCTCCCTGGTGTTTCTGGACCAGGATTCGTTTGAGTTCCCGAAGGACTTCTATGAGAAGGAGTACCACCAGACCTACCTGACCCATGTGGAGCCTGATGCCTTGGACCCCGAGAAGTATTTTGAGAAGGCCAGCAAGACGACCAAGAAGTGGGCTGATAAATTCTTATATCAGTTCCCACATTGTATGGAAGCAACAGTGCTCGACGTTGGATGCTCTACTGGTCATTTCATGTGCCAGATAAAACCAAAAGTGAGAGCCGTTATAGGTGTAGAGCTGAACGAGAAGGAGCTGAAGTTCTGTAAGGAGGAAAAGAAGCTGGAAGTGTATAATGTTATAAAGACGGTTTTGGCAAACAAGCACTTCATCACCATGATCTATGTTCTGGAGCACATAGCGGACCCAGTGACTTTCTTGAAAGACTGCAGGAAGAAACTTATAGTCCCGAACGGTAGAATCGTGCTCCTGGTGCCATGTATAAATGATGCTCTGCTGTGGCTGTACAAGATACCTGAGTACAAAGAGTTCCACTTCTGCATTGAGCACCTGTACTACTTCAACAAAAAGACTCTGAATCTGGTTCTGGAGCAGGCTGGCTTCAATGACATACAGATAGAGATGCTTCAGGAGTACCCGTTGACAAACCACCTGAAGTGGCTGTACCAACGAGCACCTGGAGGCCTGTTGGAGTCAAGGGAAGGTGAGCCACCTATACATCCGAGCATGTTTCTGGATACCACAGATGTTGAAACGGCATGGACTCAACTATGGGCCAGGTTCAACATTGACTACAAACACTTCTTATGGCGTTTTGGATACGGAGACAGATTATGGGCAACAGCAAGCTACGCATAGCAATTACAGGCCTAGGTAATAGGGCTTTGCCAAAAGACCCAGACAGCAGCAACTGGGATGGCTGGGTGAAGCAGATCCAAAATCATCCCGGCTATGAGTTGATAGCAGCCCACGATCCTGTTGAGAAGAACATTGATTGCAGACAATACGAGCACCTTTCACACATGCTCTTTGTGGAGAGTGTGGATGTGCTATTGGTGTGCAGCCCCATCAGATATCACGACTCAGGAATACTGGCTGCGCTGAACAGTCTGCGTGAGCGTGGCAGTCGGCCAACAGGACTGATAGTGGAGAAGCCATTCTGCTGGAATATCCATCAGGGCGAAGTGCTGTTGGAAGACATCAAGGAACTGGGCGTAAAGACCTGTATTGTGCAGAACTGGCGCTTCAAGGACGTGGGCCAAACACTAAGAGCCAATCTGAAGAATGAGGAAGTAGCTCACATATTCTTCTGTTACACAAGAAACAGAGAAAACCCAAACTACCCAGACTACATATTCAAGGAACCTTATCCACCACTGTACGCTATGGGCATACACCACCTGGACTTGTTCCGGTACATTCTGCGGGATGAGGTTGAGTGGGTCACTGGGCAGGCTTTTAGGCCGGAGTGGTCGCTGTATGAGTCTTATACGGGAGTAAACCTGTTTCTGCAGATGAAGAGCGGAGTGCCTGTGGTTTATACTAGTACGTTTTCCAGCCCTGGATACGATTTGAATCAAGAGAACCTGCTCATCGAAGGAAGGGGTTTTGATTGGAATTTGTTGGGAGATTGGGGTGACGGATATTTGTTCATGAGCACTAGCCAAATGAATACTCCGCCAAAATGTCTTCCTTTTGAGAAAACAAAAGAACAGTACGACAAAGCAGACAAATATATCTTGGACAGCTTTTACGAAACCATGATACACGGAGCACCAGAGATCTGCTCGGCTGAGGACGCCTTCAAGTCTGTGCTAGTGGTGGAGGCGGCTAGAAAGGCTTGCGAAACAGGGGAGAAAGTCTACATAAAGGAGTTAAGCTAATGTACTGGTTCACAGCCGACGAGCACTACAAACACAGCAGGATCATAGACTACTGCAACAGGCCATTTGACTCAATAGATGAGAATGATTTAATGTTAATGGCTAACCACAATAGTGTAGTGAGTAAAGATGATACTACTGTGCATGTTGGGGACTTTGGCTTTTTCAGGACAAAGAAGGAGGCTGGAGAGTACATACGATGCCTGAACGGCAATCACATCTTTGTCAGGGGTAGTCATGATCGCTGGGCACCAAAGTCTATGCGTGAGATATGGAAGAACAAGATAGATGGGCAGACAGTAGTAGCCTGCCATTATGCTATGCGCACTTGGCCTGCATCCCATCACAACAGCTGGCTCCTCTATGGCCACAGCCATGGCAGGCTGCCTCCGCAGGGCAAGAGCTGGGACGTTGGGGTTGACTGCAATGGGTATTTTCCTGTCTCCTGGGACACGGTGAAGAAAATAATGGAGGGGAGGCCGGACAACTTTAACTATGTTCACAAAACTAAAGCATAAGCTGGCTATCTGGTCTATCAGAAAAGCCTTAAAAGAACAGAACCTCATGCCCATTTACGAGGAGCTGGAAGAGATCTTGCCCGACATCAGAGACCAGTACTCGTTTGCCGAGGTCAACTCGGAGTACAAGATCACCAATATAAGGGCGATGCATGCGTTTCAGATGGACTTTTTGTCAAAGGCAATAGAAAGGGTAGGGGAAAGGGCGATCGTCGTTTCTATGGTGTCTGAGGACGTCTCAGGGGCTTTGAAGGGTATCGATATCGGAGACAGCTCAGGCAACCACACTCTGTATCTGAAAGGGCTGTTTCCGGCCACCAGGTTCAAGATGCTCAGCGTGAACGCCGACGAGAACGCTGTGAACAAGATCGCTGCAAAAGGCCTGAACGCCATATTGTGCTCGCTGGAAGATCTGGTGATGTTTGAGAAGTACGAGCCGTATGACTTCGGGATGATGTTTGAGGTTCTGGAGCACATAGAGAATCCGGTGGACGTGCTGCGGAAGCTGAAAAAGATGTGCATAGACAAGTTCATAATCACGGTGCCCTACCTGAGAAAGAGCCGAGTCGGGCTGCACCAGATACGGCAAGGCTCTGGTGGGTACAATTTGGAGAATACGCATATCTTTGAATTGTGCCCAGAGGATTGGAAGCTGCTGTTCGCCTACACGGGATGGGAGGTGGTAAGAGAAGCTGTCTATTTGCAGTACCCGAGGTGGTGTCTGCCGCTGAGATACTTGTGGCGGAAGAAGGACTTTGAGGGCTTTTGGGGATGTGTGCTGGGAAGGAAAGATGAAACTTAACGACGCTGATAAAGCACTATGAGCGGATGTATTTTCGAGGACTGGTGAAGACCTTCGTCTTCATAGTGCTAATATTGGCGCTGCTGGTATTTGGGAAGATGTTCTGAAAGGCAGGTGATGCTGGAAATGAGTTGGTGGGTAGATCTCAGCGACGAAAATGGCATTGTCCAAGTGGACAGGCACAGCGAAGGAGGCACGTACGCTCTTGGTGGTACTCCTCAAGCTGATCTTAACATCACCTACAACTACTCTGAGCACTATTATAAGCACTTGAACGAAGAAGAGGGTCTGCAGTGGTTGCACGGAAAAAGGGCCAAAGACACAATAGCTGCTCTGGAGAGCGCCGTCAACAAGTTAGGCACGAAAACCAGTTCAGATTATTGGAAGCCCACGAAAGGCAACGCTGGCTATGCTTTGTCTATTCTGCTTTCTTGGGCCAGGCAGTATCCAGAAGCAGTTTGGGACGTTAGTTGAAAGGCAGGTGATACTGAAAATGAGCAAACCGTTATCGGTGTTGTTGCAGTTGGTGGGGCTGGTCTGGGTGGTGTGGGCGGCAGAGATGCAACCTGAAGAAGTGGCAGAGGTGAGGGAATGGCTAGGGTGAAGTTCCCACTGTGGCGCGAGTTGACATCAGTTGGTACAGCGAGCAGCACACCTTCTGGACTCATGCTAAGACTGAGGTGAGCGCCAAATGGCGCGCAGCATCCAAACTGGCCAAGCTGCTGGGCTGGGGACCTGGTGCTGTGTTCGCTAAGATGGAGACTGGCAGTGGGCCTGTACAATGCGAATGTTTTAAGAAGGAGAAGGAGGACATGAAATGCCTGTAACCGTAGTCGTTGGCGGCCAATTTGGTTCGGAAGGCAAGGGCAAAGTCGCCCACTACCTTGCCAAAGAGATGAATGCCTCTGTGGCTATCCGATGCGGTGGGCCAAATTCGGGTCATACGGTCATCGATCCAAATGGCGAGCCAATCATTTTTCAACAACTCCCCGCAGCCTCAATACTGCCTGATATCAACATTGTCCTTTGTGCCGGCTCCTATATAGACATAGATATCTTAACAAAGGAAATCGAAATAGCTGGATTGAGTCCGGATCGTTTGTGGATCGATCCCAACGCCATTGTCATTACCCCCGCAATGAAAAAGGCTGAGCAGCATGCAGGCCTGATGGATTCCATCGGTTCGACGGGTAGCGGAACAGGCGAGGCTGTTATACAAAGAATTCGGAGAGAAAATCTGCGGTTACTTGCCGAATCGTTTCCCGACCTCACTCCTTTGGTCAAAGAAACCAAACCTTTTCTGAGATGCTATCTCGAAAATAGAGAGAGGATTATCATTGAAGGAACGCAAGGTTTTGGCCTTTCTCTACTGCATTCGCAACATTATCCTTATGTCACTAGTCGCGACACAACAGCGGCAGCATTTGTATCTGAGGCTGGCTTGAGTCCCTTAGATGTTGATGATGTGGTGCTGACTATTAGAGCATTACCGATACGCGTGGCTGGAAATTCAGGCCCATTAGCGGATGAAATCGATTGGGAGACGGTCACTGTGGAAGGCGGTGGTAGTCAACTCATCGAAGAGATAACAAGTGTTACAAAATGCGTTCGCAGAGTCGGCAGATTTAATCCGGAAGTTGTGCGGACAGCTATTGAGGTTAATAGGCCAACAAGAATCGTGCTCAATCATCTTGATTGCATAGATTGGAGTGCGAGATCCGAAGGACCGACTTTCAAAATCCTTCAGTTTGTTAAACAGGTGAATTCTCTCATCGGACGGTCTGTCGACTATTGTGGTTATGGTCCAAGTTCAGATGCTCTCCAAGCCTCAGCCATTTGGCTTCGAAACTAATGTCCTCTTAAGGACAAATCATAAAATAAGGCGGACATTGCCATGAATACCGTTTTAAACGATTTAGATTATGCCAAAGACACAATAGCTGCTCTGGAGAGCGCCGTCAACAAGTTAGGCACGAAAACCAGTTGGGTGGTGTGGGCGGCAGGCGTGTTCGGCAATGGGCACATTGTCAAGGGCATTTGGTACGTGGCAGTGGGTTTGGGGTTTGTGGCTGTTGGGGGCATAGGGTTCCGGAGGAGGATAAAGAGGTGAAGCGCAAGAACAGAAGCCGAAAGAGCAGAAAGCACCGCAGCCACGTGAACGGGCCACGGGGCAGCAACCTGTTCCTGGAGCGTCTGGTGGCTAAGTTGGCTCGCCGAGAGCGTTATCTGATGAAACAAAAGAAAAGGAGGCAACAACAAAATGAAAAAGCTAATTGAATGTGCTGACAAAGAAGGCTTGGAAAAGTTAGTGGGGGAACGTATTACCCTGTTTTGCATGAACTACATCTATACAGGCAAACTTGTGGGTATCAATGACAACTGTGTGCTGCTCAAAGGCCCTGCTATAGTGTATGAGACAGGACCGTTTTCAGAAAAGGACTGGAAGGATGCCCAGTTTTTGCCTAACGATGAGTGGTATGTGATGCTTTCTGCGGTTGAGAGTTTTGGGGTGATGAAATGATAAGAAGTAAAAGACAAAAGCGGTCTTGGTCTTGGTCTGGGTCTCGGTCTCGGTCTTGGTCTTGGTCTGGGTCTCGGTCTCGGTCTGGGTCTTGGTCTGGGTCTGGGTCTTGGTCTGGGTCTCGGTCTCGGTCTTGGTCTTGGTCTTGCTAAAAATAAATACAAAAACAATACAGAAACACCCTAAAAAGAAGGTCAAAAGAATATGCCGAAGAAAAAAGAAATAAAACGCCGTAAGCCAGGCACCACAATGGATCGCAGAAAAAAGAACCCAGGCCGACCGAGTTTAATTGACCTGGAGGAGTTGACCGACGAAATGAGAGCGCTGGCGAAGTTGAAAGCCAGAGGGGTGAGCGACAAGTACATTCGGGAGCGCCTCAACCTCAGCAAGTACAAGGTGACCACCTATCTGGGACACCCGCTGGTGCAGGAGAAGATCCACGAGTACGCCCAAGAGGCCCAGGAGGAGGACATTGAGCGTTTCTGCCGCAAGCACGACGAGGCCCTGGACCACCTTATGGACAGCCTTATACGGCAGGCCGATGAGGACAAAGTGTCGCCTACAACCATAAAGGGCTTCATGGATGACAAGATAGCCAGCTTCAAGCTCAAGGACCCCGAGGAGCAAGAGACGCAGACACTGCAGATCACGGCCACAAAGAAGAGGATGATCACGGGGGACATAACGCCGGAGGAGAGAAAGCGGCTGCTGCCAGCGGACGCGGTGATACCGGAGGACACAGACGAGCCACTGGACGCCGAGTTCGAGGAAGAAGAAGGGACAGAAGACGATGAAGGCGATTAGACTGGGCACCACGGAGCACGGAGTATTCCTAAGCCAGACAAAACGGCAGAGGGAAAAGAACCTCTTCCGCATACAGGTGACAGAGGCAGGCACAGAACGGATAAGGGCGGTGTGGCCGGTGGAGATGCTGGTGTCTGTGTTGGTGCTGATCAGCAGGCAGCCAGGTTCACTAAAGGAAACAATGCGGGAGATGCTGGAGGTGACCACGGAGGTGGGCTGCTGGGGGAGGATAGCCGCCATACTTCAAGATCCAGAAATCAGGCGGCTGAACTGGGATGAATAGGGAGATTAAAATAAATATAGGCTTCGGTTTGTGCCTGGCCACCATGATTAGCGGTGCGTTTACTATTCTCAATCTATGGTGGTTTGTGCCCACCTGTGTACTGGCTCTAGTTACAAGGCAGTACGTTAGGGCACAGTGTACGGGAAAGAAAAGAGAAGGGAGGAGCAGCAAAGAGGACAAAGGAAGAGGGTGTGACATTGGATAAGGCAATGGATGGGTTGGAGGAGAAGAAGGCTAAGTATCTGTTTATGGCTAACTGTGTATATCAATAGTGCTGGGCTATGTGCAGAAGTCTATTATGTACAAGCTGAAGGAGGAGGCACTGGATAGGTATGATCCTTATCGAGATATGTAGAGAATGTTGGGGAATAAAATAAAGAGGGAGGACTAAAGAGATGACGTTCACAATTTGGGCAGCGGCACTACTGGCTCTGCTACTTGTCGGGGTGCCGTTTGCGGTGTGGTTGGTATATGTGTTGGATGATGACAATGATCCAGGGCAGGTACACGGATTCGATTGTTGAGAATGTGCAGGGAAAAGAAAGGAGAACTGAAAGAGAGATGACACTACTGGAGTGGATAGCGGCAGGGGATGTGTTCTGGATGGCTTTCTGGCTGGGGTTTCTGCTGTAAAAGGAGAACAGATATGAGCTACGCCTGACTGAGGAAGGACAAAGAGAGAGAGAAGGCAGGCCAGAAACAGAAGGAAGAACCGCAGTGACAAAGAGGGAAGGGGGCTAAGAGATAGTGCTAACACAATAGCAGTGGTAATGATAGCAGTGTGCTGCTCTGGGGTATTATGGGGACACGCTGATGGCCCTGTTGGTGATGATTAGGTTGGGTTTGTTGTAGTGAGTAGAAATATAAAAGGGGATAGGGTAGAAATGAACTGGGTTCTGGGTGCTGATATCTGTGGGCGGATCTGGCCATGACCCACACAGCCCAACCCCCACCCCTCAACCAGCAGGAAGAAGGGGAACCAAGAATGCCGACGAACACAGAAACAGAAGGTAAGGAGTCCAGGGTAGTGGTGGTGCCGGACATCAGGTGCTCAGAGTGCGGTGGGCAGTTGAGTTATAGTGCTGTGTTCCGCAGAGGAGTCTGGACCCTGGAGGTGGACCCCTGCCAGCGCTGTGTTCAGAAGTCTTATAAAGAAGGTCAGGTGTCGTGGGGAGCGCCCTGGAATGGATAGTCTGAGGTGTTTTGGTTGGGGGAGGCTTTGTGGTGGATCTGTGCGTTTGGTCTTGGTGTCTGTTTGCTGGTGCTGATGTGGGGAGAATGAGTGGGCACGGGGTTGGGGGGCGGGGTGTTGGAAAACTTTTGACGGTCGGCGGGCCTGGGTGGGGGAGGTTGAATTTGCAGAATTTGAATTTTTTTGCTTAAACCCCAAAAACTGAAAATATAATATAGGAATTTTTTTGACAGAAAAAGGGAGGACTCAAAAAGATGAAAACAACAGCCTCAGTATAGGGAGAGGGACTTGAGGACACGATGACTACCTCCGAAAAACTCTACCTACTGCTCTGGTACCTGAACAGGGAACTGCGTCTCAGGGTTGCCGTATGGTGGTCTGAGTATCGGTGGGCTGTTGTGCTGGTGGTTCACTCTTTTTCTTTCTGTAGACTTTCTGCTTTTTCTCTATTCATAAACCTGCTGCCACAGAGTGGAGGTTGTGACACTATGAAAGAAGCGCTCAAAATCATTTTATCGGTTTTCGTGTTCATCATTCTTCTGCCGCTGTGGGTGGTGGTGTGGCTGCTGTTCAGCTACGACCTCCACTGGCACCTGACTAGGGAAGGAGGGCTGTACAGGAGATGACCACCTGGCAGGACCTGGTCAACGGCACCTTTGAACTGAGCGGTGGGGCGTTCATACTGATGAGCATACTCAGAGTTTTGAAGGACAAAGCGGTGCATGGCGTCAACTGGGTGCACCCGGCGTTTTTCAGCGCCTGGGGCTTCTGGAACCTCTACTACTACCCGCACCTGGGCCAGTGGCTCAGCTTCTGGGGTGGAGCTGGAGTGGTCACCGCCAACACCGTGTGGGTCATTTTGCTGATTCGGTACAGGGGGAGGGAAAATGATGAGTATTGAAGAAGTCCTAGAACAAATGCGCTACATAGACTGCAAATACTACCAGAGCAATTTCCGAGATTTTGATGGTTGCCCAGGTTTAGACTATGCTGGGGATGATGAGGACTGTGGTGACTGCCCCTACAGGCTGTTCAAAGTTCAATCAGCACCAGAAAGAGGGTCTGGGCGGCTGATGTGATATTAGTGTAGTGATCTAGCAAGGATGACGGATTAGAAAATGACCCCAGAAGAGCAACAGCTCATGGAGTTCATACGGGATGTGGTCACAGAGAACATCAAGCTCCACCTGCGCGAGATCGTGAAGCTCACCATCGAAAAAGGGGCCGAGGAAATGAGCAAAGCCGTGCACGAGAACTACACCGCACACCTGGAGAACCTGCTGGGCCGATTGGAGATGCTGGAGCTGCAGGTGCGCCAGCTCCAGAGCATCATCGACCAGGAGGCAAAAGAAGAGTTCCGGAGGTACTACAAGCTGCAATGAGAGACAAACCCACAGACGAGCTAATAGGCTTTCTAATCAGCTATATGAAGAGGCCGCCCACCGATGCCCGTGACCGCAGCGTGCTCAACTCGGCCATCGGAGCATTTTACAGCCGTGAGGTCACCGCCGGAGAGCTGAAAGCCCTGTGGAACGCTTTCGGCGAGCACGGCATTTATCATTCTGATCTGTTGCACTTCTACATACGGGTGTTCCTGGGCTACGACATACCGCGCAAGAGGTTCTGCCGTCAGCACATTGCTCCCTTTACCTTCATAGAGCAGATGTTCTTTGAGCGAGTGAGGAACGCCATCGCCTTCGCCAATCGCACGGGGGGCAAGACCATCAACGTGGCCATTCTCAACCACCTGAACATGCGCTTCAAGCCGGAGTGCGAGATAGCCTCCGCGGGGGCCATTCAGGCGCAGGCCGACCGCATGTACGGGTACTTCCAGAGCTTCCACAAGGGGGAGCTGTTTGCCCCGCTGCTGGACGGCGACATGACCAAGAGTAGGAGCTTTTACCAGAACGGCTCAAAGATAGAGATCATCACGGGCAGCGTCAAGGGCCTAAACAGCCCCCATCCGCACAAGGCAATCATAGACGAGGTGGAGCTGATGGACTGGGCCGTGCTGCAGGAGGGCCTGAGCATGACTATCAGCTCCAAAGACATCATGGCGCAGCAGATCTTCTGCTCCACCCGCAAGTACGAGCTGGGCACCTTCCAGCGCTTATTAGACAAGGCCAAGAAGACCTCGGGTGAGCAGGGCTACGTCATATTCAAGTGGTGCATTTGGGAGATACTGGAGAAGTGCAGAAGGAAATGCAAAAAGGACCCGCGCTACGGCGACTGCCCCATTGAGCACGTCTGCCACGGCAGGGCGCACAAGTGTTCTGGTTTCTATGATCTTTCTGATTTCATAGATAAGGTGCTCACACTGGACAAGGACACTCTGGACGCGCAGTGGTTCAACCGTAGACCATCAAGGAGTCTGCTGGTCTACGGCGACTACTGGAACAAGGCAGTGCACTTTATACCCCGCAGGCAGATCCAGGGCACGGTGGTGAAGATCGCTTCCTTGGACTTCGGCTCCAGCCCAGGGCACGACTTCGTGTTTCAGGTGTGGGAGGTGGACGTAAGCAAACTAAAGGCCCAGCTGGAGGAGCTGGGGCCTGGAGAGATACCCACCGCCAAGCCTGTGTTCTACCTCACTTACGAGTACAGGGCCGGAGGCTCTCCGCTGGAGAACCATGCGCGGTGGATAAAGAGCTGTCCGTTTTGGGATGAGGACTTGATCATATTCGCCGACCCTTCGGCCAAGCAGCAGCGCCTGGACCTGGAGGCCACCTACGGCATCAGCACCTTTGAGGCCAACAACGCCGTGACCGCAGGCATAGACTCCGTGCGCAGCCACATGCAGATCCGTGGCGACAATGAGACCTACTTCTACATCTTCAACGACTACCTGGACAAGACCGATAAGAAGCTCAAGGGCACGCATGAGGAGTTCGCCCTTTACCGATACAAGATAACCCCAGACGGCAGGCCTGATCCCGAGAAGCCCATGCAGGTGAACGATCACGGCATGGACGCCACTCGGTACGCCATAGCCAGCGCCGTGCCCTACTTTGTGGAGATGTTTACCCCAGTGTTTGAGGACATCGTTGAAGACGAGGAGTGGCCATTCTGATGAATGAAGAACTGAAAGCCGAGTGCGCAGAACTGATCCGAAAGTACCAGTGCTACAAATATGAGTCTTACAAGGTGAGGTGTAGGAATGCGTTGTTTGTAAAAATGCAGCCTTGGATGACAAAGTGGATTAAGAAAATATGTGTCTCCTGGAATAAGCGCGAAACCAATGAGGAAGTGCTCTCTTTGAGTTGGGACGCCTTCTACTACTGTCTGGAAAACTACAAATGGGGTGGCAACAACATACCTGAACACTTTTACAAGTACACTCGCTATTGGATGCTCAACCACTACGCAGTGAAAGACACCGTGAGAGTACCGTTAGAGGAATTTGAGGAAATAATGAAACTGGCCGAAGAGCCAGCAACTAGAGCTTTTTCAATCTTGGCCAAGCTGCATAGGCTAAAGTTGGCGGTTCCTGAGAAGTACAGAGTGATGTTGGATGATGCTCTCCTTTCTTTACATAATGAATCTGTTTATTCTAATAAAGGAAAGAAGTCAAAATGCCCAGGAGTTAGGAGTTCTGCGTATTATGAAATAAAGGAGATTTTTAAAAGCATTATAACTACTTATGTATTAGGAATAAAGAAGACAAAATAGGTAAACAGCGTTTTTTCTTTTATATTATCAAAAGAGGGTATTTCTTTTGGTATTTTTTTGTCCTAAGAGCAGGAAATGAAATAGATGCTTAAAAACATAAAGGGATCACTCAAGCTCAGGCGTGCACAGAAGCAGCTTGAGCTGAAGCAAGCCGAGTACGCCACAAAGCAGTACGAGCTGGCTATTGAGCAAATTACCGAGGCCACCAACATAGTCCAGGACGAAGACCGCATGTCTGGGTGGTTTGCCCACGGAGAGAGCGGCAACGTCGGCATGAGCGTCGAGGAGCACAGCGACATGCTCCAGAACGCCTACAGGCTCTACCACAACAATCCGCACGCCAGGGCCGTGGTGCGCAACCTTTCCAAGTTCATTCTGGGCAAGGGGCCGAACGTCATCCCCGAGGACGACAACGAGAGCAACCGCAAGAAGGCCCAGGAAGCCTGGACAGAGTTCCGCAAACTCAACAAGTTCAACCGCAGGGAAAAGGAACTGGTCAACCGCCTGTTCAGGGACGGAGAGGTGTTTCTGCGCTGCTTTGAGGACACTGCGGAAGGTGCTGTGAAGATCCGCTTTATCAGAGCAGACCTTGTAGCCGAACCACGAGACAAGAAGAACGTTATAAAGAACGGCTCCTTTGGCATCGTCACGGACCCAGACGACATCGAGGAGGTGCTCGGCTACATACGCTGCGACCGTGAGGGCAACTACAAGGAGCGGCTGAAACCTGAGGAAGTGATCCACATAAAGATCTTCTGCGACTCCGACCAGAAGCGCGGCGTGTCGGTCTACAGGGTCTGTGCCAAGCGCCTGAAGCAGTACGAGGAGTGGCTTGAGGATCGAGTGGTGCTGAACAAGATACGCAGCGCCATAGCACTGGTCAGGCAGATAGACAGCTCCGCAGCAAAGGTCAAGGCCATAAGGGACGAGAGCCTCAGTGACCAGTACTCCACAGGCAAGCGCCGAGTGCGAACTCCGCATCGAGGCACTGTGATCACTGCCTCCAAGGGCATAGAGTACAAAATGCTCACCCCGAACATCAACGCCAGCGACTCCGCAGATGATGGCAAGGCCATACTGCTAGCGGTGGCCGCTGCGGTAGGGTTTCCTGAGCAGATACTCACTGGAGACTACTCTAACATCAATTACAGCTCCTCGCTGGTGGCGCAGAACCCGTTCGTGCGGGAGATAGAGGACTGGCAGGACTTCCTCAGCGACTTCTACACCGATATGTATGAGCGGGTGATCAAGGCGAAAATCAAAGCAAACAAACTCCCCAACAACACCAAGGCTACATGCAAGGTCGAGTTCCCGCCGATGATACTGGCCGAGCTGGAGAAGCTGGCCAAGGCTTATGAGATAATGTTCAAGTACAAGATCATCAGCAAGAAGACCTGGCGCGGCAAACAGGGCCTGGATGATGAGGTAGAGAGCCAGAACATCGAGGATGAGGAAGGCGATGAGGTCTACGGACAGCCGCCAGCAGGACACCCGAACCAGTACCCAATGGGCAGGCCTGGACCTGGCGGGCAGTTTAACATGCCTTTGGCACCTATGAACCAACTCGGCAAAGCAGTTGTGCAACTTTGGGAGGCGTTTAGGAGGGAGGATTGGGACAAGGTGATAGAGATAGGGGAGGAGCTGAAAGGGACTGCCAATGCGGAGACTAATGAGTGATGAAGCGATTGAGCTTCGTGCTGATGTTGAGAAGACTGCTGAAAGCTCTTTTCTGCCTACGGAGGGAAAGACCACCAATGGCTGCTACTGAATACTGCCCAGATCCAACCTGTGCTATTGATTTTTGGGCTTCTAAGGGGATTGGTTGGTCGCATGATGCTGCGAATAATGAGTTTGATTGTGATGGATCGATGCCAGGTTTTCCACCCGGTCTGACTACAACACTGAGTGTTTATAATCTTCCGACCGATGATAGCAATGTAAATATTGGTGGTACGTTTAGGACAGAGTTTACAGTCAGGAATTATGTTTCTGGGACTATATGGTTTGAAATAGCAGCGGAGGACGGAACTGTTCGGTCAGCCAATGGCACTTATATTGAAGACATAACAGACCCTGGTGGTAGACGCTATGGTTTTTGGGGTATTACCGGAGATGGTGATTTTGTAGGCAGTATCACTAATATCCACATTCAACTTTACTCTGAACTGTACGGCTGTGACACGGAGTCAGATGTTGGTCGACTACGGTTGCTGACTGGGTTGTGTAGAGGCAGTGAGGTCGAACTCTTCACGAACGAGGAGCTGGAGCAGGTGCTTTCTATCAGTGATGATGATATTGATATGGCTGCTGCTGCAGTAATGGCCAGCAAGGCAGCCAGAAGGGCAGAAAGTACTTGCAGTTTGTCTTTGGGCAAGCAGGATCTTGACGTTGATAGGTGCACGTCAACAGAGCAAATGATAAAGACAAGGAAGCAGTTTTTTGATAAATGAATCTGATGATTGTTGATGGGACGGAGACTTGTCTGGTGTGATACAGGGCTTTGGCTGAGCGGATGACAGGCACATATCCTAAAGTGTAAACAGAGAGGGGGAATAATGAAACAACTCATACTCGCAATCGGGCTGGTGCTGGTGCTGGCGTGTTCGGCCAACTCAACAACATATTATGTTGATGAAACACAAGCACTTGAGCAGGTTATAGCTAATCTTGTCTCTGGCGATCATGTGCTGTTTAAGCGTGGGGATAGATGGGCTGGGCAGGTTGAGGTTCCTTGCTCCAATCTTACATTCGGCTCTTATGGAGTAGGCCCAAAACCCATCATTGACGGTGAAAACAACATCAACTGGATATTCAAGATTGTTGATGTATCAGACATTACGATTGACGGCCTTGAGTTGATGAATGTTGATAGTCCCACTCAGTCTGGAAATCTTATCTATGTGGGTGCCTTTAAGTTTACTCGGTCTTCTAACAATATTCACCTAAAGAACCTCACTCTTCATGGCGCTAAGACCCGTGGCATCGCTCTCATGGGTTACAGTGAAACAGATTATGCTGACGGCATAGTGATTGAGAATTGCGAGATATACGATATCGGTGATTGGGGAGATACTGCCGCTGCTGATATTTGTATCATGCACCATGTCAGGGCGGTAACGATTAGAAATTGTCTGCTCTACGGGAACGCTCTTGATAGAGGCGTAGATGGTATAACATTTGATATGACACAGGCTTCTGGGCATCTGATTGAAAACAACCATATCTGGGGCCATGAAGAAAACGAGCTGGACTTCAAGTGGGTATTTGAGGCTGGGAATGAGGGCAGGACACAGGTTGTCAACAACCATTTGAGCAACACTAAGAATACGACAATAGTTATCCACCGTGGCTCAAACGGGATTGATTTTGTTGGTAATCGGCTTTCGGGAGCCAATCTTGGCGTTGCTATTATAAACCATGACAGTCCTGCCTACGAATACTGTGATGGTCAAGAGGGAGACATCTTGTTTGAGTGCAATATCGTCACCAACATGCTTCGCTCACCATTCTTTGACACTGGCCTGACGGCTGGTGGTAATAGGCTTTACAACAATATCTTTGCCAACAACGGTACCCAATACAATCCTACGTCTTGGTATGTGAATATCAACTCGCCTAACTGGACTGTTCGAGGCAATGCCTTTTACAAGAATGGTCAGGGAAGAGTGGATGCTGGCAAGATGGCTTATCAGGTATGGTGTAGAGTCGATGAGGGTTTAGTAATGTCAAATAACCTGTACTGGCACCCGAACGAACAAACTGGACAAGGTGTGATTCGTCACAGTGGCGTAAGAACTTTGGCCTGGATGCAGGACAATACACCGTTCTGCGCTGGCTCTGTTGAGGCCAATCCCGCCTTTGTTGGTTGTGTTTTAGGAGAGTGAACATGCTAAAGAAACTCGGTTTGATCTTACTATTGCTGCTCTTGCCAGCTTTTTGCTCTGCTGCTGATAAAACTGTTGGATCGGCTGGTGCGGACTACACACAGGTTGGAACGGCCCTTACGAGTCATGCTTTTATGCCTGGGGATACAATTACGCTTATTACAGACGTAACTGAGGCGAATAAGTGTCTTTGGGGAAATATGGACGACGGGGCAGCCGGGGTCTACGTTACTCTCGATCTAAATAGTTACACTTGGGACATGACGGCAGCCGATGATTATATACTGGGACTGGCTGCTACAACCTACACAAGGATAAAAGGGCCTGGAACAGTTAAAACCACTGCCTCCACGAATGGCGCAATAGAAATAAGTGGGGGTAATAACATTATTATTGAAAACTGCACGATAGAGTACGTTGCTGGTGACTGGAGCGATTCCGGCATTAGGCTTCGGGCTTCTGCCGATACAACCACTATACAAAGAGTAATCTTTACTAGCCTGACTGCGGATAGTGGTGTTGGGGTGTTTGTAAGAGATGACTCAAACAATACCACAGTTAAGTATTGTCTTTTCAATAATTGCTCCAGGGGTGTTTATTTCTACGACGTTGACGGAGTGAATCCCCCAACCGGTTTGTTTCTTTACAACAATACACTTTACGATTATGATTTGGCTGGTCTTTGGATAGACGCCAACACGGATGCGTCTGAGGTTACTGCTCGGAATAATATTTTTTACGGCGACGGCTCCTGTAACGGCGTTGATGATGATGGAGCAAATGAAGCTGATCTCAACTACAATTGCTACTACAACAACGCGACTGATGTGGCTGGATCAAGCTCGGTTGGCGGAAACGGTTTAGCGAACACCGATCCACTTATGGTTGATCCCGCAAACGGCAACTACCGCTTGCAGGCGTTGTCACCGTGCAGGGATAATGGTGACGCCACGCTAGGTTTAACCAGCGACATCACAGGCCGACTTGTGCCACTAGGCTCTGCTCCAGACATAGGAGCGTATGAGTACATGAAGCCGAGATGGTGGAGGTTCTGGAGATAAATGAATGCAAATAGGAGAACATAATCATGGCTGTAACAGCAGTTTGCAACGCTAACGTTATTCACGTTACAAATCTCAATGCGGATTGGGCCTGGTCTACGACCTTGCCAGCGAGAGGCAGTGGAATACGGGTAGAGAGCATACAGTTTAACCCGACTGCCGCCTCTGATAGGTGTGTTATGCTGGATGGGGCCAGTGGTACCACCATAATGGATGTCACCTGCGCTGATACAACCGATTCCAGGGTGAAGTATTTCTATGGGCAGAAGTTGAGGCCTGTTTTTGACTTCTCGCAGAGCGTTATCAGTGGCACTTCCACCGACGGTCACATTATCATCATGACGAGGTAAGGCAGCTGGTGATTCTGTTGAAAGGGCTAAATGGCAAAGACAGCGAATGAGATCTTTAGGGACTGGCTCTTACGTCACTCACACTACTTGGGCAGGGTTGAAAATGGGGCAATCCGCGAGATGGTTGCTCCGTACCAGCGAGCGAGGCAGGAGATATATGACAGGCTGGCAGATCAAGCAAAATGGACAGGCAGGACACGAGAATGGAGAATAGCACGGCTCAATGCTCAGCTTGCGGAGGTGGAGGGTGCTCTGCAGGCTGCGGCGCTGGACTCGGCTGGCTCACTGCAGCAGACTCTGAGGGAGCTGGCCTATACGGAGGCCGACCTGCAGGCTGCGATGCTTGCTGGGCCATTTGGACGGGTGGGGGTGGATATCGTCAGCCTGCCCTATGCGCAAATAGAGCAGATACTGGACGAACCGTTGATATACCAATACAGGGGCATGACTCCAGCAGACAGTATGCTCTGGGGCAACAAGAAGGCTGTTGACGCTATGAGGCAGGAGCTGACACAGGCTGTTATTTCTGGGGAGGATATGGCTAGGGCTTCTAAAAGACTTGTGAACCCACTGACTGCAACTATGAAAGGTGTTGCCTACGAACAAATAGCACGGAGGGCGACGATAATAGCACGCTCTGAGATAATGCACGTGAGTAACTCGGTGTCCAGAAGGGTCTTTAACGAGAACCAGGACGTCATGAAGGGCTGCATGTACACAGCCACTCTTGACAGGAGGACTTGTTTGATCTGCGCTTCTGACGATGGTCGGTTCTTTCCATACAAGGACGGCATCGATCACGAAGGTCCACTTTTGCCTAGGCATCCGCTGTGTCGGTGCTGTTACAGCCCCGTGACTAAATCCTGGACTGAACTCGGCGCAGACGCTAAAACTCAGACAGGCAAGGATTACTTCTCAGGCAAGAGGCCAGAGGTGATCACCTACAGTGACTGGCTGAAGAAGCAGCCTGATGATGTGCTGAAGGAGATACTTGGGCCTGCAAGAATGAAGCTCTGGAAGGAAGGCAAGATCACTCTTTCCAAGATGGCTACTGACAAGAAAGTGATTGCTGTAAAGGATTTGAAATAATGCCAGTCCACACAGGAAAAGACAACAATTAAATGATTAAAAAGAAAAAATATCGTAAACTCAAAATGAGACTTTGCCAATGTGGATGCGGCCAAGCTTGCTATAATAGATTTGTCAAAGGTCATGCAAATAAAGGTAAAAAATTTTCCAAGCTACATAAAGATAGAATAGCTATCTCTCATAAGAAAAGATCCAAAGAAACAAGTAGACGTGTAAAAGCTCAATGGGAGGATGATAATTATAGAAGTAGAATTTGTAAATCTATGAGTATTTATGCTCAAAATAGATCTAATCACCATAAATTTAATTTACAAAAATCTATTTCGACAGAGGAATGTAAAAATAAACAATCTATTGAGGCTAAAAGACGGTGGAAAGATCCTGATTATCGGAATAGAGTGTCTTTAGGGGTATCACAATCTGTTAAAAAAAATTGGGATGATAATCCTGACAGGAAAATTAAAACTAGCAGAAGGATGAAAGAACTGTGGGCTGATCCAGATAGTATTTATAATTCAGATTGGTTTCATAATATGAATTCTAAGAAAGTAACTAATTTGTATATTGAAGGTAAACTTTGCAAAGTTGGCAAAGGTAAATCAGGCTATTTCTTTTCCAAAAAGAACAATAAAAAACTTTGGTATAGATCTTCTTACGAATTAATAGCTTATGAATTGTTAGAACAATTATCTAAAGTGAAAAGTTATGAAGTAGAACCATTTAGTATTCAATATGAATGGAAAAATTCAATCCATAGAACTATACCAGATATTTTGGTTACTTATATTGATAATAGTAAGGAATTAATTGAAGTTAAACCACGTTTTAAATTTGATATTAAGAAAGAACAGATTAAATTAAATGCTATGAAAGAATATGCAGAAAATCAAGATTGGTCTTTTTCTATATGGTCTGAAAAGGAATTAGATGCCGGTTGAGGTTGGTAATGATAGTAGGGGATGTTTTGCAAGATGGGGTAATAGCGGGAAGAAGTACTACTACTCATGCGGCAACACAGCAGCCATGGACAAGGCCAAGCAAAAGGCTCATATACAGGGTGCAGCAATAGGAAAGGAAACAATGAAGGAAGCTGAACTCAAAGAAGCAGAACTTGAACTCACAGCGGAAGGCTATCTGGTTGAGGCCACAAGGCCACAGGACAAGCCAGGTGGCTCCAGTGTGGGCAAGTACAAAGGGGTGAAGACATTTTGTGGGCCAGCCGGAGGAGCACCAAAGGGCAGCTTTCCGGTGAATACTCGTAAACGAGCGGTCGCGGCATTGGCCTATGCACGCAACGCTCCCAACCCAGCAGGCATAAAGGCTTGCGTCTGTAGGCACTATCCGGATCTGCCTGCCTGCAAGAAGAAGGCAACGGCTAGTGAGAAACCTGATCTAATCGTGGAGGCAATAAGCAGAGGGAACTGGAATGGCTAAGTGCTTATGCAGTTATGGTTGTGGTAGGGTTGGAAGATATTTGTTCAAGAATGGCAAATGGTGTTGTGAGAAAAATGCTGCACAGTGTCCAGTTTCACCGAGGAGCACCAACATAAAATGAGAAAGGCATTTTCACTTAAACCGAACAAACCAGAAAGGAAGTTAAATCGGATCTTACAAAAAATGTTTCCAAATGAGTATAGATATGTTGGTGACTTCCAATTTTTTCTTGGTGGGAAGAACCCAGACTTTATGAATATAAACGGACAGAAAAAGTTGATTGAAGTTTTTGGCGATTATTGGCACAGAAATGATAATCCTGAAGACAGGATAAATCATTTCAAAAAATATGGCTTTAGCACTTTGGTTATTTGGCAAAGAGAATTAGAGAATAAGGAACATTTGGTGAAAACTTTAACTGAATTTCATAAGAGGTAAGGGGAATGGATAAAAAAGTTTTACAAACAAGGGAGATGACTGAGGAAGTAGAAGCCCCTTTTTCTGCTGTAACTGAAGCAGGTATAGATACTGATAACCACATGCTTAGCGGTGTGTGTATTTTTGGGACTAAAAAGAGCAAAAACAATCGTATCTATACAAACAAAGCAGTAGAATCTCTGGCTTCTCTTACAGAGGGAGCAAAATGTTATGTTGACCATCCTACACATGACGAGTTAAAGCAGCGGGACGGAACTCGTTCGATTAAGGACTGGATCGGTGTGTTTGAATCTTCTAGAAGGCAGGGAGACAAAGTTTTTGCAAACCTTCGCTGTAGAGAAGCATATTTCGATCTCCTTAAGGACGTTGCGTTACTCCAGCCTAAAGGCGTCGGAATGAGTATTAATGCTCGTGTAAAGGTTTTTGCTGATGAAAAGGGCATGGAAAGTGTTGAAGATATTGATTTTTTGAAGTCGGCAGATTTAGTTTCGTCAGCGGCCTGCACATCTTCTATCTGGGAGGGTCTACAAGAAAAAGTAGAAGAAGAGAACAATAAACCTGAACAAAGGGAACGTCTTGTCATTGTGCCCGAGGCAGTGGAGCGGAACGTTGAGTTGCTCTTCGTGCAGGAGGGCATCATACAGGACAAGTTGAACAATGACAAAATCAGAAGCGAGATAAACGATATCGCTTACACGGCCAACAGGCTCATAGAAAATATCGTTTACGACGAGAAGCTCTCAATCACTGACAAGAAGAAGAAGGTGATCGCAGTGTTTGACGACCTGAGCAAGGAAGTCAAGAAGAGGGTTTCTGGAATCAAGGAGTCTAAGGACTACTACGAAGAGGAGGATGAAGAGATGGATCTAAATAAACTGAAGACTGAACATCAGGACCTTGTCGAGGCAATCATCGCTGAGTACAAGGAGACCGAAGAGGTCAAGAGCATGAAAGCTGATCTCTCCGAGGCCCAGGATCAACTGAAGGCCAAGGACGAGACCATTGAAACACAAACCAAACAGATCGAGGAGCTCAAGAAAGAGAACACCGATCTGAAGACTCGTATGGACGAGATTGAGCTTCAGGAGAAGGTCTCCGAGAAGAAAGATCTCATGAACCGCCTCATCAAGGAAGCACAGCTCAAGGACGAGTATGTGTCCGACATCTTCATGGCTAACCTTATGGCCCTGGAGGAGTACAAGAACGATGAGGAAGAGGCTGTTACGGTCGAAGAGCAGGCCAAGGCCATGATCACCGACCGCAAGCAGCTGGCCGAGAGCGGCTCCGGCAAGGTCAAGGGCTCAGGTGACGAATTCACAGAGGGGAACGAGGACGAAAAAGAGAAAGCCCAAAAGGTCACCGAGCAGGATGTGGATGACTTTGCTGGCAAGATCAACAAACGCTAAACCACACTGGATAGATACTCTCTTAATAGGGGATACTATCTCTGTTATTCGGTATCGTGGTTTAAGTGATTCTATTCTAGGAGGTTGAAAGAAACGACTATGTCAGGAAACAACAGACATCTCAGAGGAGATGTAAACGCTATCAAGATGCCCGTCCACGGCGCTACGGTTGTGGAGCCTGGGGATTTGCTGGTCTACGGTGGCGATACAAACATCTGGACCGCTCACAGCGACTCCAGGGCCGACTACTATGCGTATCCGGTCAGCGGCATCACCGGCTCAGCTGGTATGGGCGGCACGGGAACGCTTTGCATCGCTAAGAACCATTTCTGCGGCATTGCCCTGTCAGGTTCGAAGAGTGGCACCACAGAGGACATCACGGTGGCTCTTACGGGTACGTTCCGCTATCCGCTGCGCAACATACCAGGCAAGGACGGCTCCAAGACCTGCGGCACCACAGTGGGGCTGAAGGTATCGATGGTGACTCCGGCCTCCGTCACGGTGGCTGGGCCTTCGGACCAGGCTGTGTGCATCGCTACTCACAGCGGCACCAGTGCCTACATCGGCTACTGCATTATGAACAGCAGCGGCGGTGGCACAAAGGGTGGTACCAGCTATGTGGACTTCGTGCTGAAGAGCAAGTGGGGTCTTGGGCTGGCTACCTAAGCAGTGAAGAATAGGTACTTAATAGGAGATGCTTTTTCTATTCAAGTATCGTGGTTTAAGTGATTCTATTCTAGGAGGAAAAGAAAATGTCAGGAAACAACCGATATCTCAAAGGAGATATCAATTCAATTAAGCTACCAGTCCACGGAGCCACTGTGGTGGAACCTGGTGACTTGCTTATATTGGGAGCTACTACGGAGACCCAACAGCACCGTAAAGCAGAGGGTGTGGCTGATTACTATGCGTATCCGTTCAGCGGTGTCACCCGTGAAACTGGTGAGGGAGTCATCCGACTCTGTAAGAACTGGTTCATCGGTGTGGCGATGAGCGGCTCGGCAAGTGGCACTACCAATGAGGTTACAGTGGCCACTTCGGGCATGTTCCGCTATCCGCTGCGTAACATTACTGCCAAAGAGGGTGCTTTGACCTGCGGCACAACGGTTGGCTACATAGTCAGTGCTGCTACGCCTACGGCTTCCACAACGAGTGGCTGTTCGGCGCAGGCGGTAATGATCCAAGGCCATGGCGGGGCGTCGGCTGCTGTTGATGGTGGTTCTACTGCCTTCTTAGGCTACTGTGTGATCACCAAGCCAGCAGGCACCAAGACTGGCGGCGCAAGCTATGTGGACTTCACTATCAGGACCAAGTACGGGCCTGGAGGACTGGTAACGTAAGAAGATGGCTAATGTTCAACGCTGGGACCACGGAGCAAAGCATGTAATTCACGTCACTGTGAAAAGTGGCACCACCGTGGAGACGGGGGACTTGATGTTCCTGGATGACACTGACGGTCTGCGTGAGGAGGGCGCTTCCACAGCAGACTTCAGCGCTTACCCTATGGAGCACCTGAGGCCGTCGGCAACTCTCAGCACAAACAAAGGCTACCTGGAAACGCGCTTTCTGGGTGTGGCATTGACCGACAAAGACGGTGGCACCAACAAGCCGCAGGAGGCAATGGCTATCGCCACGGGAGGTATTTTTGAGTTTGACCTCAAGCCAGCAAGAACTGTGAAGGTGGGTTACTATGCTGGGCCGTCGGGTACGACGAGCGGGTCAAACATGTTCAACCAGAAGATGATGGTTGAAGCAGAAGCAAATAAAGCCCACTGTTATGGATATTTCGTTGAGTACAAGACCCATGCCCAATCGGCTTTGGTCGAAATAAAAACGCAACATGGGGATGGGATGATATCGTAACAAGGAGGGTATAGAACAATGGCACTAAATCCTACAGGTTCTCCGATCAAGGAGCTTGTGGAATCGAAAGGGGCGCAAGGTGCTCAGGAAGTGATCCGCGAGGGTCTGAAGCAGAAGAAGTTCCAGCCGGAGCACTTCTCACTTCAAGAGATCTGGGAAGCCACCTGCGGGCCTGTGAGTCAAATACAGGAGCAAGTGGTTGCGGACTCCTTTCCGAAGATCACCGGAGAGCTTATCAACGCAAAGATCATCGCTGGCTACGACAGCGTGGCGATGATTGGCGACCAGCTCTGCACCACGGTTCCAAGCAAGCTGAAGACCGAGACCGTAGCAGGCTTTACGGATGCTGAGGTTCCGGACTTCATTCCTGAAGCCGGAGAGTACAACGACTCCACAGTGACAGAGAAATACGTCACCATGCGCAATAAAAAGTATGGGAAGTTGATCTCCATCACCGAGGAGATGATCCTCTTCGATCAGTCTGGTCAGGTGATGACCAGAGCGCAGAGGATCGGCGAGAAGGCAGCGCAGTACAGAGAGAAGACCATAGTGGAGGGCGTTCAGGACATCAACAGCTCAGTCTGGAACCCATCCGGCGTGGCTACGGCTTTCTACAGCGCCACCAACGGCAACCTCGCCACCAGCAACGCTTTCAATGAAGGCGGGCTGGAAGCCGTGCGCAAGCTGATGCAGCAGATGAAGGACGACTCCGAGCACAGCGACAGCAACGACTACATCCTCATCAACGAGGCCAACATGATCCTGTTGGTTCCTGTGGATCTGGAGCTTGAGGCGTGGCAGATGGTTAACTCTACTCTGACGCCCGAGTCGGCTGAGAATGCGTCCAACTTTTTCCGTGGGCGGTATCGGGTGCTGACCAGTCCTTACGTCACAAACCAAAGCGCCACCACGTGGTTCCTGGGCGACTTTAGGCAGGACTTCTGGTGGAGCGAGGTATGGCCGCTGCAGACATTTTCACGCGCGGCTGGCAACAGCGACGAGTTCAAGCGAGACATCAAGAGCATGCACAAGGTCCGCTACTATGGCACGATCGGTGCCGTGGACGTAAGGCATAGCTTCAAATCTACTGCTTAATCTCGTGTAGCTGTGTGTTACACGTAGGCAAGAGAGATAGGGAGGAGTTTTGTAGCCGGAACTTCACTCTGTGCGGCTGGGCTTCTTCTCCTTCCTAGTCTTTCTTTACAGCAATTAGAAGAAGACAACATAGCACGAGGAGGACTATATTATGGCTAGACGAGGACCAGGACGAGGATCTCGCATGGGCAAGGGTGTGCTTTCGGGCAGCACTCTGGCTGTGCACCCGTCCGGCGTAACGATAGACAAACAGGGTATCGAGTATACTGCTGGTGTTGTTGTAACTCCAACTGAACTTGGTTACTTGGATGGGCAGGCGGGGTATGGGCTTGCTTATACTTCAGCAGCAGGGTACAGAATTGCCTATGGACTGACGGACTTCGCAGGCAGCGGCAAGCCTCTTGAAGGCACCCTGTCCGTGAGCAACGTGCTGTCCGTAGACACAGGGCTGACAACGGTGTTGGGTTTTTGGCCTAGCATTTATGATGCCACTTCTGACATGCACAAGCTGTCGGCAAGTGCATTTCTGACCTGGCAGAAGAACCTGACCACGACTTCAGAGGTGACGGTGATCTCTTTGATTGATGCTGGTGCGGCAGGCACAACGCCGTACTTCTTGTTCAATAAGGGAGTTTCCTGTTCGTGGATCGCTTTCGGCACATAATACAAGGAGGACTACATTATGGCGAGTACATGGAGAAGAGGCCCTGGACGTGGATCACGTATGGGCAAAGGTGTGCTTTCGGGCAGCACTCTCGCTGTGGTGCCTTCGGGTGTTACGATCGACAAACAGGGCATTGAGTATTCAGCAGGCACGTTCATAACACCTACTGAAATCGGATATCTAGACGGTCAGGCTGGCTACGGGGTCGCCTACACCACTGCGGCAGGGTACAGAGTGGCCTATGGGTTGACAGATGTGGCTAACAGCGGTGTAAGCCAGGGCACTGGCTCTGTGAGCAGTATTCTGGAAGTGGCCACTGGGTTGACAACGGTGCTTGGCTTTTGGGGTAGTGTTTACGATGCCACTTCAGATATGCACAAGTCATCTGTTAGCATATACCTGGATTGGCAGAAGAACGCGACATACACTTCCAGGGTGACTGTGGTGACCGCTGTAGAGGCTGCTGCAGCTGGTACTGGTGGTGCAACTCCGTACAATTTGTTCAACACAGGGGTGTCACTGTCTTGGCTGGCTTTTGGGACATAAACCACAGCGCAGAGAACCACAGTCTGTGCACACTGTGGTTCTCTGCTTAATATATATCTGAACTGCTGGTTGCATGTTTTTGAAGGGGGGCAAAATTGGAATGGGTACTTGCTTGTTTTACACTGACGCTGATAGCAGCACCTCTGGTGTTTGCTCCGTTGAAGTTTATTGATGGCTACATATTACCACAGCTGGCAGTGCACGCCATTGGGTTGGGGGTTGCCTTTGTGGGCATGGTGCAGTTGGGAGTGTTCCCACTGAGCTTGCTGTCATTGCTGGTATGTCTTTACTTTGTCTATATGGTTATGACTACTTTCTGGTCTACAGCTACTCACGCCTCTTTACGGGATCTGCCTCTCGTGTTCAACGGGTTGGCTGCCTTTCTTGTGGCCTCTGTGCTCTTCCGCAGTAGCGCGCTGAACATGGTCACGGTTTCCTTGGGTGTTTTCTTTGTTAGCACTATCACTTGTATTTACTGCATTGGGCAGCGGTTGCGTATTGATCCTGTGTTCAAGGAGCGGCTGGTGTCAGCGGCGGTGGACTTCAAAGGCTTGCCCAGACAGAGGATACCCAAGTGGTTCAGGAACAAGAACTTTATTGACTCCAGACCGATAGGCACGATAGGCAATACGAATTTTGTCTCAGGTTACTTGGGCTCTACTGTACCGTTCTTGGTTTTTTTGTCTGTGGAGGTGTCGCCGTGGTTCCTGTTGAGCATTCTGTTGGTTGTGGTCACTGTAACTATGGCCGAATGCAGGGCGGCGCTGCTGGGCATGTTTTGTAGTGGTCTGGTATTTCTGCTGATTGCCTCAAGGGCAGGGCTGGTGATTGACTTTGTGGTGTGGTTGTTTTCTTTTGAGTTGGTGCGACTGCTTTCTGTAATCGGTGCAGTGTATGTGCTGTTGTTTCTTGTGGATGCGATATGCAGGCTGCACAAGGGAGGAGTGTTCAGGATGTTGAACGCAGAGACTCCTCTCACCTCGGAGTTGTCAGTGGAGAGCGAGGACCAGGAGGACCTTGTGGCTCACTTGCGGTACAGGTTCCGCTATTGGAAGGCGGCGTGGGAGTTGCTGAAGCAGAAACCGTTGCAGGGTTTTGGGCTCAGGACGTTTAGGAAAGAAGTATATCAAGCACAAGCAACTTTACACAACAGGGACGGCAAGTTCTTAGGTCTTGGCTACCAGACTCCACAGCCCAGGGAGTGCCACAATGACTATGTGGAGAACTTTGTTGAAGGTGGGTTGGTCGGTGGGTTGATGTTTCTGGCTATACTTGCGGTTGTGTTTTACAATGCCTGGGTCTACTTGTCTTCGGTGGTTGCGGTAGACTTCTTGCTGGTGGCTGGAGTGCTGTCTGGTTTCCTCTGCCTGCTTGTGGTGGCGTTCTTCTTTTTCCCGTTCAGGCTACCAGCATCAGCGGTGCTGTTCTGGGTTGGGCTGGCGTTGCTGGACTCCATGACTACCGATGTAGCAATAGTGACATTTGAGTCGAACATCTTTCTGACTCTGCTGGTGGCTGGTGTGTTGGCTGCGCTGTTGTGGGAGGGGAGCATAAAGCCGAACGCAGCGAACTTCTACTTCAACAAGTACAGCTTCTCACGTGACATGATGCTGCGGGAGAAGTTTCTGATAAAGGCGACGGACTTCTCGCCTAGAGAAACGATATTCAGAACTCATGCTGCGGTAAACTACTCGGAGACAGTGCCGTCGTTTGCCGAAAAGCATGCCAATGTGATGAGCTACTTCTATGACGGCATGACTCCGGCTTGGATGATGTTCTACAATGTGGCTATGGTGAAGGCAGCCAATGGTAAGTTTGAAGAGGCCATAGAATATTTGAACCATTCACTTTACTACTTTCCGAGGTTTAAGCCCGCCTTGCAGTTCATGCAGATGATCTGGGCTGAAGCAAAGATGCCAGAAAGGAGGATCTTGATGAAGAGGATGACTAAGGAGGGCCTGCTTGCTATCAAGCTGCATCGCACGGAGGCCGAAAAGCACAACATGGCGATAGAGAACATCATCTTGCAGGAGAAGGTGAAATCGAACATACCGATAGAGTGGTCCTTTGACCTGAAGGAGGGTGTATTTCTGACTCCTACTGAAGCAGAAAACCTACGTAGAGAGAGACAGAAAGAAATGGGCGGAGGATTGAGTCTGGTACCTGGAACAAATGCTTAGAAAGAGAAAGGAAGGAGACACGAGAAAATGACCTTGATGGATGATTTGAGAGAAAAGGCAGCCAAGGGAACAAAAATCACTTCCGAAGAGCTGGAAGAGGCCCGCAAGGAGATGGCAATAGGCAATGCGGCTGACGCTAAGGAGGAGAAAGAAGAAAACCAGAAAGAGGAGCAAAAACCTGAGAAGGCACCACCTCCTCCTGAGCCAGAACCCGAGAAGCCTATAGTGTTTTCCTTTGACGAGTTTGTGCAGAAGAACTTAGGCACATTTAACAGGGTTACACGTTCCGTGTGGAGGAGCAACGTCACGCTGCTGGCTAATATGTTCCTCTCCATAGAGATAAGAAATGAGTTGAAGGCTATCAGACGTCTTTTGGAAGTAAAGCAAACCACAAAGCCAGAAGAATTAGCAACAGGAAAGGAGAAGCCAAAAAGGAAACCTAAAAAATGAGCTATACTCATTCACCAGAGACCGACGAGGGGCGTCTCCGTATACTTTTATATGACGTAGTACCAAGCGGAACCAGCGCAGCTATAGGCTCAAACTACCACTTTGAGGACGCCGATCTGTCTGCCCTGCTGGATATGAACAGTGACGACCTTTGGGCTAGTGCTGCTGATGGATGCCGAGCTATGGCTGCAAAGCTCGCTGACGAGGCCATAGCCTTGGGACTTGGAAAGACAGACATCTACGTAGACAAGAGAAAGAAGCCGGACTTTTACCTAAAACTGGCAGCAGAGTACCAGGAACGTTCCTACACTGACGTTGACGAGTACATTGACTCAATAAACTACGGCGTGAGCTACACGGGATTTGACGATACAGAGTACTTTGGTGACTACGAATAATGTCGATACTGACTTCTCAGGAGATAGCGGACATCACAAGCGACATACATGAGATAGTGACTGATGTCGAGCTGAGCACCAGGATCACTTACAGGCTGGCTGGGGTGACAGCGGAGACCTCCTACGATCCGACCACTCAAGCCATACCGAGCATGTTTTCGACCAGCTCCGTGAGCGCGTTCAAGGGCACTTACAGCCTGGACGAGGCTGCCCAGTCAGGCGGACTGATAGAGTATGGGGATGTGAAGTTCATCGTAATGCGCTCTCATGTCACTGGTATTTTGGGCACAATAGACCAGGTGTTCGAGAGCGGCAGCAGCGTGCAGAGCGGCACCACATACCAGGTAGTTGGTTCGCTGAGCTATGATCCGTTGAAGATCTGCTACTTCATACATTGCAGGGCGGTATGAAAGTTACCATTGATGTTGAGACGGAAAAGTTTAACAGGAAACTGAAAAAGTTTTTGAAGAACAGCAATGTTGAGGTAGGAAAAGGAGTAAGAAAAGCAGCTTTGGATTTGCTCTTTATGATTCATAGGCCAAAACCTCACGGCACTCATCCGGTCGAGACCGGTAGAGCGAGAGGCGCTTGGGCAGCATCGATGGAGGGTCTTGGTGGCAGGTTCAATTACCATAAAGGAGTAGATCCATCAAGAGATCAAGTAGCCATGGGGAGAAAAGAAGGCGGCTTCGTAAACAAACTCAAGAACAAGTACTTCAAATATGTGGAGCTTATAAATGGCTGCCCATACATCATATATCTTGAATACGGACATAGCAAGAGCGCCCCTGCTGGAATGGTCAGGATATCTTTACGCGAGATGCGGGGTATGAAAATCACCGACAAGTACTTCAAGCCAGTTTTTCTGAAGGAGTGGAATAAACTGTAATGGCACTGGACATACTGGCAGAACGAGCAAACGTAAAGCGCAGCCTTGAGAGCTACTTTCATGGTATCTTTGGTCCCTCCGGCAAGGACTTCTACGTGGACTACGAGGGCGTGCCGTTTGAGACGAAAGAGAAGCGTGAGTGGCTGCAGCCACGAGTGATGGACTTCAGCGGCGAGTTCCTGCGACAAGGCTCCGCAACACAGTACGCCACCAATGTGAACATGATGTTCAATGTGAATATACTGGTTACAAAAAGCGGCACCACAATAGCCGACAGACACTACGTGCTCAGGGACAAAGTCGTAGAGCATTTTAAGATAGGGCAGACCATAAACATACGCAACTGGACCAGCGGCACCACTCCGCTGGCGATTTTAGGCAAGATGAAAGTGAGGCAGCTGATAACCGACCGCCCAATCGAGGATGAGCATTTTCTGCAGTACTCACTAACGTGGGAACTTGATTGGTTAGATTTAACAACTAATCCATAAGGGAGATGTAATAAAATGATAGAGCAAAGTGAACTCGTAAACCTACTGGCAGGCAACTCTGGCTTTTCGACAAAGCGCTGTGTGAAGACAGCCCAGACAATGCTGGCTCCACTCAACAAACTGATCGATGAGAAGCTTGCTAAGAAGAAGAGGATAGTAAAGAAGACAAGGACAGAGGACATCACCGAACCACTCAGTGAAGTGAAGAAACAAGAGTAGCATAAACACAGGGGAGGGAAGAAAAATGCTTTTTCAAGGACGAGATGGAGAACTAAGGATATATGAGCACGGTACCAGCGGTGCCACATATTATCTAAAACTCCTATTCTGTGATATGAATATGACTTGCCCGATCGGCAGGCCGCAGAGGGAGGAGATGCTGGTTTTCAACAGAACCAGGTACGATTCCAATGCCCACATGATTACTGGCGGAGATGAGATGGCTTATGGCCCAATACCTACGTCGTTCAGCTGCAGGATTGCTGACACCGACGCCAACCAGAACATCTTCTGGTGGCTGGGTAGCGGGGCTACTTCTCTAGCAAAACGCCATGTGCGCGTGGCTGCTGGGAGCACTGTTACCATTCAGAGCAGGAAAGGGAAATCCGCTGGTATTCACGGCAATACGCTGCCGGATTTTGTGGGCAGTGGCACCAGCAAGTTTGCCTTTCTGGTGCAGGTAAGGTGGGACGGCAGCACAGACTTCGGCATTTCTATGGACGAGGTATGGTTCCCGCCGCAGGATCAGTCAATAACTGAGGCTGAAGACAGCCTCACTCTGAACATGACTGGACATATTTTTGGCGGTGTTTCCAGGATTACTGGTTTCACTGGCGGCACAAATAACTTCGGTGTAACCGTTTGCGCATAAACAGACTGTATGTAGAGGGGGGATGTAGAGATGATTTTTCAAGGACGTGATGGCGAAATGAGACTCATAGAATATGGGGACAGTGCTGGCACCACTTATTACCTGTCCATATTGTTTCATGATATGAATCTCTCTTGCCCAATAGGAAGACCACAAAGAGACGAGACTCTGGTTCTAAATAGGACTAGGTTTGACTCCCATGCAACTACGCTTCTCGGAGATGATTATACTAGGTATGGTCCGCTGCCGATTAGTTTCACTTGCCGTCTGGATGATAAGATGTACACAAAGAAGCTGATAGACATAATGGCTGGCACTACGGTTGGAGCTAACTTTCAGGTCGGCGGCGTCACTAGCATTTACAGCACAAAGGGACACACAGATGACTGGGGAGGCTCTGGCAGCAGTCTGCCGTCGTTTGTTCAGTCTGGAAAGAAGCTCGCTGTCAATGTTGAGGTTCTTTGGGACGGCACGCAGGACATGGGAATCAGGATGGCTGAGGTGCACTTTCCTCCTAACCAGCAGACGATAACTGAGTCCGAGGATGGTTTAGCTCTCAACTGCAACGGTGAGATATACGGAGGAGTGAGCAGGATAACAGCGTTTGACGCACGTTCAGGACTAACAGCAATGTAGTAAGTGAAGCAGCACAAAGAAAGGGGGAGTTTTTACCATGACTGATGATTATGATGAAGGAAAAGAAGTACATGAGCCGCAGAAGATCAAGACCATACGCTTGAAGGAGATCAAACGCGGTGAGGATCTGTTCCGCAGTTCAGGCATAAGCAAGATAAAGGTGACGAAAGACAGCGAAGTCATGATTGTGGAGATACCTATCCAGTCCACAGGAGTGGCGGAGCTCATAGACACCTTCAACAAGGACAGGCCTAAGCCTCCGTCGAAGGACAGAAAGATAGAACCTGATTCGGAGATCGGCAAAGACCTTGGTATCACAAAAACCAGATGGATGAAGATTCCTGACGTTACCGATGAAGGCTACCTGGAGGAAAAGGAGAAGTTTGAGTCAGACCTTGGCACCGCTATTGTGCTGAAGGGCTTGGCTCTGGACATCGTTGACGAGGAAGGCAACCTGATAGAAGAGGAAAAGAAGAAGATAAACACTCTGCGTGATATGGGTATGAGCGGCGACCAGTTCACGCAAGTAGTAAACGACATCACCAACCTCACCAAGTGGACCGAGGAGGAAGAGCGCCGTTTTTTCGGATAGAGATGGGTCTGGTCGATAAGCCCAAGTATGACTTGATGACCCATCTGGAAACTGAAATGTTCATTTGCTCAGAGTATTTACACTGTACACACACTGAATTTGAGAAGCTACCTAGGACAGAGAAATTGAAGTGGTTTTTGTTTCTGGAGATGAAGAGCAGGCGTGAGAAACATGAGGAGCTTAAGCGTCAGGACCTACAAGTAGCACATCAGAGTAAACCTTATAGGGAGTAGTAGACTTTGGCTACTGAAGATCTAAAAGTAAGAATCGGTGCAGATGTCAGAGGCTTCAATGCAGCTCTGGCTCAAGTGCAGAATAAAACTAAGGCATTTGCTACTGGGGCTTCAAGGTCTTTTGACAGTTTGAAAAACTCTGTCTTGTCTGTAAAGACTGCCGTTATTGCTCTCGCTGGTGCTTACGCTACTGTGAAGGTAGCCCAACAGATAAAAGAATCTGCTCTGCTTGCTGCCAGATACGAAACTCTTGGTATAGTGATGGAAACCGTAGGGAAGAATGTCGGCTACACTGCTGACGAGATGCATCGTTTCGCAAAGGGAGTTGAAGCCCAAGGCATCACTATGAATGCTTCTAGGCTCATAGTGACTCGCCTTGCTCAAGCGCAGTTAGATCTCAGTCAGTCTACAAGATTAGCCCGTATTGCTCAGGATGCCGCTGTCATTGGCATGATCAACTCCACAGAAGCCTTTGAGAGGATGATTCATGGCATCATCTCCGGTAATGTGCTCATACTAAGAAATATAGGTATCCAAGTTCAGTTTGAAGAAGCGTATAAGAAAGGAGCAAAGGCATTAGGCAAGACCACAGAAGAACTTACGGCTGTGGAGAAAACACAGCTACGAATGAACGAGGTGATGAAGGCTGGAGAGAATATAGCAGGCACCTATGTAAATGCTATGGAGACTGTTGGCAAAAAATGGACTTCATTCGTGAGGTATGTGGAGAACTTTTGGACTAAATTTGGAAGTATTTTTAATGAATCATTTGGACTGATTGTTGATACAGCAACCCTTTTCATGAAGAACCTTAATAAGTCTATTGATGATATGGGTAAGTCAGGCGAGCTGGAGAAGTGGGCTCACAGGACCACTCTGGCTATTTTGTCCTTTGTTCAGGAATCTATAAAAGCGCTGAAGTTTTTGGGCGATGCAATAGTATCTCTTATCTTTTCCTGGTCAAAGTGGGTAGAGTTTGTAAACAAAGGAGCTGCAATAACACTCAGAGCATACGCTTCTATAACAGAAGCCTATGCAAAGTTAGTCAAACTCATTGCTTACGCCACTGGGAACATGACTCTGTTAGGGCATGCACAAGATGCCCTTGTTGGAGTTGAGAAAATCAGAAGTTGGGCTGACACCTATGAAGGAATTGGAGAACTATACGCAAAGCAGGCAGAAGACGCCTGGGCAGCTTATGGCGACATCATAAATGCACTGGACTCTGCAGAAGACAAGGTAAAAGAACTCTATAAAGAGGCTTCAGATCGAGCATGGTTAAATAAACAATCTGCTGCTTGGGAAGCTTATTCTTCTGTAGTAGAAAACACGGTGAAGAAGATAGAAAATGAGGTAAATAAAATTGATCCGCTGTTTGATCCTGTGGAAAGAGCAAAACAATGGAAAGATCTCATTGAAAGAATGAAGCAAATGGCCCAGGCCGAAGCTCCATCATTAGGCATAGTAACAGAAGAAGAAGCAAAGAAAGAGCTTGAACTAAATGAAAAGCTTATCAAGGAAAGGCTAGAAGCTCAGAAAGAAGCAAACGATAAACTCCTCAAAGAGCAAGAGCACTTCTACGAGAGAATGCATGATGCCACAGCTGACTGGACTTATGAGATTCTGGATGGACAAATAAGATCCTGGGGTGATGCCTGGAGCAAGATAATGGACATAGTGAAGCATGCCATCGCCGAGATGGTGGCTTACGCTATAGCCAGGCCAATAGTAGTCCCTATTGTGGCTTCAATGATGGGAGCAGCAGGCCTAGGTGGACTTGTTCCAAGCGGCGTTGGTGGGGCTGTACAAACAGCAGGTCTTCTTGGTACTGCAGGAAAGTACATTTCCAAAGTTCCAGGTATGAGTTGGCTTGCTGGTGGTTTAGGTGGAGTTTCACAGTTTCTTTCTTCCCCGATATTGACTACTTCTGTTGCTCCTGGTCTTGCAGGAGCAGCTGCACCTGGCATTGCTGGTTGGGGCGCTGCGAGCTGGGGCAGTGTTCTTGGGGCTGGTGGTCTTGGCTATTTGGGAGCTGATTTACTTTTTGGTGGCAAGGGACAGTCTGCATTAGGTGGCGGGCTTGGTGCAGCACTTGGCATGTTCAGTCCTCTTGGGCCTCTGGGAGCAGTAATCGGAGGACTTGGTGGTGGTTTTCTTGGATCGCTGTTTGGTGCAGAAAAACCTCATAAGTTCAGAGCACAGTACGGTTTCGATCCTCTTGGGAATATAACAGGTAGCACCTGGGGACGTGGCTCTTATCCTTCTCTTTACACAGGGGTACAGCAACAGCTCCAAGCCACCTACGGCGGGCAGATGCAGCAGGTACAGAGCTACATAGACGTCATAAGGCAGATGTCCGGCAGGCGTGGAGGCGCTGGCGTAGATCTGCCTTCTATCATTCTGCGCACTAGGGACTTTGAGAACGCGGGCAAACAGGCTGTAGAAAAGATGGGAAAGGCCATGGAGAAGTATATGGTTGATGTGGCCAAGGATATGGGCTTTGCCACAGTGGAGGCTTTTGTAGAGTACGCTCAGAAGATGGAGGAGAGGGCACAGGCATCTGCAGCTTTAATAGGTAGTGCATTCGCGGATATCGTGGAGACAGGTGATTGGGGCAGTTTCATACGGCAGATGAAGAACAGTCTCTACACCAATGTAAAGGAAGCAGTGATAGCCTCCTTTATGGAATCGGCGGCCTTTAGAACAGCCCTAGCTCCATTCTACCAGGCGTTGGAAAGAGGGTTGGGGGGCAAGAAGTTCAGCGAGCAGCGTTTCTGGCGCTATATGACACCTGCTTTGGAAGATTTGGATAAGATGCTCGGCACGTTGCAGCCAATGTTCAATCAGGTGAATCAGTTGCTCATCGGGGTCTCGCAGGCCATGCCATACCAGAGTGGTGGGTATGTGCCTTCTAAACGCTTCGCTATATTGCACCCGTCAGAAGGCGTGCTGAACAAGATGGCCACAGAGTCGGTGGGGGGTAGAGAGGGCATAAGGGCTTTGAACCAGGGCACGGTGGCTCCTACCTCAATACAGATGCAGAGTATGCCAATACGGGTTTCTGTAGAATTGGATGGCGATGTGATAGGGGAGAAACTGGTGGATGCGGCCAGGGACGGACGCTGGAAGTACGGCAGCGTCAGACGACGAGGTGTGGTGAGCTTATGACCAACTGCATATTCATGTACAACAACCTGATTGATGATTCTGGTGCCTCGATTACTCCTAGCAGTGCAGTAAGCACCTTCCCTATTGGCAATTTACAGAATCCTTTCCGCACGAAGGTAGCTAGGGTTTCTGGAGTGGCTGAGTGGTACGGCACCAATCTTGTAGCTGATGGTGGTATGGAAGAGCTTGGTGGATGGGACCAATATGGCACTCCGGCAAATGAACAGAGAACAGCTACTGAGTATTATGAGGGCAGTTACAGTTGGTACTTTGAGTCCAATGGAGCCAATGACGGGGTGAGCAACGTTACAGCTTGGACACAAACTACTGGGAAAACTTATCTTTGTAGTGGTTATGTTCTTCCGGATAGTGGTACTACGGTAAATGTGAAAGTTTTGCGTGGTGATGGCGCAGCAGCAGCGTACGATGTCCAACACACGGACTTAACGCAGAGTGCTTGGAACCACATTGAGTTTGTTTATACAGATATCAGTGGTGGGGCTGCTGCCGAGATAGCTTTCTATGACGGCGACGGAGACACTGGCGACTGGTACGTGGACAAGGTTCAAGTATTTGAAGGGTTGGTTACTAATGGTGGCTTTGAGATCGGTGGTACGGGGGATAACTTTAATGGCGGTGCCGAGGTGGACGATGGCACTAGTGACACTTTTACTGGTTGGACGAATGTTAGCGTCAATGATGGTGCTGGGGACAAGATTGAGGCAACTGCCACAAAAAAGACACAAAGTTACGCTGTGAAATTGACAAGAACAACGCAGACAACTTATATGTATCAGTATATATCTGTAACAGCAGGAAGGGTTTACAAGTTGTCATTCTGGGCTCGCGGTGATGGGGCAAATGCTGGCGAATATAGGCTGTACGATGTCCAAAATGCAGCTTGGATAATCTCTACTACTTCTACGGGAGTTTCTGGAGCTACTTATACAGAGGTGACTGTAGTATTTACAGTTCCTTCTGGATGCACTCAGGTTAGTATCCATTTGCGTTCGACTTCTGTTGCTGGGACAGCTTACTTTGACTGCGTTCACGTGCAGGAGGTTATTACAGGGTATATAACATTTGATTTAGGCTCGCATGGGTTGACAGACATCGATTGTGTTGCCTTAGCAAATTATAGTTGGGGCAGTAATCCTGGACGCGTGACTCTTGAACATAATACGTCTGCACAGAATACTTCTTGGTGCAATCCGGAAACAACTGCTGATCTCACTTGGGCGCTACGGCCAACAGCCAACGGCAACGAGGCTTGTATAGTTAGTCAATTCACTGATACTAGTGATCAGTATTTCCGTCTGGTTTTTAGTGATGGTGCAAGTACTTCGGTCTACAATTCAGATATCGGTAGGATTTATATAGGACCAAGTTTTACTCCTACACTCGACTATGAGCATAGTGGTTATGAGCTGGACTTCAATGACCCATCTATGCTCAGCCAGACACCAGACGGTCAAAAACACCTTGATGAGCTTACAGCTTACAGGTATGTCAAGTTCAACTTCAAAGTCACCACGCAAGCGCAACTGGAGTCGTTCCAGAAGATGTGGAACGAAGTGCGAATGCGCAAGAACCTCTTCGTTGCTTTCGACTACGACAACGAGGCCAATGAGATGACTATTTACGGGATGTTTGTTACTCCGATGCGCACTTTTCACTCAGATCCAGAATGGCCTGATTTGAGAAGGGTTTACTTAGAATTTGAGGAGGCTCGATAATGGCAGACGCCTACATATATGGGGCTATAGAGTTTACGGGTGGCGGTCGCAGCTCACTGGACAATATAGACGGTAATGACTTGCAAGAGAATGATGCTGCATTCGTAATAAAAGACGGCTTCTTTTATGCATATAGACTCAATGCTTCCTCAGCGGCTTCTGAAAGTGTACCTCATGTAATTTCACCAGATGTAAATGCTGGGGATAAGCGTTGGGAACTGCAGTCGGGGAATCTCGCTTACCTGATTGATCCGACAGAATCTGACCAGGGAGCAGCAGGCAACGGACGCACATTGAAGGACATTGCTAATTCTGTTGGCACTTCGAAGCATGTGGAAGTTTGGTTCACGAATGTGGGTGGGGCAACAGGTAATACTACACCATACTATCTCGATACGTCTTTAGACCTCTCATCGTATACCAATATGCATTTCCGTTTCATGTCTGGGGCTTACTTGGACCAGGTGACAGGGGATGAGGTTTTAACTGTTCCTTCCCCACAGCACATTATAGCCCTACCTGTTACAAAAATTGCAGACGGCAATATGCTCGCCTTTGCTGCCGGTGGTACTGCTTACCCTGAATGGCTAGGTGTCGACAGTACCAGTGGTGAAACAGCAATTAACGCAATAATAGCAAGGCTCTTTGCTGCTGGTGGTGGAATTTGCCACCTCCAACCGAAGACCTACACTATAGACGGGAAGATCATCGTATACGAAGACGTAATTCTACAGGGAGTGTTGAACAACTACGGTGGAGCAGCACATATAACAGGCACAATGATAACCCTCGCAGACTCATCAGACTGCGACATGGTGCAGACAACCCTATCTGCTGCGACCTACCATAATGGTGGCATCAGGCAGGTAGCATTTGATGGTAACTCGGCAAACCAGGCAAGTGGTAAAGGGCTTGTTGATGACGCAAAGAACGTGGTCTTTGAGGATGTGTTTGTAGTTGACTGTAAGGAGGAAGGCATAAATGAGTCTGGTGGATTTGCCAGCTTCACCAGGGTGCACTCCATAAACAACACAGAGGAGAACATTTCTATTGGTGGTGCTGATTGTAACTTTACTGACTGTGAGTTTCAAAATCCAGACATAGGAGATTCTGGAACCTATGCTAATATTTATCTCAACGGCACTCATAACAGGTTCTTAAATTGCAGGATTGGATCAAGCAATTCTACAAGTACGCATGGGGTACACATTCAGGCTGCAGCTTATTATAATGATTTTACGGGTTGTGAGTTTAGGTTCTCTGAAGAATGGGGTATTAAAGATGAGGGCGGGGCAACTTCTATTACTGGATGCACATTCCAAAATAATAAAAGTGGAGGAATACAGGTTCTTGCCAACAGTGTGTCAATTACAGGTGGTGAGATCAGGTGTGATAGTGCCACTAAAGCCACTGTAGAACTTGGGTCGGCTGGCACACAGGTAGATTATATAAACATCGTCGGTGTTGCAGAACTAAACGGATATGTCCAGTGTGTTAATGTTGGAAGCCATATTGTCATTCAAACAGACAAAACCAACAATACTCTTGAGATTGATAATTCAAATGTTGCCACATCGGGGTTGGGAGAGGACACACTACAGGCCAAGGGTATCGAAGCAAAGTATATGGGTGATACTTCCGGCATTCGCATAACTGCCGCAGGAACCATATCTGGTGCAAACGATACCAAGACAATTAGGCTCTATTTTGGCGCTACAAGCGTTACGGTAATATCAGCAGCTGCGGGAGATGAGACAGATTGGAGAATAGTTGCGGATATTTGGAATACAGCCACTAATGCACAGAGATGGTCGTGGACGGGTGTAGAATCTGACGGCACAATCACATCCGGTTATGATACTTCAGCCATAGATACTACCGCCGCTGTTACGTTAAAACTTTCTGGGGAGTGCGCTAATGTTAATGATACAATCACGCAAACAATGTGGGTAGTAGAATCTATTAGATAAAAGTGTAAAAGAAAAGAAGGAATGGCGGCATATTTCAAATATACATCAGGAACGTTCTTCAGAGACACTGCAGGAGTGGCTTGGAGCCACAGGTGGGATCCTACGAGCTACTTTACTGATTTCAAAGACGAGGTAACTAGCGAAAAGGTATTTCTGGCCGAGATACAAGTGGCTGAGAAGGTCACTGGCTGGACACAGTACCCAGCGTCTTCTGCTTACTACAAGAGCTACCTGAATGAAACCATCACACTGGCCGACGAGAACAGCTCCACAGAAACCGTAAGAAAAGAAGTAGTGGCTGTTGAAGAGGACGGTACTGCATTGACAGAAAAAAGCAGCGTGGCGAATGTTGTAGCCAACGCAGGCAGTTTCTACCACGACACTGACGCTGGTACCTTGTACGTGCATACCTCTGGCAGCGATACTCCTGATGACCACACGATAATTGCGTACTTCTGGTTGTACTTCGGCACAAAGGGCATAGAGCTGAACGGCAAGTTTTACGAGCCCTACATCCACGAACGTGGTATTCCAACCCTGAAGCAGCGCAACGCCAACATCCACTGGGGCATATCAGAGATCAGTAGCGGCAACCTGGTGCTCATAAACAACCGTGGGTACTTTGATCAGATTTCTAGGAAATTCATTTGGCGCAACAAGAAAGTCAAGCTGCTTCTGGGTGGTAATGATTTAGCCTACGGAGAGTACGAGACTCTATTCACTGGGATCATAGTGGATAAGGTATTTACCCGCAGGGAAGTCACCTTGAGGCTGAAATCTACTGCTTTTAGGCTGTTGGAAAGTATACCTACAACCTTTTTCGACACGACCACTTATCCAAATATGGACCCGAACAAAGCTGGTTGGGCCATGCCCATCTACTACGGCAACTACGACTCCAGGATAAGCCCCATCGTCACCTGCGTAGACAACCCAGGAGTGAATCAGTACATTTTTAGGGTGGCAGTGCATTCACTGAAGTCGATAAGTGGTGCGTCGATTTCTTACAGTGGCAGCTCAACTTTTAATACTATCGCTATGGACAGCTACAGCGAGTCCGACGCCACGGTGCAGTTGACTGCTGCTGGCTATGTGAATGGTTACTCAAAGGTCAGGGTGGCTTTCGAGGGCAAGGCAGACGCCTCAGGCAACCTGATAGAGAGCGGAGTTAGCATTGTTGAGGATTTGCTCACTAGTTATTGTGGCTACTCTTCGGCAGATATAGATGCTACTTCCTCCACTTGCTCAGCTGCCATAGCCGAGTTCAACCTCAATGTACCAATAGAAGCAGAAGTACAGGCACTGGCAGTGATAGAGAGGGTTTGTGTCAGCGAGCTGGCTTACTTCGACGAGGATGGTGATGGTCAGTTGCGGTACAGGGTGTGGGAGCCTACGATAACTCCCAGCGCCCCGAAAGTTGACGATATTGATTTTCTGGAGCCTACTCCAGTGATCCAGGATGACAGCGAGTGGCTGTTCTACAAAGTGCGGATAGGACACTCATACAGGTGCTGGTCTGGTGGCTGGATCTACGATGACTACTACAACGCTGACAGCCAGTACAAGTACGGCATAGACGACGAGCTGACGGTGAACACATATCTCAGGAGCAGTAACGACGGAGACACCCTGGCAAGAAGAATGACTATTCTCACCAGAGACCCTTCGCCTATTTTAACAGGTCGGTTCAAAACTCCTATCATAAACAGACTGCTTGGAGATAAATTACAAATCACTTTGGACAGGGCTCCGTACGAGACCGCCGGGGGCTATGATGATAGGGTGTTTGAGATCTTCGGCTCCGAGCTGTCCTTCTTCCCACTGGAGCACAAGATACAGGCCCGAGACCTAGTGGACTATGGCAAGGGACAGGGCTTCTGGATGGCTACAGGTTCGCCTACTTACGGTGCTTGCACCCAGCAGCAAAGGGACAACAGTGGCTTCTGGTGCGACACTAGTGGCTATGCAGAAACTGCAGACAAAGACTCACTGGACAAATCACGGTGGTGGTAAATGGGTAACGAGAAATTGACGCCTATAAACAAGATAAACCTGAACGGCAAGACCATAAAGAAGGTTTTCTTTGCCCACATTTCTGGTGGCGACAAGATGTACATCGTATTCACAGATGCCACCGTTCTGGTGATGCCAGTGCACAGAACGTGCCCTGTGCAGGCTGGCAGGTTTGAAGACTTCCTGGAAGACCGTGAAGAGGTGGTCAACCAGATGAGAGTGGAGATGCAGGTGTTCTGCACCGAGCATCAAAAGATTATAGATTTCTTGACAAAGGAAGTGGACAATGGCTTGGACGGCAAGCAATCTGGTTAGCGTCAGCGATGCCACAGAGAAGGACCACTACGACAAGCTCTGGGACAATGCCGATTACCTGAAAGATGCCCGTGACGACACCGACGAGGACTCTTACGCTGCCTTTGTGGCTGACGATCACTACAAAGTGCAGATAAACAGCAAGGACGCGGCGTGCTTTAAAACCACAGGAGTCTCTCTTGGCTGGCACATAAACTCGGCAGACTTGTTTGATCTCTCACAGTACGGCATGACGCTTCATACCACCACTAAGGTCTACTCACACCTGACTCCGGACACTCCACAGGCCATCGCCAGTGACGAATGGACGCTGGTGCAGTTCAACTCTGAAGCCAGTGGGTATGATAACTTGAGCGAGTACAACACAGGCACTTACACCTGGACCTGTTCTGAGGCTGGCTACTACCTGTTTACGTCTTATCTGGGGATAAAGGACGCAGACGATGCCATTGGCTATGGGGTGGCTTTCAAGAACAGCGCAGTGACAAAGGCAGCAGCAATGCAGGTCTCTGGAGCTACAGACTCAAGGATAGCCGTTGGGGTGAATTGCATTCTGTCTGTGGCTGCAGGGGTAACAATACAGACTTACTGTTACTGTGGTGGCACTGGAGACAAGAACATCCTCTCCGGAGTGACGGAAACTTACTTTATGGTACACAGGTTATCTTGACATGGCTTGGACTACAGCAAACCCAGTGAGCATAGGCGCTCCGACCAGGAAGTCTCAGTACGACAAGCTCTGGGACAATGTTCAGTACCTGAAGGACGTTAGGGACGATAGCGATGATGATTCCTACGTGTCCTTCCCTAATGATGATCAGAGGAAACTGCTGATAGCTTCCACGGATGATTGGTGCTTCACTACTACTGGTGTTTCTTTAGGATACCAACTGCCTGCACCAGACGCCACTGTGTTCAGTTTGTCTCAGTATGGGATGACTTTGAGGACCAGCAGGATAAGTGCTTATGACACGGCAGATTACCCTGGTGGAGCATCTTTCATTGAGGTTGATTTTGACAGTGAACATTTCGATACTCTTAGTGAGTATGATACTACACCTTGCGAGTTCACTTCTAGTGAGGCTGGGTATTATCTTTGTATTTGTCAGAACACTTTGAGGGGCTATGAAGCAGTGGACGGTCTCAAGATTGCTTCTTGTATTTATAGGGGGCTTCCGCATCACGAAGCGTATTATACTAATGTGTGCTCAATTGGAGCTACTGGGGTTACTTGTTCAGTGTCTGTTATGGCGGTCATTTATTTGTCTGCTGCTTCTGCAGATTGGTGCGGAGGTGTGTCACATTCAGCAGGAATGGGTGTAAGCTTGGATTTTGTTGGTCAGGATGAGTGGAGTTTTTTTCAGATGCATAGACTTTCCTAAGGAGACTGTAAGACATGGGGATCATAAATATAACATTGACGGCAGAGGAGGAGAAGGCTTTGACCTGGCGATATGGCAGCGCTGCAGCCTGGGCGCAGAGCTACCTGAAACACCTGGCAGGACAGGCGATAAACTCCTTCGTAGAGGAGTTCAGTGATTATCAGGCTCGTAAGAAGACAGCGGAAGAAAAAGATACGATAGTCAGCAACACCACAGTTGATAAAAAAATATAAAATGGAGACTCTTTATGGATGTGAACATTGCTCAAGTTGCTATTTCTGCTATCGGAGTTGTTGTGGCTGCTGGAGTTTCTGGAGTTCTAGTCAGGTTTATTCTGGCTGGACACGCAACACAGATCGCAAAATTGGAAGACTTCAAGGGGAAGGTAAAGATGCCAAATGTCGGAGAGAGCATGTGTGACGCACGGCACGGTAAGCACGAGGAAATGTGTACTGAACGGCGTGACCAGATCGAGAGAGGCATAAAATTTCTGTTCGACGAGCACAAAACGCTAATTTCAGAAATAAAGAGAGACCACGACGTGGTGACCATAGTCAGGACCAAGCTTGACAGCTTTAACAAGAGGTTTGACGGCATAGACAGAAAGCTAGATAAGCTGAACAACAAAGATGCCTAAACGTAAAGATCCAGACTTCACCGTAGACCAGATTGAGCACCTGCGGCACATGTGCCTAAACGAGCTGGTGGTGGACTTCAGCCAGTGCAAGTGCTTCCACGAGTGTTGTCTGCTGAATGCCTTTGAGGCCAGAATGAAGAAGAAACTGGACGATCTGATGAAGGCGGCAAAGAAGTATGAGCGAACTAAGAGAGAAACAAAATAGATTCGCCAGGATGTATGCACAGCTAATATTGTATGCTCAGGAGCTTGGCTATACGCTGGCGCTGGCGGACTGATACCGCAGTCCGCGTATGGAGCCGTGGTACGGCAACCCAAACTCCTGTCACAAGATAAAACTGGCTGGTGATCTGGACATATTCAAAGGTGAAGAGTATTTGACCAAAACTGCCGATCATGAACCTCTAGGCAAATTCTGGGAGTCAATGGGTGGCTCTTGGGGCGGACGGTTCAATGACGGCGATCACTATTCAGTTTCCTACAAAGGAAGGAGGTAAAGAGAGATGAGAAAACTTTCCGTATTGGCAATTGCAGCCTGCTTTTTGCTCACAGCTTGTGCAGGCATTGGCATCAACTTACAGCCAGAGGCCACAGACGTAGCCATGGAAGTGGTGGCGTTTACATTCGGGTACAAGGGTGTGGAGAAGTACCCCTCGGATTTTCAAGAAGCTGGGGTAATAGCCCGAGAGGGCTTAGAACTTCTGGAGGCAGACGAGCTCACCTTGAACGAGCTGGTAGAGAACCTGCGGGAAAAGGTGGTGCAGGAAGTCACGGAAGACCCGCTGCTCCAGTACCAGGTGAAGAAGCTGCTCAGCCTGGTGGAAGTGGACATCGACGCCGAGAACCCGATAGACATCCCAGGCGACAAGGACGAGCTGGTGAAGAAGATGCTCGCTGCGTTTGCCGAGGGCGTGGAGGCGCAGACCGTTGTCCAGTAGCCCCTATACGGACGCTGTCAGAGAGGAGATTAAAACAGGAGACTGCATACAGTGGCAGTCTAACAGCATACTAGGAAAATTGATACGGATTTTCAGTCCGCAGATCAATCACTCCTCTCTGGCACTTCGCTTGGACTACAAGGGGTTGGAGGACAGGCGCTTTCTGCTAGAGGCGCTGGAGATGGGCATAGACATGAACCTGCTCTCGATGCGTCTGGACGACTACGACGGCAAGGCCTGGTGGTACAAGTTGCACAGCAAGTTCGACAGTCTGCGTGAGCACATTGGCGCTTGGGCACTGAAGCGTGTGGGCACACCGTACGACTACGGCAGCCTGTTCAAGAACATGATGGGCAGAGTGTCTGCGGATGCCAACAAGTTCTTCTGCTCCGAGTATGTGTACCTCTGCTACTTGGAGCACCGCATTGTGCCGCGCATGAAGGCACCGAGACCAGGTGACCTAATACACCTCCCGATATGGGAGCGGATAGAAAGGATACGCTGATATGAAAGGATGGAAGACAAAACTGGGAGCGATTTTCGTGGCTGTGGGCGGCGCTTGCCTGGCTGGAGCCAAGGTGATACCGGACCCAGTCGTTGCACCGTGGCTCACGTTCGTGGGCGTGGTGCTGACTACTATGGGCGGCGGCACTGCAGCCTGGGGCTTAGGGCACAAGATTGAGAAGGCAACCACCAATAACCAACCAAAGAAGGAGTGAAAACTAAGTTGAGGGAAGGGATGTACTGGGCACTGTTTGTGCTGTCACTGTTGGCGCTTGCTGCTGCTGGCGAACTTGTGCTGTTTGCATTGGGAGGGGGTTCGCTGCTTCTGCTCCTTTCTCTTGGCTTGAAGGACAGTGGTGATGAGACACAGAGAGCTAGAGAAGCTGTACGTGGGAGCGTTCCTGATGGCGGACGTGGAGCTGGACATGGCAACGGAGACAATAATGTCAGGGGTGATGAGCACTGAAAGTGGTGGATCGTATGTGCGTTCCACCATCGAGCACGACGAGCACGCACTGCCCGCGCTGATTGAGTTCTGCGACTACATTTCTTCCGAGAAGCAGTTGAGTTGGAGGCTGTTGCTGTTTGACGAGAACGGCATAACGGAGCTGGACAAGAACGTGTACCGTGGGATGACTTTCTCCACAGAGTTCCACTGAGCGTACTCCGGTTCCACTGGTGTTCACCCTAGGCTGTGAGGAACCATGACTGATGAAAAGAAGTGGATCTACGCAAGAGAAGCTGCAAAAGTACTTGACTATAAGGACACGGCGTCCGTAAGCCGACTGGCTGCCAAGAACAATGTGCGCACCAGAAAAGGCAAGCGCAGCTGGACGCTCTACCACAAGGGAGACCTGGAAAAGGCAAGAGAGAAATCAGAACTGCAATGTGTTCCGTACAAGAACCTCTACACTCCACCAGAGTACAACACGTTCCCGAGGCTGAAAGGGGACTGGATGGTGATCGCGGACTGTCACTGTCCGCTGGTGGACTGGGCACTCTGGGAGGAGAGCCTGCGGGTGCGGGACAAACTGAAGCTGAAGAACTTGGTGCTGGCCGGAGACACTCTGAACTGCACGGCTTTCAGTCGCTTCTATGAGATAGTGCGAATACCGTGGGAGGTCGAAAAGGAGTCAGCAGCGGAGTTGATCTGCGCTGCCTGCAAGGAGTACGACAAGGTGGTGATGCTGACAGCGAACCACGAGCTGCGCTACCTGCGGCGGCTGTGGATAGACTACTCGGAGCGCGTGCTCAAGGAAGGGCAAATGCTTGACGTGTGGCAGCAGGTGACGGCCAACGTAGAGAAGGAGTACAAGAGTCGGCTGAGGATAACCATCTTCCCGTACTGCGTGATAAACGAGAAACCTGGTCCTGGATGGCGGATAATACACCCGAGCGCCTACAGAAAGATCCCACTGTCGCTGGGTCGGGAGATGGCGGCGCTGCACTACCAGAACATCATCACCACCCACGCACACATGAGCGCCTGGAGCTATGCGCCGAACACTGAGCTGCAGTTGATAGACTGCGGAGTGTTTGCCAACCCGAAGACCTTCAGCTACAAGAACCTGCGCGTGACCGCGCATTTTCTCTGGTCGGAATCGTTTGTAGCCATAAAGGACAACGCAGGCTACCTGTTCAGGAAAGGAGACAAGTGGGCGGCAGTGTTATGACAAAGCAACAGGCGAACAATGTCCTCAAGGCTGCTTACAGGGACTTGAGAACGGGCGACATCACTGTGGTGTTCAAGAAGTTCAAGCGGGACGCTGGGCGCATTATGTTCGACGAGTCGCTGATACTGCTGAATCCGAAGCGCGACATCTTGGCCACCTTTTTGCATGAGTACGGTCACCACCGCAACCCACAGGCCAATGAGAAGACCATCAAGGCTTGGGAGAAGGAGATCGTGAACCACCTCTCAGAGAGGCAATATCGTAATCTTTTCAAGCTGTTGGCTGCCGTTCTGCGGTGAGCCTTCAACCGCCCACCGGAGTTTTTCTGCCTCCTTTCCCTCCGGTGGGCAAAAAAAATTTTGGAAATCCGGATTTTTAGTGTATAATGGTATTGAAAGGAAAAAATAAATTGAAAGCCACAGTGAAAGGCATCGCTGGGCGCTACAGATGGATCGACGACACACGGCTGTCCACTCCGCTGAAGCAGCTCAAGGCGCAAATACTAAAAGAACAGAAGAAAGACAAGTCGAATGGCTAACACAAGGGTCATGAAGATCGCAGTTTCAGCTTAGGCAGTCGCTGCCGTGGGAGTTGGGCATCCTGTCCTTCTCACTTGTGTCCACGGCACGCTGCCTATTACATTTCTCATTCTACCGATGGCAAAACAGTTTCCGCTATGGCGCGTTGATATTTCTTGGTACGGGGAGTGGCATCGTTTCTGGACCCATGCCAAGACCGACACCAGCGCCACCTGGCACGCCGCCGCAAAGCTGGCCAGGATGCTGGGCTGGAACGTGGGCGCTGTGTTCGTGCGGCTGGAAGCCGACCGTGGACCTGTGCGCTGTGAGTGCCGTCTGTGGGCTGAGAGGAGGGAGAAAGATGGGCAATCTGTTGCAGTTCAGAGTGAAAAGGAACAAGAAATACTCGACAGTGAACCTCTCATGCGTAGAGGACAAGACGCTAAGTTGGAAGGCCAAGGGGCTGCACCTGTATCTGATGTCCAGACCACCGAACTGGCAGGTGCACACGTCGGAGCTGCAGAGCCGGTCCACAGACGGCCTAGGCAGCTTGCGTTCTGGTCTGAAGGAACTGCTGGAGAAACGGTACATATACCGCGCAGTGGAAAGAAACACTGAAGGCCGCACCTCCATAAAGCGGTGGATGTACCTGGTGTTCGAGAAACCGACGCAGAAAGCCGAGGCCGAAGAAAACCTTCCAGAAGGCTATTTCTTATTTATCAAAAACTTAAAAGTTAAAAACGAAACCCATACTAATAATCAGAGTACTAAGGATAAACAGGATACTAAGGATAATGGTTCATTTTCTAACGAAAATGAAGCACTCCGTGCAAAACCGAGAAAACCTTCTTCTTCTGTAAAGCCGAGGAAGGTACCACGACCTGCCCAGAGTGTAGACCCACCTGCAAAAAAGAACAACAAACCCACTCCTGAAAACGTACGCCGCTGGAACAATGAGAAGGAGCTGACCACGACCCTGGCCAACGCCTATGCCAGCATCGTGCTCGGCAAGAAGCGGTATAGGTTCAACCACAACGGAAAGGAGAAGGCGAAGTGTCGTGCTGCGGCGTTGAAGCTCAAGACCTGCCTGGACATAAATGACAACCAGTTCTACGGATTCGACTTCAAGAGCCTGGCCAAGGTCTTCGTCCGAGGCATGAAGCACTTCTCCGAGAAGAGCGGCATGGAGCTGACCCTGGGCACACTGAACAGCAACTGGTGGCAGCAGGAGGCTTTCTGCAAGTACATGCGCAGACAGTTCGGTGACTTCAAGATACCAGAGGATTTCTGATGCCGGAACGGAAGAAGATAGACTATTCCATGGCGCTGAGCTCGCTGCCCAGCCTGGACGAGGCCTACGGGCAGTACTTTACGGATGCGCTGATGCTGCTGTGTATAACGGACACACGGTTCCTGAAGATGGCCCGAAACGTGTTCCCTGCCGAGTTCGCCACTGGCCGCACCCAGCAGGCCATGCTCCGAGTCTGGTATGACTACTGGGACAAGTTCTCTACGGCTCCAGGCGACGACTACGAGATGGAGCTGAACTCAGCCCTGAACAGCAGGAAACTCACGGAGCAGGAGTACGCCCAGGCCATCGAGTACTGTACGCGGTTGGCGGAGACCGTGGACGTGAGCAACCCCGAGGCCATACTGGACAAGCTCGGGGAGTTCGCCTTGCAGCGTAGGTGGCTGGCCGCTGGGATCGCGTTCGTGCACAAGGTGCGGAGCGCAGACCTTGAGGGCGGAAGGAGCCTGATATACGAGTATCTGCGGGAGGGCACTAGCACTGTGCTGGACAGCGGGGTGGACATCTTCAGCGAGGAGAGCATCTCCAATAGGGCTATGAGGAGGGCTTTCAGCAAGCCGAATCTGATGCGCCTGATGATCGGTCCATTCGACAAGGCTGGCATAGGGCTCAACCGTGGGTGGTTGGTGCTGGGGGCCGCGCCCGAGAAATACGGCAAGACCTGGATGGGCATCCACGTGGCCAAGGTGGCACTGCTGCAGGGGCTGCGGGTGCTGTTCTGCTCCCATGGTGACTTGAGCACCGATGAGATGGAGGACCGTTTTGACCAGTGCTTTAGTGGGAGCTTCCACTGGCGCAAGAAACCCCAGCGCAGGTACGAGACGAAGTGGTTCGACAGTGACGGGGAGCTGCGGATCTCGACGGTAAAGGTCAACTCCATAGAGGACATAAAGGTCATAAAGCACGGAGTCAGCGTGATGAGTGGCTTCGGGGGCAAGTTGCGGGTTAAGTGGTGGCCGATGAACGCTTGCACCATTGGGATGATGGACGCCTACCTGGACCACCTCGCCGTGAACGAGGGCTTCTACCCGGACGTGATCATAAACGACTACGCTGAGATCATGAAGCTCAGCTCCCAGGAGCGCTCAGGCGTGAACCTGATCTACGAGGACCACAAGAGGATGGCTGGAGAACGGAAAGCTGTGGTGATGACATTTTCTCAAGTGAACAAGAAGGCCTACACGAAGAAGTGGATCACGATGGGTGATTTTGCCGAGGACAAGCGCAAGGCAGCGCACTGCGACCTGGCCTTCGCGCTGTGCATCACGCCGGAGGAGGAGAGGCAGAAGCTGGCGCGGATGGTGATGTTCGTGGACAGGCATTTCGGCTTGAGGGGCTACTGCGCCGAGATGATACAGGACTACGCGATAGGGCAGTTCTGTAAATCAGCTCGCAAGGTGAAAAGGATAGAGGAAGAGAAGAAGGATGATAGTGAAGCCACTGAGTCCTAGAGCCAGAAGGCATCCGTTGAAGGTGAAGCAGCTGAACCACAGCTACAGCAGGCTGTTCAGCTACGAGGACTATGAGCGCGTAAAGGACCACCTGAGCTACTGGAAGGTATTCTGGAGGAATGGGAAGAGGGAGTACAGGCAGTGGAGGATGGTGTACAAGAACTCGCTAAAGTTCGCTACTGGACTGATTCCGTACCTGGAGGAAGTATTCAAGGTGGACGTGGTGAACGGGCTGAATGGATTGGGAGTGAAGAAGCAGATGCCGGAGCTTGAGGGCATCACCTTTTTCAGGGACCAGGTGCAGGTGTTCGAGAGGGCAAGGGAACAGAAGAGGGGAGTGATAAAGGCTCCGACAGGGAGCGGCAAGACGGTGGTGGGCGCAGGGCTCATAGACATGTACCAGCCAGCGAAGTGTTTGTTTCTAGTGCATACGCTGGACCTGCTGCACCAAACGAGGCAGGAGTTTGAGAGACTGTTACAAGAGGACATCGGGCTCATTGGTGATGGCAACTTCGGCTGGCAGCGGGTGACTGTGGCCACCATGCAGACTCTGAAGGACGTGCTGCTGCAGAAGGAGGGCGTGGACATGGTGATCTGCGACGAGTGCCACCACTGTCCAAGTCCTACCTATAGAAAGATACTCAATAGGCTCACGGGATGCAGCGTTCGGTATGGGCTGAGTGCCACACCTAGAAAGGACACCGAGGGCAAGCTCTGGACCCACGCTCTGCTGGGAGGGCGGATAGCCGATATCAGTACGGAGGAGCTGATAAGACGGGGTCGGCTGTCCACTCCTACTGTGGAGTTTAGGAAGGTGCCGTTCAACTTCGACATCGCACAGCTAAATGAATACCGTGACGCTTACAACCAGGGCATAGTTTACTACGATGTGAGGAACCGGATGATATGGGAGGCGGCGAAGGAGCTGGAACGGAAGGGCACGGTGCTGGTCACGGTGAAGGAGGTGCGGCAGGGCGAGGAGCTGCAGAAGCTGGGTGTGGGTGTGTTTGTGCAGGGCAGCACAAAGACAGAAACTAGGGAAAGAATAAAGACAGCGCTGAAGAACAAAAAGGTTAAGACGGTGATTTGCTCTCCGGTGTGGGATGAGGGCGTTGACGTGCCCAGCCTTGATGCCGTGATTGTGGCCGGAGGTGGGCTTTCGGAGATAAAGGCTCTGCAGAAGGTTGGCAGGGCGTTGAGGAGAACCAAGGACAAGAGCACGGTGAAGGTTGTGGACTTCCTAGACCTGCAGCACGGGTGGTTAAGGAAGCATTCTAGGGAAAGACGAAAGGTCTACGCGGCCGAGGGCTGGGAGGTCGGAGGTGTGCCCGTGGAGCAGTTTGATGGAAGGAGGATGAGGAGATAAAAACTGAAGGAGGAGGTATTTGCATTATGGCAGTAGCGGTAAAGAGTCTGTACAGCGCCATGCCGGAGGAGGACCGTGCGGAGTGGGGAGTGCTGCAAGGGCAGCTGTTTAAGAGTCCTCCGGTGTGCGCCGAGGGCTGGGGCGCTGAGGACTGGAACGCCTGGTACGCCCAGCAGTCGAGGATCAGAGGGATGACCGATGACATTGAGTATAGGTACGGGGTGGTTGCAATAAAAAATGAGGGATTTTGAAAAAAAATTTGTGAAATCAGAAAAAGTATGGTATACTGAAATAAAGGAGGTTAAGAAAACCGGACACAATGAAGGCTAACACCACGGCATACAGACAAAATCTTAAGAGAGCTCCAGAGTGGTTAATGTTTCTTGTCCGGTTTCATTGGCTGCCTGGGGCTTTCTTATTTTCTGAGAATGAAAGGAGAGTGGGCTATGGAAAGAAGATTGGCAGTTGTTAGAAAAGGTGAAGAGGCTGTGATCCCTGTAATTGAGATTCCTAAGAAGCAAGAGTTATGGGCTGTTTCTGATCTTAGGCCAGATGAAAACCAAGCGCCAAGGAAAATGCCCCCAGAGAAGTTGAAGAGTCTTGGTGAGAGTTTGTTACAGAGACAAAAACACCCACTACAGGTTCTTCCAGATGGGATGATAGTAACAGGTGAGCGTCGTTGGAGAGCTGCCAAACTGGTCGGGATCAAAAGTTTGTGGTGTGTTGTTCTGGATGACTTACTTCAGTATGAAGGAGAGAAGCTCAAATCTGAGATTCGTTCTGAACAGGCTAGTGAGAACTGGCATCGTGGTGAAGAAGCTGGCGTTAAGTTGTCTGTTTATTTTGCTGAGATGTTCAAAGCCCAACAGCTTTACTACCGTACCCGCACAAACGAAGAGCTGCTGGAGGAGGCTAGAGGTGCTGGTGTCGTACTTTTTTCAAAAAAAGTACGAAGGGGACAAGATGAAACTCGTTGGCTCACCAGAATGCGGAAGGAAAATAGCTATTATAGCCTCATAGCCCACAAGTTCAGCATAATGGACAAGAGCGGGAAGCCGATGGCAACTGCTGTGAGGAAGAACATTTTGTTCAAGGATAGAACATCTGAGAAGGTGTATTCTAAGGCTGAAGACACATCTGTATCGCAGATTGAGGGAACATTAGGAAGTGAGGATTATTCTGATTGTCAGCTGAAGCAAATTGCAAAGGTGCAGGATGAGATTTGTTCTGACAGCAAGTTTTATGGTTCTGGTATTATGGTCAGGACTGTCATGCGGGCTATAAAGAATGATGAATCTGATGAGGTAATTGAAAAAGTAAAGAAGGAGGTACGGAAGGGCAAGTACAAGAGTTCTGATCTTAACAAGGTTGAAGATCAGGATGCTTTGATTGCTGCTGTCAAAGAAGAGGTTGAGGGAAAGAAGAAAGAAGAAACTTTTGATGAGTATTTGAAAAAGGTTTCTAATGCTGCTGATGGGCTTATTAACAAGTTGGGCATGCTTCTGGAACAGGTGAAGGAGAGTCCAGAGAGTGCCCAAATTATACTTGAAAACTGGGAGGTGATGGAGTCTCTGCTTTTATTGATCTCTACGATGCGTGAGGTGTTTGCGATTTCTGCTGTCAGTCAGAGGATGAAGAAGAACAATGTGAAACTCATGACCTAAAGAAAGGAGGTTACTATGGGAGGTATTTATAGACTGAGAGAAAAGAGGTTGTGTGAGTATTGGAAGAGTAGCTTTATGAATGGGAACCATCGTATTAACAAAAAGAAAACTGCCCAAATTGTTTTTGCTACTGATGCTCCTACAAGAAAAGAGGTAGATTATGCTAATGGCATTATTAAGTGTGCTGCTAAGACTAGGTTTGAGGTCGAGTACGGTCTTACTTTGACTAGGTCTAGTAAGAGAAAGGGTGGATATAGAGTCTGCCAAAGTAATGGGGAGGTTGCAGTAGAGAGGCGTAGCCGCAAGCGCCGTGTTCTTACTTCTCTTGCAGCCTTAAAAAGGATTCATCCGTGTATAGATGAGAAGGTACTTCTTCCAGAAGAGAAGATAGTACATAATGAATACAGTAATGTTATCGACGGTGTGCGGCTTTCTATAGCACATGGTTTTGGAAGAATAGAAGATCAACTGTATGAGCTTGAGGATAAGAAAGAAAGAATTGATTACGATAATGAGGAAGATACTTATGTGTACAAAGGAAGACGTTTTCCTTACAATAAGGATTTTCTTGCTAAGAAGTATGCTAGCAAGTAATTGATTTTTAGTTGGACTAAATAGAGGAGTAGGGTGGCGACTGGCTGCTCCTGTCCAACTAGATTCTCCTAAGAGGGCTGTGGAGGTTACTAAGGGCATCTGGCGCAGTTCTCTTAGGGGAGAATTACATTTTATGAACCTAGAAGCCTACCTACAAGAACAGCTCGGATACCTACCAAAGCCGTCAGGCAGAGAGGGCAATCGTTTTTACAGATGCGAGTGCGTTGACTGCAACTACGACGGCGACATAAGCCGTCAGCTCTGGATTAGGGCAGACGGACCAAGGCGGGGAAATTTTGGTTGCTGGCGTTGTGAGTCCCACGGGAATTTTGTGGGTTTGATCGCCCACCTGGAGCAGATCCCATACGGCAGGGCAAGGAAGAAGGCAGAACTCTACGAGAGCATCTACGGCGACGACATAGACGAGGAATGCAGAAAGCTACTTGACAACCAGCCCAAACATGCCCACCAGGAGCCCTCAGACGCTGCTGAGAGGGACTTCATTCTAAGCTCGGTTGAATACCTTAGACCAAAGACAAAAGCCTTCAGATATCTTCTGAGCAGGGGATTCACTGAAAAAGACATAGAGGACTGGGATCTCAAGTGGTGTACGGCGGGGAGACTAAAGGACAGGATAGTGGTGCCGGTGAGAGATCCGAGTGGAAGATACATAAGGGCATGGCAGGGCAGGACCATTAGCAAGTACGGCAAGCCTCCGTACCTGGCAACCTCAGAGCAGGAGGGCACGAACATAAAGCACCTGGTGCTGAACGTACACAGGGCGCAGGAGCCGTTGGTGCTGGTGGAGGGGCTGATGGACGCCATGGCCGTAGGAGCCCGAAATTCGCTTTGTTTTCTGGGCAAGGGTATTTCCCCGCAGCAGCTTGAGATCGTCCGTTCTCTGGGCGCTAAGGAGGTTCTAGTGGTATTAGACGGTGATGTCCTTGATGACGACGTGCTGGGTGAGCTGCGGTGCTTCTGCGACGCCAGGGCCGTGAGGCTGCCGTATGGGGAAGATCCAGCCAGTCTTGGTAGAAAAAAGTTTTGGGAAATAGTGAAAAAACATTAAAGGTTTCCACAAAAAATGCCGATAATATAAATAAGGGATGAGAAAGAAAACCAACACAAGAAAGGAGATCGAGAAAATGAGAGAACTGACGGGGGGCGTAACGGCAGAGGAAAAGCGGGCACTGTGGAGCCTTTTGGATGAGGAGCCTGAAGACGAGCCGGAACTGATGGACGTTTATACTGATATTTGGTATGAGGTCTAGTGGGGGCCGCTTGTAATGGATTGTGTTGATACTGATTTGACTTATTCTATTCGTGGAAAGCGTTATTATTATAGTGATGCTTATCTTAAGAGAAAGGGTTTGCTTGAGCGAAAGGCAGAGGTTGAAAAGCAAGAGTTACTTATAAGGAATAGGAGGTTAGCTGGAAGAGAAGAGAAAAAAAGGAAGAAAAGAGAGCAGTCTGAAGTAAAGGAAAGACTGAAATTGATCAAAGAAGAAGAGAGGCAGGAAAAGAAACAGAAACAAGTTGAATTGAGAAAAAGACGGAAGTTACTAAAATGGGAAGAAAGGCGTAGTAAAAAGAAGGAAAGAAGAGTACCTGAGAAGTTAGGTAGGGATGATCTCTTTTGTTTTTTTGGTTGTGGTAGAAAGGCTAAGTATTTATTTGGTTCTGGAAATGTTTGCTGTGAGGTTCATCATAAAAAATGTCCAGCCGTTAATGATCTGATGAAGGAGGTGGTTAGAAAGAAAAAGCGGTATTTGAAGTTGAAATGGGGAGATGATTTTAACAAGATATATCATAACTATTTGTGGTGGCAAAGATATCCGGATAATTACAACCCGAAATTTGAGCTTAATGAAAAGCAGGACTGGTGGAAGTTAGAGGAATCTTTAAGAGAAGATGATGTTGTTTGTTGTGAGGAATGTGGTACTTATTATAGTTCTACTTATGATCAATGTCCTTTTTGTGGTGATGGTATAGGAAATAGGATGTTTTTTCGTAGTAATGGTGATCCTAGAATACATTGGAATACATTATGTGGAACGTTATTTTCTGGGTACTCAGAAAGTTTCTTTTTATCGTTAGTTGCGTTTGTGTCTCCTTCTTCTGGCGATAGTTATTGTCATGTTTGGGAAGACGATGGGTATAAACAGTATATTTTTGAACGCGATGGGTACGAGTGTATAAACCCTCTTTGTAGAAAGAATGATGGAAGTAGAAAGCTTGTTAGGCATCATATAAACTATGATAAGTTTGATTGTTCTTATAAGAATATAGCTACGGTCTGTTTGAGTTGTAATTCTAGGGCAAATGGGAATCGTGATCTTTGGCAGGCGTACTATCAAATGGTGATGAGAAGGCTTTACGGTTATAGTTATGATAGCCCTTTGAAACTTGATTATGATGGTTTTATGACTTTGTTGGAAAGTTGAAAGTGACAAAAAATGTCAACATTTTGACAAAAATTTACCTATATATTTTAACGTGTTAAGGTGCCTTTTTTGCAAAGTCTTTAGCCTGTAAGGTTTTTCCAATGCCAAAAAATGTCAATGAAAAGCATCTTTTTGACACAAGGTAGACTGATTTTCATAGGTTTGGTTGTTTTAAAAACGTAATAAAACTGACTGTTTAAAATTTTTTTAAGTTTTTTGACTTTTTAGCTTGACATTGGTACGGTTTTTTCATATGATATGGGTAACAGGATCAAGAAAGGCCAGGTGGAAGATGGCTGAAATCCTAAAAACAAACAGAATGCTTAGAGCCCAGTTGCCACCCAGAGACTGCCTCAGTCTCTGTCTTCCAAGAATGGCGGCTGGGCTCTTTTTCTTTGAAAGGGGTGATCTTGCAATGAAGTCGTGGTTTGAGCACCGCTTCAACCCGCTGCACATCATGTGTCGGCTGGTGGAGTTGGGAATGGACAGGGCAAGGGCACGTTGGCTTTCAATGCGTTACGAGAAATGGTACGATAAAGTCTGCTACTGGGAGGTGAGCTAAAGAGATGAGATTCGCAGAGATACCAGAACGCATTGAGTTTGAGTGCATAGACAACACGCTCATGTGCTACTCCTGCGACCACCGACTGGCCACCCATTTTTGCAAGGTGGACAGCACGCTGAAGGTGCCGCTATGCGCAGAGTGCATGAACCTGGACGAGGTGGAGCTGAGGTTTCGGCTGGGCGTTATGAAGAAGCCCAATCTATTGATGATGGACTGTAGCGAGCTGCTTGTGGTTTAGCTTTTGACTCTGCCCATCTGTTCTGGGGGCAGGTGGGTGGACTTGAGAGGCTAAATCCAAAAGAGAAAGAGAGGTGAACTAAGAGATGAAAACCATTTTATCAATCTTCCTCATCTGTGGCTTTTTCTTGGCTGGGGGCTTCGCCAAGTACGACGGCCACGGCAAGGACAACTACACAGTCTACGACGACAAGGGCAACCAGACGGGGAGGATCAGAAAGAACCACATCAATGGGGACTTTTACCTGTACGACAACAAGGGCAAGGTCAAGGGACGTATTCACTGGAACCCAGTCGTGAACAGGTATGAAATTGAGAAAGGAGAGTGATCTTAAATGAGGAAGAAATATGTATTGTTAAAGGATGATACCAAAACTGTTTTTGGAAAGACGTTGTTTAGGATTAAGGAGTATGTTTCATTCGGGGATGTTGGGGAAGGTGATATTGGTGGCTATGTAGAGAAAGAAGAAAATTTGAGTCATTATGGAGATGCTTGGGTGTCTGGAGATGCTCAGGTGTATGGAAATGCTCGGGTGTATGGAAATGCTCAGGTGTCTGGAGATGCTCAGGTGTATGGAAATGCTCAGGTGTCTGGAGATGCTCAGGTGTATGGAGATGCTCAGGTGTATGGAGATGCTCAGGTGTCTGGAGATGCTTGGGTGTCTGGAGATGCTCAGGTGTCTGGAGATGCTCAGGTGTATGGAGATGCTTGGGTGTATGGAAATGCTCGGGTGTATGGAGATGCTCAGGTGTCTGGAGATGCTCGGGTGTCTGGAGATGCTCAGGTGTCTGGAGATGCTCAGGTGTCTGGAGATGCTCAGGTGTATGGAGATGCTTGGGTGTATGGAAATGCTCAGGTGTCTGGAGATGCTCAGGTGTATGGAGATGCTCAGGTGTCTGGAGATGCTCGGGTGTATGGAAATGCTCAGGTGTCTGGAGATGCTTGGGTGTATGGAGATGCTTGGGTGTATGGAGATGCTCGGGTGTATGGAAATGCTCGGGTGTATGGAAATGCTCGGGTGTCTGGAGATGCTTGGGTGTATGGAGATGCTCGGGTGGAAGGAGTAGTTTTGAATCTCCTTGGTGCTTGTTGCTTTTCTGTGACTGCTTATGGAAAGTATTTGCAGATAGGATGCAAACTGCATACGTTCGCCGAATGGAAAAGATTATTGAAAACAAACGGCTTAAAAGAAAAGTTTGATCTGTCAGAAAAGGAGTTTCAGGCTTGCGTTGCTGCTGGAGAATACTGTGAAAAGGTGCTGAAAGCGAGGTGATCTAGTATGTCAATAAGTCCGTTTTGGAGCTGGATGCTGATTGCGGCCATAGTGTGTGTGGCTGCGGTGGTTACAGAATGGGTAAAGTGAGGTGATCTGAATCATGTCTAAAAAGAGGAAGAAGCCGGTAAGACATCCAGAGGCACTCTCAACAGAGGAGGTGGTAAGGAAGGTCGAGAACTACGTAGACCCAGCCGAGGCCAGAAGCATGGGGGGCTACGTCTGGTGCAAGAAGAACGGGGAAAGGAGGCCGAGGCAGATACCAGTTTGTTCTTGCTTGGGCAGGGAGGCTAACGGTTGCAAGTACCTGAACAGGGCCAGCGCCAGTCCGTGCCGACCGCTGCTGGAGTTGATGTACTCCAGGGGCAGGGCCTGCAGGCTGCGGGCTAAGGTCTGGTGTGTGTTCTGAGAGGGGGTGGTGAGCTTTGGTAGGGCAGCTGCTACCTTTGGAATCTGATTCTAGTTTGCTTGGAACTGCTGATGTGATGCAGATGATTCCAAGGCGAACGACGGTTGATGACATTAGGGAAGAGTATCGAGATGAGGAGTTCTACTTCGACTTCGAGAGGAAGCTCAGCTATGGGGCGTGCTTCGTGGTGGAGCTTTTCATAGATCCGATAGAGGATGTTTTGTCTACTTTCCCTAATCTGGAATTAAAGTATGGTACCAATGGAAGTGGACTAACCCTTTTAGATGCCAAGAGATTCTTGAGAAAATCCCTTGGCTGGAAACATGAAAAGATAGAAAAAACGGTTAGAGAGATAAAAATTTTTTTGAAATCCAGAAATCTATGGTATGCTAATAATAAAAAGGAGGTAACACAAATGGCTAAGAGAAAGAGTACGGCAAAGGCAACGAAGAAAAAGGCAGTGGCTAAGAAGGCTGTAGCACCGAAGATCCCAGAGGGTTTGGAAAGAGTAGCCAAGGCACTTAATGTCAAGCTCACTGGGTCTGATGGGAATGAACATCGTGATCAACTTCTTGATGTCGTGTATAAGATGGATGAGGATGAGTACGAGAAGCTACCTCAATATGTGCATGATTGGGCTACGGCTGCTGATGCGGTGAGGAAGTCGATGGACAAGGAAGCTGCTGATGCTGGGGAGAAGAAGGTTACCAAGGCTAAAGGCAAGAAGAAAAAGGCGGTTCAGAAGAAGAACATGAAGGAGGCCGCTGTATCTCCAAATGGCAATCCTTTCAAACAGGGTTCTAAGTACGCTTTTGTTTTCGATTGTCTTTCTAAGAAGCCTCATACGATTGAGGATCTTTCGAAGATTCTAACAAAGAAATATGGTGAGAAAACGGGAAAGAAAGGCAATGTCAGCGTGTATGTGAAAACGATTGGGACCAAGACTGGAAGACTTACTGGCGATTCGAAGGAAGGATTTCAGATTGCAGCATCTTAGTCATCATCAACTATTATCATTTGCCCAGGTGTATCAACCCATTGCGGTGAGATATGCCTGGGCTTTTTTGTGGAGTTTTTATGATTAGGACAGAAGACCTGGCTAAGAAATTCTTTGAAGTAAGCAAGGAGTTACAGCAGCTTTTTGCTAAGAAAAACTTTGACTATGGCAATGATCAGATCAAAGCTTTTGGTGACTTTGGTATTCTTGTTCGTTCTTATGATAAGATTCAGAGGTTGAAAAACATTTATCAAAAGAAGGAGCTATCAGTCCCTGAAGAGACGATTGACGACACGTGGAGGGATCTTGCTGTTTATGCTATTATGGCTGTCATGTATCGGAACGGGGAGTGGGAGAAGTAGATGTGCGGGTTGAACTTCTGTACGATTGATCCTGAGACTTATATCCCTTTGATGAATGAAAAGATATCTTATAGGGGTATTCGTTCTAATTGGTATGTCTATGATGATCTTGGGTTTGGTCATGTTAGACTCCCAATACAAGGCGTCGATGAAAAATACGATCAGCCGTTTGAGTATAAGAACTGGATCATTCTTTATGTTGGAGAGATATTCAACTATAAGAAGATAGACCCGACTGCGAATAGTGATATTGAAGTATTGGCCAAGTCTTGGGATCTGTATGGTGAAGGATGCTTTCATCTGTTTGATGGTTTTTGGTCAGTTGTAGTTTATGATAAACAGACAGGCGAGACTCATGTCTTTACAGATTTTCTTGCTAAGAAGCCGCTTTATATCCACAAGTACACGAGTTCTGTTTCTTCTGAGATAAAGTCCCTTTGTCCTTTTAATGGGTATAAGTATTGGCAGGACGAGTACTATTTTTCTTGTGTCAATAAATGGGGCTATTGCCTTAATGAGCATACTTTTATTTCTTCTGTTCGTAAGATTCCTCCTTGTACTCATCTTGTGATAAAGAACATGAAAGTGGTTTCCGAAAAGAGATACATGGGCATTTCTCCTAGAAAGATTCACCTAAGAGAAAAGATAGAAACTGCTGTCTATAATAGATTGGTTTCTGATATTCCTATCTCACTTGTATGTTCTGGTGGGTTGGATTCGTCTATTATTTATAAATTGGTAGAGAAGAAGACGCATGATTTTACTATCTTTCATATTGATAACAAGGAGGGTGAATATCTTAACTATCTGAAGATTCCTGGTGATATTAATGTTGTGATGCTTTCGTTGGATCAGTTTGATTTGAATGAAGTGCTTTACTATAATGAGGGACCAGTTGATCTAGGTTCTGTGTTTCCTCAATATGAAATGGCCAGTGCTATTGCTGGTACCGGGTTGAGCGTCGCTCTTTCTGGTGATGGTGCTGATGAGTTGTTTGGTGGATATACTAGGATATCTGATTATGATTCTCAGTGGTCTGATGTATTTGAGGAGTTGGTTTATTATCATTTGCCGAGACTTGATAAGTTAATGATGGCTAAGACAATCGAACTGCGCTGTCCTTATCTTTCTGAACCTGTGATTGCTGGGGCGCTTTCACTTCCTTATAAAGACAGGATGAAAAAGAAAATCTTGAAAGAAATGTTTTCTGATATTCTTCCAAAACAGATTATTGAAAGGGACAAGGTAGCTTTGAAGAGTAAAATGGTTTTGGAAGGTGGGTTGGAATGGCGATATTATCTTGTTAACAAATTCAGAGCGGAGGTATTTAATGAATATTGATGACGCTGGGAGTGTTGTGGTACCGGAGCATGAAGATGATATGCTTAGATTGGTTTTTGCTAGACAGAGGGAGCTGATGGAGAAGTATCATCCGATTGAGAAAGAAAAGGGATTATTGCAGGATGAAAATATTCCTGTGAATATTGATTCTCATCTTGGACAAGCTAGGTTAAAAGACTTTGCCTGGCGTGTTACTGAAGAGATCGGTGAGGCGATGAATTGTTTGAAAAATAAACCTTGGAAACAGACTCAGATGCAGACAGATGTCCATCATTATTTAGAAGAGATTGTTGATGCCTTTCATTTCTTTATAGAACTTTGTATTCTTTCGGGGATGTCTGCTGAAGATCTTTTCACTTTTTACTTCAAGAAGAGTGAGGTCAATAAGTTTAGACAGCGGTCAAACTACTGATGCGATCACTGAAACTTATAGAAAGATGTGTTCATAATTGCAGGAGGTGTGGTGATACCTTTGGCAACTCTGCCTGTGGTTTTGGCAAAGATGATAAGCCTTATGTCTTTTTTATAGGGACGAATCCGTGGGTTAAAGATCATGCTTTTGAGGATGGCAAGGGAATTTCTATTTTGAAAAGAAATCTGGCTGAATGGAAGTTTGATGATTTTTACTTTTGTAATATAGTAAAATGCCAAATGCCTTGGAATGGGAACCCGAGACAAGAACAGATCGATAACTGTAGGTCCTATTTGCTTGAACAAATAGAGGTTGTTAGACCAGGAATGCTGGTGTTTTTTGGTAAACAGGTTTCTGAATCGTTTGGTCTTCGATTTCTTCCTTGGACTTTTGAGAATTTTGGTGAACGCGATGTCCTTATCGTCCCGCACTTTTCATCTATTTTATATGGTGGGACAATTGAGGATATCAAAAGATACTATAGAAGATTGAAGGAGGATTTGGATATTGACTAAACCCAGGGCACTTGGTGTTACATGTGGGATTGGAAGTATGTTGATTGGTGCCAGACAAGCTGGGTTTGATATTGTTGGCAATATTGAGTGGAGAAAATACTACCATACTGGAACGTTTGAATATAATTTCCCTGGTGCTTTTATGGTAAAGGAGCTGTCTGCTCTATCGCCAAGGATAATTCGCTCTTTAAGGGGGATTGACTTGGTGATGGGGCATCCCTGACTGTGGTAACTATAGTATTCTTTTATCGAGTGGGGGGCATAACAAAAAGGAACTGATGGAGAAGAGAAAACATCCCTCGGATATTCCTTTGTTTATCAAACTTGTTTCTATTCTTAAACCCAGATTTTTTGTTATGGATAATCTTCCAGGAGCCATCTGTGCTGTTGGGCCAGATTTTTGGTCTTCTAATCTTTCTTCTTATGATATTTTTTTTGAGTGGGTTAGCAATTATCATTATGGTAACTTACAGATTAGGAGAAACAGGCTGTTTATTATTGGTTGTCTTAGGGGCGAAAGTTTTACTTTTGTTCCTGGGGAGAAAGAATTATTCTTGTCTATGAAAGAGATCTTATCAGACCTTCTACCAGTTTCTTCGTATGGTAGATTTCCGAATCATAGCAAGTTAGACATGAAAGAGAGAGTTGGTGTTGGAAAGAGGATGAATTTTTCTGGTTGTTATGATTATCGTTCTTTTGTGGGTTTTGATACGCTATTGGAAAGTGGTGAATGGTCTGATGTCCGAAGATATTTTTCTGCTGTCCCAGAAGGACATGTGATGACTTATATAAATAAGGAGGGACGGGTAGCAAGAAGAGCTGGTACTAGTAAACCATATTGGAGTGGTCATTCTCATGTTATTGATGGATCAAGTCCCAGTATACATCCAAAAAAGAATCTTCCTTTTACGATAAGAGAAAGGGCTCGTATTCAGGGCTGTCCGGATGATTTTGTTTTTATCGGTGAGAAGCTTAATAGTAAGGGAGAATGGGGTTTTTATAAGAATAGTAATCTAATTAAGCAAACCGGTAAGTTTATGCCTGTCCAATTTTGCAGGTATATCTCTGAGCAGATTATGGCTTATATGAAGGGTAGAAAATTCAAGTGTTCTGGAAGGCGGTTGATAAAAGAGAATCAATCTATCAGCGAGGCTAAGAAATGGTATTGTGAAAACGTTGGTTACTCTAATCAAAAACTAGCTTGTAAGTATTGCTGGCTAGATTGTGGGAGGTGAGCTAAATGAAAGTAGAGGTTTTGTTCAATGGTACTAAGATTACTTATGTTAGAATTGGTGATTTCTTCTATGATCTTCTTTTCTTGCTAGATGATCTTTCACCGTTGGATGCTCTTAGGAGTAACTTTAATTCTATTTTTGATCTTTTGTCTGAGTTTGGTTCGGTTGCTAATTCTTCTTCTATTGAATCTGCTGATAAAAGATCGATTTCTTCTATGTTGCATCAGGTTAAGAATCTTCGGGATCTTTTGAAGAAGGATCATGATCGTGAGTATTTAGTTAAGTTGAAATATGATTTGGCTTTGAAGTTGAAAGGGTTAGGATATCTGCCGGGTTTTAGTACCTGGACACCTATTGAGAAAGGTGCTTGCTGGTTCAATCCAGAAAGGAGAAGAATAACGAATGAGAATTGAGGATGCTAAATTTGAAATAGTTAACAAAAAATCTGGGAAAAGGTTGCCCAGAGACTATCATTGTTCTTGTTCTTTTTGCAAGGGTGGATATTCTGGAATGTTGATAAGGAGTGATGGTAGTAAATATAGCCGTCGTGTTCGTTCTTACTATTATGATGAAGGGGAGAGAGTTCATCCAGCAAAAACTCCTCTTCATTTGGCTCGCTATTGTGTACAAACTTATACTGAATCGGGGGATTGGGTTTTTGATCCGACTATTGGTGCGGGAACTACTGCAGTAGAAGCTTTAAATTTTGATAGGAATGTTGTTGGGATAGAACTTTGTTATTATGATAATGTTTTATTGAATATAAGAAAAAATTGTCGTGATGGTAAAAGATATAAAATCTTTCATGGCGATGCTATCGATTGTGGTAAATTTCTAAAGAAAGCGGGGAGAAAGTTTAGATTGATTATTAACAATCCACCTTATTCTGCTGATACTATTGTTCAATGGGGATTTACTGGTAGTGGTAAGGAGGTAAGATATGAAACAGGTGAATCTGGAAATCTTGCCTTTAAAAGAGAGAATGATGAGTATTATAAATTTATTAGGGATATCTATCAAGAAGCCTGTAAGCATTTACTTTTTGGGGGGTATTTTGTAGTTGGTGTTAAGGATATGATGAGACAGAAGAAGCCCTATTTACTTCATTTCTATCTTGGAAAAATACTGGAAGAGTTTTTATCGTTTAAAGAAATGATTCTTCTTCCTCATTATCCCCCGACGTTGTTTATGAATACTTATAGAAAAAGGTATCCAGAGGTTGAGAAGATACCTTTATATCAAACTATTTTGGTTTTTAGAAAGGAGAAGAATAGCAAATGAGGATTTATAATGATCCTGTAGAGATGGTCAAGGAGGTTGAAAGAGATCTTTTTGAAATGGGTCTTCGTGTTGATTGTCATACTGTACAGGACAAGAATGTGGAAGGCGACTCGGATTATCAGAACCTTGAACTGTTTGGTTATACTTATCGATTGACTTCTTTTACTTCTCAAAAACTTTCTGAGATGATTGCTTATATGAAAGGGAATGAAGAGTGGGCAAAACATGAATTAGTTGACCGTTTGTCGCCGGAGTATATCAATCCAGGTAAAGCATATAAGAAGTGGGAAAAGGTTTGGAAACCATTTTTAAGAGATGGGACTTTTTCTTATACTTATAACCAAAGGATTAGGGATCAACTTCCCTGTGTAATTCAAGAACTGAAAAAGAGGCCAAATAGCAGGCAGGCAATTATTACGGTTTATGACAAACATCTTGACATGAATAATTGGGGTGGGCTTGATCGTGTATGCTGTTCTCTTTACTATCAACTGTTCTATCGATCTGGTAAATTGAATATGATCTATTCTATGAGAAGTTGTGATTTTCTTACTCACTTTGTTCATGATGTTTATTTTGCTATTGGTATTCTTAGATATGTGGCTAAGGAGTTGGACTGGGATGTTGGTTTCTTTATTCATTTTCTTGGCTCATTGCATGCGTTTAGGAAGGATATGGAAGGGAGGGGGATATTTTAATCTTATATCTAATTATCCAAAATAGATGAAGAGGAGGCGAGATTTTATGGGAAATAGAGAACATTGTCGGTTTGAATTTATCTCTAAAAGTGAGGAGAGAAAGGGGAATAAGAGTAAAAATAAACTGTGGGGTTTTATTTATGCTGTTTGTATTTGTAATAAGGGTAGTCGGGTTTTGGAAATTAAGATCGGTAGGACGATTAAGGAGTTGTATCATTATATCTCTTCTAACTATGGAGGTTCTGTTTCTTTAATCTATTATCTAATGATTCCTGTTGGTAATGTTGAGATGTGTGAGAAGTGGATAATAAATAGTGAATATATGAAGGAATATCCTGGTTCTACTAATGAACGTTTTAATTTATCTGTTATGTGTATTTTACCCCAGATATTTTCTCAGGCTTTTACTTTATTTGGTTGTACAAATGGGATTGACAGAAGTTCTTATTCTGGGGATCGTTGGGGAAAACAGGGGTTACCGACTCATTCTGAGATTGTGAGTTATATCGTATCTAAGACGGGGGAGTGGCTTACTATTAAGGGTGTTTGTTCTTTTTTTGGTATTATTAGAAAGAAGAATAAAGATCATGCGTCTAGATATAATACCGTTTCTAGACGTCTTTTGGATATTTGTGGTAAAAACGTTGATGGTAAATATCTAGTTCCTTAGAAGATGATAAATAGAGTATCTCTCGATAAAATCTTTATGGAGACAGCAAAACTATTTGCTGAAAGATCTACGTGCCTTCGGCCTAAAGAGATGAAGGGTAAGGTCGGTGCCGTAATCGTTCAGGATAATAGAATTGTCTCTACCGGATATACTGGTTCTGCTTCTGGTGATTCCCATTGTATTGATGTTGGTTGTGAGATTGATTCTAATACCGGAGGTTGTATAAGAACATTGCATTCAGAGACCAATGCTATAGCTTTTGCTGCTAGGAGTGGTATCAAGTTAGAGAATGCTGAGATGTTTGTTACTTTAAGTCCGTGTCTGGACTGTGCTAAGTTACTCGTTGCTTGTGGATTCAAAAGGGTTGTTTACTTGATAGAGTACAGGGATGAAAGAGGAATCAAATATCTGAAAGATCATGGTGTGATTTGTGAGCGATATAGAGACTGATAAGAATTGTGGTAAATGCGGACAGTATAGAAAGGTAAGAAGTCCTAATATCCCTTGTGATGGTTATGGGAAGAAAGGTGTTCTTGCTGTTGGACAAAGTCCCGGAGTTGTTGAAGATAGAAAAGGAGAAAATTTTGTTGGCAGCAGTGGCGATCTTGTTACTGATGTCATGCGTACTTATGGATTGGAGTTTAAACGAGATTTCTATGTTGCCAATGCTTTTAGGTGTAAGCCTTCTGGTAAGAACTTTTTGATGTATCAGAAGTGCTGTCACCATAGACTTGTTGGTGATATTAAAAGATTGAAACCGTGGTTGATTGTTGCTTTTGGAAAGGAGGCTATACAATCTGTCTTTGGGATCTTTCATCCGATTACTACTAAACAGTTTCAAGATCTTTTGATTCCACGTGTTGAGTATGGTTGCTGGGTATATTGTACTTATCATCCTGCTTGGGTGATCAGGAATGAAAGGGACAACAAAGATCTTTTCATTGATGCTGTTGGCCGTATAGCAGAGTTGATTGAGGATTCGGAGGAAGAGGGGCTTGAGTTCGAGTGGAGGCATAGGACTGATTGGCAGCTTGATAATGTGGAGACTGTTACTGATTTTGACAAAGCCGTTGAATATCTGAGATCGTTAAGGCAGGTTGAGAAGTTTGCTTTTGACTGGGAGAACTATCCATTAAGGCCTTTTTCAAATGACTCCAGAGTGTTATGTGTTGGTCTTGCTGTTGATGGTGATCATGGTAAGTGTATCCCACTGGATAAGATCCCTGTACCTAAGAGGGAAGTTTATTGGAGCCCACGGCAAAGAAGGATAATTGGACAAGAACTGAAGGAGACTTTACAGACAGAAGGACCATTAAAGATAGCTCATAATATACAGCATGAAATGTTGTGGACAAAGTTCATCGGAGCTGAATTGGCGAGACCGTGGACTTGTACTATGGTCCGGCAGCATTTAAGATGGGAAAAGTCCGGTGCTGGAAAGAATGGTTGGTACGGGCCGAAGTCGTTAAAGTTCCAGATGTTTGCTAGGCGTGGTTTGTGGCCTTATGATGAACATTTGAAACCTCCCAATATGAACTATGGGCTACTTAATGACAAGGATTTGTTTGACTATAATGCTTGTGATGCTAAGTTCACTTACTGGCTTTATGATGAACAAGAACGAGAGAATTATCGTGGTATCGGCGTTGCTGAGAGAATACACATTGAATACGGCTGTAAAGCCATGGCCGAGATGACTTGGAATGGCGTCGAAGTTGATAAGAAAGTTGTTTCTTCTTTGTCTGGCGAATGGCAGGATCAGTTAAAAGAAGTTAAGAGTGAACTGATCAATTGTTCTTATGGGAGGAAATGGAAGAAGAAATATAAAACAGAGATTGATCTGAATAGTGGCAAACAGGTTGGTGAAATGCTTTTTGAGATACAGAAGCTTCCTGGAGGTAAGAAAACGCCGAAGAGTGGACAATGGAAAACTACTGAGGATATCATTCAAGATCTCATTAAGAAAGGATATGAATGGCCTAAGAACTGGTTGAGATATAAGAAACTTGAAAAGGCTGTCGGTACTTTTCTTAAAGGATATCTTGAAGATCAACTTCATGATGATGGTAAACTTCATCCTTCGTTTGGTCTTGGAGTTGCTGAGACATATCGGGGTCAATCTGATAGTCCTAATATGCAGAATTTCCCAAATAGGGAAGCACTGGTTGGAAGGGAGATCAGGAAGGCTATCTATGCTCCTAGAGGGTGGGAGATTGGCGAGTTTGATTATAGTCAACATGAGGTTCGTGTGCTTGCAATGTTATCTAAGGATAAAGTTCTTATTGATAATATTGTAAGTGGGCATGATTTTCATGAGGACTATGCTGCCAAGATAATGGAGAAACCGGCTAGTAAGTTAACTACGAGAGAAAGGGATGAAGGGGGTAAAAGGATTTTTGTTTTTCCTATTTTCTATGGTTCTGGTTGGAGGAGTATCTATGAGGACTTGGTTGCTAACGGTTTTAAAGTAAGGGAAAAAAATGTAAAGCATGTTTACTATGCTTTTAAAGAGAAGTATTCGGGGGTGACAGCATTTCAAAAGAAGCTTGCTGAGTTCTTTAGAGATAATGCTTATGTTGAAACACCTTTGGGATATAGACGGAGGGAACCAATGACTTATACGGCTTTGGTTAATTTTCCCGTCCAGAATGTTGCCTTTGCTTTACTTCTTTATGCTGCTGCCAAGACGATGGATGCTATTAAGGATCAGGAAATGAAGGCAAAGGGGATATTTCAAATACATGATTCGGCTGGATTTATTTATCCTAAAAATGAAAGACGGCAGCTTTTTGATCTTGTTCTTGATAATTTTTTGGAGTTCCCCTGGAAGTTTACGGAAACTGTACCACTTAAGGTCGGTGCTAAAGTTGGGAAGAATTGGCTCGAGATGAGGAAAATAAATTTATGAGATTGAAAAACGTATGGTATGATGAAAATAAAGGAGGCAGAAAGTGGTAAAACGGAAAACCAAAAAACAGCAAGATGATGTTGAATTTCCACAGTACGTTTCGGTATGCGAGAGCTGCGGGGAGACTTATCATTTCCCACTGGAGGACGAGCACATAGACCTGTGTAACAAGTGCGTAGAGAAGGACTACCGCGAGGAGCTGGCACTGAACAGGTTCAGCCTGGAGGAGCACGCCGAGACCCAGCCACAGAAGCTGGAGAAGTGGTACGCGGCACTGGTAGAGATGAAGGACATCTACTACGGTGTAGAGCAAGATTTGAAGTCCGTGAAGGCTCGGCTGGACGGCGACATAAGGCTGTGCGAGTCTGCTGATCTTGAGGACTTGTATGGCATACAGAAGCTGACGGAGGGGGCGATAACCAGCGCCATAGAGCGCCATGCAGACTACCTGCAAGCTACTAGGCTACAGCGGCTGGCGTGGAGGAGGAGGGAGATTCTGAGCTCTGCTGTAGATGCTTTCAGGGATAGGAGCAGTATGATAAAGGTGCTGAAGGATCTGTTCGTAAGCCAATACTTTGACCGTACAGAGGGGGTGGTGAGCAGAAAAAGGGAAGAGACTATAGGCAAGGACATCAGAGTACCTAGAAGAAAGAAAGGAGGCAACGACTAAGATGCCAAAACCAAGAAAGAAAGAAGTAGCACCAAAGAAAAAGACCGGAAGGGGTGAGCGCAGGCACATACCGAAACCAAGTGACGAGGCCGTGAAGAAGGGCGGCATGAGTGGAGGCTGGAAGGGCTGGGTCAAGAGCGACTTCCAGGACCGGATGTTCAAGCCTAAGGAGGGTACCAACAGGGTGCGGTTCCTGGCCTGGGCTGACGGTAGGTACTGGGGGCTGCAGATTCGTGAGCACAGGAACGTGGGACCGAAGAACAGCGCCTACCTCTGCATGCAGAGTGAGATCAGGGATGGCTTGACGCTTTATGACGACCTGAAGGACCTTGTGGACAGTGATGAGGTAAGCGACAAGTGCCCGATTTGTGAGGACATCTATCGGCTGATGCGTGAGGGCACCACAGGCAAGGAGATCAAGCAGAAGGGCTTGTGGCCCACGTCTAGGACCGTGTACCTTCTTGTGGACAGGGACGAGGAGGAGAAGGGAGTACAGATTTGGACTGCTCCCTACTGGCAGATTGACGAGGAGTTAAGAGGACTGGTGATTGATCCGCAGACCGGAAGACCACTGCCGATGACCGACCCTGATGAGGGATTTGACTTCTACTTCGACATGGAGATCGAGAAGACTTCGGCTGGCGACTTCCCACGGTACAAGAAGTGCCAGGTGGCTAGGAACAGCAGCAAACTGGACATCGAGTTCTATGATCAGGTGTTTGATCTCAGAGAGGCGCTGGTGATACCTAGCTACAACGAGATCGCTGACGAGTACCTCGGCGACCAGGAAGAGGAAGAAGTAGAGGCCGAGGAAGAGGAGCACGACGACACTCGTGATGCTCCTTGGGAAAAGGATGAACAGGAGGAAGAAGAGTCTGAAGAGGAAACCGAAGAGGAGGAAGAGCAGGAGGACGACACCGGAGAGCTGGACTGCGAGGACGAGCCCTGCTTCGGCGACGTGGAGGAGTGGAATCGTTATGCAGATTGTTCTACTACTTGTCCTTGTCGTGAGGAGTGTGAGGCTGAGGTCAAGAGAAAGCAGGCTGCTAAGGCGAAGAAACCTAAAAAACCTTTAAAACCCAAGAAGCCTACGAGGAAATAGTGAATATAGTTGGTGTTTTGTGTAGTTATGGATGTGGTAGATAGGTGAGTAAATGGCGGACCCATCAAAGATAAAGCCCACCCGCAAGCCCAGGCGGATGTTGGAGCCTGGACCCAGTGACGTGCAGCACTTTCTGAGCACGGGCTCCACTCTGCTGGACCTCTGTATCAGCGGGCTTGTAGATCCCAGTGGCCGAGGAGGGATCCCCGTGGGCAGGTACACAGAGATATTCGGTCCGGAGGCCAGCGGTAAGAGCTACATCAGTGGTGAGTTACTAAGGAGTGCGCAGGACTTGGGGTGGGAGCGGCACCTGGTGGACACAGAGAGGAGCTTTGAGTTCGACAGGGCTGTTGATACTTTTGATCTTGAAGTTGATGACGGTAAGTTTCATTACTATCCAAGTGAAAGGGAAGCAGACATTGATGCCGTTGAAGACATTATCGGTGTGTATAAGGTTGGCACAAGTAGGGTTGCTAGGAAGGGTTTGATAAATAAGATTGCAGAAAGGATGGATGGTAAGAATCCTGGTGTAGCTATTGTTGATAGTATTGCGGCACTTACTAGCAGGATGGAGAAGGACGGTTCTGACAAGCGTGGGCAGAG